TTCTCGTTTAAGAGGAGATGTTTCAAATATACGAGGCGATGTTACAGGTGTAGAAGGAGATGTAACTGGTTTAGAAGGTGATATTGAAGATTTATTAAAAAAATATCCTGATAGGTTAAAAAGGATTTAAAATAGGTATAAATTTAAAAAAGGAGGTATAAAAATATGTATTGGTTAAAATCTTCATTAAGAATAAAATCGCAAAGAAGGAGATTGATTAATGATGAAAATGTAACAGGAGATAAGTCTAATATATGGGGAGATGCTTCGAATATAAAAGGAGATGCATCAAATATAAGTGGAGATGTATCTAAAATAAGGGGAGATGTTTCTTATTTAGAAGGTGATGTATCTAATATAAGAGGAGAAGTAGCTTATATAGAAGGTTCTCCGTTTGATCTATATATAGAAGGTGATGTATCTAATTTAAGAGGTGATGTATCAAATATATATGGAGATGCTTCAAATATAAAGGGAGATGCATCAGATATAGAAGGATATGTATCTAATATAAGGGGCGATGTATCTAATATAAGAGGTGATGTATCTAATATAGAAGGAGATGTATCTAGTATAGAAGGTGATGTATCTAACATAAAAGGTGATGTAACTGATACGTTTGGTGATGTATCTCATTTAAAAGGAGATGTATCTAATATAGTTGGAGAGGTTTCTGGTATACGAGGTGATGTTACAGGTGTAGAAGGTGATGTGACTGGTTTAAGAGGTGATATCGAAGATTTATTAAAAAAATATCCTGATAGGTTAGAAAGGAGATTTTGAAAAATGCAAATATATTGTGAAGAATGTGAAAGTAATAATTTGAAATTGATTTCACATAATACTTCTGTAGATGTAATAAAAGAAACTGCTTATATTTTGAAGATATATAAATGTAACGAATGTGGTAATATACAAATTGCTAGGGAAACAAAAGATAAAGTTTCAATTAATGAGTAGCTATTCAAGAGTTTGGGCCATTTAAGGTCACCTCCTTTCATAGGATATTATTATAAATTCTTGAAATAGCTACTCTTATTATTAATTATATTTTATGGGTATAAATCTTTTTCTTTAGGTAAGGATAGTTTATTTATGCTAAATATTGGTGATCGTATAGAAAAGATTGAGCCATATAGAGAAAAAGAAGAATTAGCAAATCACGGAACTATAATTGATAAATATTTATGTGTATTTGGGAAGATGAATTATTTAGTTAAGTGGGATAATGGGGATAAATATTTAATTTCAGAATATGATGAAGGAAGGACGTTTAAAAAAGGAGAGTAAGTTTATGAAAAAAGATAAATATGCAAATCTTTTTGAATGGGCTTGTGATGAATTTGTAAAAGTTGATCCTAAAACTCAAAAGAGTTATTATGATTTTGATTATGATAAAGTAAGAGAAAAAGGAGAGGAATTGGGGTTAACAGATAAAGAAATCGAATTGATTATTGATCAATTAAAAGAGTTAGATAGGTTTATAAAACAAGGTACTATAAGAATAGCTAGAGAAAAGATAGGTAAGTTATGTAAAGCGTGTGAAAGAAATATGGAAGCAAAGAATATATCGGCATTATTATATACGAAAGATGAATTTAGTAATTTAATAGAGAGAATAGGAAAAGAAAAGGCAATTGAGGTTTTTGGTAAAGAATTGATAAATTTATTTAATAAAGTAAGTAAAAGAAATCCTACTGTAAATGAAGTGTTAGGATTAAATGAACCTTTGTTGGATAATGCTTTTGTTAGATTAATTGATAATGTAGTTTATGTTGGAATAGAATCAGCAACTAAAGCATTGACGCAAAGAGAATTAGATAAAATATCTGATAGAGTTTTTGATTTAAAACCAAAATTATTAGAAAAATATCCAGGAGCTGAATTTGTAGAAATTAAAGTTTATGGAAATTTAAAAAATTTAGGAATTAAAAATTCATTTTTGCAAAAAAAGGCTATAGAATATCCTGAAGGTCAAGAATTTCCTCAAACATATTATGCTAATTTAATAGGTTTTGATAGGAAAATTGAAACTAAGATTATAGTTTATGATGAAGAATGGACAGATGTTGATATATATTATAGACAACCTCTTACTGGACAATGGAATGAGAATATAGATCAGATATTTTCTGGTTGGTCAGAACAAGATCCTGAAGAAGATGAAAAATGGTTTAAATTAAAAGAAGCACATTTAAATGATGATATGTTTTTAGAAAAAGTAGCAGATGAAGTTACAAAAGAAGATGATGAAGTAGATATATATTGTGATGAATCTGATTTACCAAGTGATTTTTATGATATATATCAGAAATCATCTTTAATTAATAAAAAAATAGCAAAAAAGGAATTAAATAATGGAATAACGTCTGCGAAAAAGAGGAGAGAATATCTTGGTGCTGAGGTTAGAATGTTGAAAGATAAAATAGTGCATAATAATATTATTTATAAAAATGGAGATAGAGGAATTATTAAAGATATTACCGACGATTTGGGTAAAATAGTTGTTGAATTGGAAAATGGTAGAGTAGTTCAAGTATCAGAAGAGGATATAAAAATATTAAAGAAATCCGATATAGATTATAGAACAAAAATAAGGATCAAATGAAAAAACGACAATCAAACAATAATAATCATAAATCTTTATTAGATAGTATAAAAGAGGAATATTTAAATCAGGGAAAAGATTTGGATAAAACTTTATTAAGTCTTTTTCCTCATTTAAGATCGTATAGTGAAAAGGAATATAAAATGTTTAGAGAATATATAGAAGGTATTCTAAAGGAAGAAAAATGAATTGGCTAAAATCTTCATTAGATAAAAAATCATATATTAGGAAAAAAGATGGAGAATATTGTGTTTATTCAGAAAAAGGTAGAAGTTTTGGTTGTTATCCATCGAGAAAAAAGGCAGAGGAAAGATTGCGTCAAATCGAAATGTTTAAACACATGAAATCAGCATTAAAAGGATGGGTAGGAATAAAAGAATTTGATTATGAAGATCCGAAAACAGGGAAGATATATAAAATAGTTGCCAAAGGATCAGGATATGATATTCCTGCTAGTTGGGTAGATCCTGCTGAGTTTTCTGTAGAAGATGTTGAGGTATTGGAATATTATATAGATGATGAAATAGTTGACGAAAAAGATTTTCCAAAAAATATATTAGATAAGTTAATAAAAGAAGCGTATGAAGAAGTAGATTGGGAAGAAATTTAAAACTGGAGGTAAAATATGTCTTGGTCAAAATCTTTATTAAATAGAAAAGCAGTTATGATAAATACTGATAATACAATTGTGATAAACTGGTTTGATCAAAGATCTTTATCAGAAGTTGTAGGCGAGGAAATAAGTAAAAAAGAATTTGAAGAATTTAAAGAATGGTTAGAAGATAGTGAATTAGCATCTGATGGTTCTGATTTAATAAGAGAATATTATTATGAATGGAAAGGAAGTAGAAAATCTTCACAAAAACAATCATTTTTGCATAAGAAAGCTGGAATAACAGAAGATGATTTATTTGATAGAGGTATTGTTATAGGAAGCAAAGTATTATATTGGCATGGTGAAGAATCTGTTGAAGCAGTTGTAGAGGATATAATAACTGATTATAGAGGTAATGTTAATAAAATTTATTTACATATTAGTAAGAAAGATGCTGATTATTTAGGAATAGATGAAGAGCAAGAGATTGATGTTTCTCCAAAAGATACAATTGGTGATATTATAGGAGATGCTCCATTTCAAATTATGCCTATTAGATAAAAAATCTTCATTAAATAGAAGATAAGATGATGAAGAAAAAACATAATTTTAACAAAAGATAAATAGAAAATTATTAGAAAAAGGAGTAGATATGGATGATTTAAAATTTTTAATAGAAAAGTTAGAAAAAGGAAAAAAAGAGATAGAAAGTATATTAGGAGATTTAAAAGATATAAGCGAAGACGAATTAATTTATTATATAGGAGATGGTATTGCAGATAGAATTGGTGCTCATGTAGAAAATTCTTTTGAATTTGATATAAAAGTATATGGTCTTGAAATTCCTGAAGAAATTTTAAATAAAATAGAATATTATGATGAAGATCCAGTAATATATGAAGCTTCAAGAAGAGTTGAAAGTTTGGGTGAGTATTTACTTATAAAATATGATTGGATAGAAGATTGGTATCAAGAAGGAAGAATGGGTGGTTGGTTTGTAATAAAACCAGATTTTGGATATATAATTGGTGATTTAGATTCTATACAAGGATTTTTATATGAAGTAGAAGAATTTTTAGAATATGCTGATGAAATTAAGGATAGTGAAGTTGATGATGAGGAAAAACGAAGATTTATTGAAGATCTTAAAAAGAATATAAGAGATTTAGATGAAGCTAGAAGAATGGCTAATAAAATAGTTAGATATGTAGAAAAAATTAGACACGATTTAAAAGAAATTCGTAATGAAGTAATTAATATGCTTACACGATATGAATCTGATTTGGAATCTTTAGATTGGTGGAAGAATTATTATTCTCAACTTTTTGAAACAGAAAGGGAATCTTCGTTAAACAAAAAATCTCAATTGAGTAGAGATGAATGGGTAATGATAGATGAAGCTGTTAGTGATGTGGTTATTAATTTTAAGAAAATAACTAAAGTTGATCCTGTAGATACAATTGATCCTGAAGGTGCGTTTTATCTAGATGTTATTTATGAAACAGTTCCTATTATAAAGGAATATGTATTTAAAAAATATCCAGAATTTACTAATGAAATGTGGGAAGAATTTTTATACAAATTAGATGATGAGCTTATGGAAGAGTATGCTGATGAAGCAATTGAGAAAGCTAAAAAGAAATCTTCATTACAAAAAGAATCACGAGAAGAAGAATTAATAAAAGATAAAGCAATAATACAAGAATTTATTGATAGATTCGAACCTGATGTTAAAGTTATTAGTGTTACAAAAAAAGATGGTAAAGTTATGATTTTATTGTCTCATAATATATATTATGAAATTCAAGAAGAATATTTAGATTTAATTAGAAAATATATGGATGAAAAGTATGGTAAAGGAAATTGGGATTTAGATTTTAGAACTATAGCTTCATTACAAAAACAATCTCAAAAAATAGAATCAATTGAAGATCTACAAACAGGTTGGAAAGTCCCTTTAAAAAATGGAAATTATGGATTATATGAAAAAGGAGCTAAATATGATATCTTTGTAGGTCGTCATATTTTTACAGAAATAGGAACAAATAGAATTGTAGATCTAGATGAGATTGATTGGGAAAAAACTAGTGAAGAAGCAGGGACTAAGGTTTTTGATATAGAAACGTTAGAATTAGATGGTGTTGATATAGTTACTTTAAAAAATGGTAAAGAAGCAATGTATTGGCCAGAATATTATTCTCATGAATTAGCGATATGGGATATAGATGCAGGTGAATATGTACCAATTGATATGATAGATTGGGAGAAAATAAGAAGAGATCCAGATTCTATAATTAAAGAAGCTTCATTAAATAAAGAATCAGGTATAATACCAGGAATTCCTGATGGGACAGGGCCTTGGGGAAAAGGCAGAGGTATCGGAAGAGGAATATGGCCTGGTAGAGGTGGAAGACCTTTGTCAGATGAGGAAAGGTTAATTAGGCATAAAATGAGATTTCCAGAAGATAAAGTTGAAACAGTAGAAGATTTACCTCCAAGAGGAACTGGAAGATTTAGAGATTTGTCTTTGAAAAGACAAGAAGAATATATTGGACCAAACGAACGTAAAGAATTAATAAAAATAGTAAAAGAAAAAGGTTGGAAAAGAGAGGATTTGAAAAAAGAAAGGCCAGAATTAGATGAAAAGATTGTAGATGATATTATGAAAGAGGTATATGGAACTATGTACGAGTCAGATAAACCATATAATAAACCAGATGATGTTTCTGTATTATTTGAAAATAGGGATATGGTTCCATCTCAAGTATTTGGACCTTATCCAACTACTAAGCCTGAATCTGTTGGGATTGATATTACGCAAGATTTAAAAATTAATTCTGAAGCTATGTTAATTACAGATCAAGGTAATCTTAAAGTAAAGATTTTAGAGAAAAAAGAAGATGGAAATTATTTAGTAAGAGATTCAAGATTTAATCGTAAATATATTGTATCTAAAGATGAATTGATGAATATAGATAATGAATTAAATTTATTTAAGTAGAAAAAAGGAGGAATAAGAAATGAAAGAAAAAGAATTTGAAAAAAAAGAAATTTTAATTACATCTGAGGAACAAAAGGTTAAGATACAAAAGCAATTAGAAGACATTAAAAAAGAAATAATTGAATTAGTTCAAAGAATAGAAGCAATAACAGCAGAAAGAAAACAAGCAGAAAGTAGGATTAATTATTTAGTTGGTTCTTATGATTCTTTATCTAAATTGATTGGTGTTCCGAATTTATTTGAAGATGGTACAATAAAATTAATATCAAGGTGATAAAAATGGTAGATAAAAAAGAAATAGAAGATAAAAAAACTTTTACGAGATATATAATAAATAAAATTATGGATATAGATAGTAAGAATTTTAAGGAAAAGATTGCAAAAAAAATGGGAATTGATATGAAAGAACTTAATGATAAGTTTATAGATTTTGATACTAGAATAATAAGAGATTTAGATGAATCAGGAGAAATATTTAGTATTTCACATACTTTTGGTTTGATTAAAAAAGATAAAAAATAAAAAAGGAGAGGGATAAAATGAAATTTGAAATGAAAGATAACCAATTTAGTGATCTTTTTATTGATGCTGGAGAAAATGAAGTAGAAGATGCTGATCCAGAAATACAAAAAATAAAAAGGAAGTCCGCAATTCAAGGAGTTAAGGATATTTCAAGGACTTTAAATCATATAGAATATAGTGGATCAGGATTAAAAAATGAGACTATTGAATTAGAAGAAAATATGCGTCAACTTATTGAAGAAGGGAAATATGGTTATAAATACATTGAAGATTGGCTTTTATCTTTAGGTTATCCTTTAGTTTCTATTAGAGAGGTTTTTAAAAGGTTGACAGGAGTTTCTGTTGAAGATTGGATGAATGTAGATAAGGTATTAGATGTTCCTGCAACTATTCCTGGGATTAATTATGGTTGGGGAGTTTCAAAAGATAAGGAATTTGATTATTATTTTATAATGCCGTATAATTTAGGATATTCTATATTTGGACAGAAAGGTGATATAAATAGAGAGGAATGTTTTTATTTTAATAAATTAGAAGAAGCAAGAGAAAAGTTAGATAAAATAACTACAGGAGCAAATTATTGGGATAGGCCAGTGACAATAGATAAGTTAAAAGAATTTCCAAAACAAAATTTGAGTGAACCAAAGCACGAAATTCATTTGACTGCAAGTGATAATGAAAAATTTATAAATTTAGATAATTATATTTATAATCATTATGAAGATTTAAATGGAGAACAGATAGAAAATTTAATATTACAGGCTAAGTTAAATGGTGATATAAATGATAAAGAATATAATGAATTAGTTAAAGCTTATATTGAAATAAAAGCAGGTCCTGATGTTGAAAAGATGACGCCAGAAGGAGAAGAAGATATTGAGAGAATAATGCAAGAAAAAGTCGAGAAAGAAGAAGAAAAAGAAATAAAAAAGCCATTTGAAGAAGAAATTAAAGAAGTTACACCAAGTGAATATTTTGAGAAAAATGTAAAAGAAATGAGAAAAGAAACAATACCCGCTGATATAGTAGATAAAATTTTAGGATATATAAGAGAGAAAAATGATTCTTTACAAAGTTTTGAATTAAGTGTTCAAAGTTTTAAATATACTTCTATTGAAGTTATTAAAGAAATAGAAAAAACTATTGATGTAGATGAACAAACAAGAGAAAGATTTTTTGATGCAAATGCATTAGTATCAGTATTGTTAAAAATTAAGGATAATACATTACCTGAGAAATTAAATGAAAAATTAGGACTTCTTATATTTTCTATTATAGGGAATGAAATTGTAACTCCTGATTCAATAAAAGGTGAAGATAATAATCTTTATGGATTAACAGAGGAAGGTTTATCTAAATATTTTTATAAAGAAAGATATCAGTATGGTAAAGAGATATAAAAAAGAATTTGAATAAAGAGGTAAACGATGTCTAAAGATAAATTAGATAAGGAAATGGTAAAGAGATTGGATCAACTTAAGACTATTGGAAGAAAGGCAACATTGCATTCTTTTGATGGAGAGGCGTATAAAGATAAGGTTGAATTATCTAAAGCAAAATTAGAAACTGAAAAAGAAAAATATATTCAATCAGCAATGAAGGAAGGATTTACTAGAGAAGCAGCCGATATGAGTTTTACGATTGCTCCTTCGGTTGATAGAGTTCCTTTGTTGTATATGGATCCTTTATTTGATCCAGTTTTGATGTTATTTCCGAAAGATAATATTCGTGAATTGAATAGAAGATTAAGACATTATTATCAATATAATCCTTATATTAGAAATATTATAGATCTTCATTCAGAGTTTCCTTTATCTGATTTTGATTTTAAATGTGTTGATCCAGCAATTACAAAATATTTTAATGAATTTAAGGAAAGGAAAGAATTGTTAGAAACATTAGTTATGATATCAAAAGATCATTGGTTATTAGGGGAAGGATTTTTATATGGTAATTGGAATGATTATGATAAAGAATTTGAATCATTTAATCAATATCCTCCAGAAGATGTTGAAGTTAGACCTACGTATGTTTCAAGTTTTGTGTATTTTATAAAACCAAACGAAAATATAAAAAAGCAGTTGAGGTCTAGTGATCCGATAGATAAAAAAATAATTGAATTAATGGAACAGGAAATGCCAGAATTTGTAGAAAAAATGAAATCTGGTAAAAATTATATGTTTGATAATAAGAGATTGATTCATTTAGCAAGGAGGCCTAATAAATATACTCCGAGAGGGATAAGTCCAGTATTAAGTGTAATAAAAGATTTATTGTATGAAGATCAGTTAAGAATGTTATTAACTACATTTGTAAATAGACACGCATTTCCTATTAAGATATTTAAAATAGGATCAAAGGAGAAAGGATGGATTCCTCCTCCTTCTAAATATAAAGAATTTGAGCAACATTTAATACAAGCTAGTAACGACCCAGATTATAATATTATAACACATCCTTTTGTAGAAGTTGATTATGTTGTTGGGAGAGATAAAATAATGGATTTGATTCCTCATTTTGAATTTGTTGCAAAAAGGTATATGGTGGGTTTATTTGTTAATGATGCTGTAGTTCATGGTGAATTAGGACCGTATGCAAGTCAAGCGATTAGTGTTAGAGTTTTGATGAATAAGTATATGACGTTTAGAGAGTCGTTAGCAAATAAGCTTACAGAGAAAGTATTATTTTTACTTTGTATAGCTAGAGATTTTAAACTTCCAAAGCAAGCAGATATTGATCATAGGGTTAGAACAACAAGAAGTGGTTATGATATACCTAAGATATTTTGGCATAGGATGAATTTGATGAATAATAGAGAATTGATGGAATTTGTAGGTAGATTAAGAGAAAATGGAGAAATTCCGTTTAAATATATAGCAGAGTTATTTGATTGGGATTTAGATGCAATTAAACAAGCGTTTAAAGAAGAGCAATCTACAGAATTAGATCCATTATGGAGAAAGGTAAGAGATTCTAAAGCAGGAGACGAAAAAATAGCAAATCAAATATTAGATGGTACTAAAGTAGAAAAGTGGACAATTAAAGAAAAAGGCGAAAGTATAGTAGAAAAACCTGTTATTTTTGAACCTGAAAAGAAGATGATTCATCAGCCGTTATCACCGTTGCCGCCAAAACCAGAAGTACCAAAAGAGGAGAAAGAACCAGTGCCTCCTCCTGCAAAGGGAGAAGGTGAGACGCCAGCAATTTAGAAAAGGAGAAGGTATGGATTGGTTAAAAAGAAAAGCTATAGATATAAGAAATTTTGAAGAAAGTAGAGAAAAAGTTATTAATTCGTTATTTAATTTAAAAAATAAGATTATTCAATTACAAGATTTAATGAAGGAGCATAATAAATTAAAAGATTCTTTAGGAGATCCTTTTGATGTTTGGGGTTATGAATTTATAACAGAGTTAGGAGTTTTAGATGAATCTCAAGATGAGATTGATGAAGCAATAAAAAAGTTAAAAAGTTTAAAATTGGAGTTTTATGAAGAAAAACAAGGACAATTTCACGAAGACGGGATAGTTCCATATTTTAATCCGTCTATTAGGCAAAAATGAAGAGAATAGAAGCTCAAGATATATTTGATAATATTTGTTCTGTTGTTTTTAGAATAAAAAATGATATTGAATATATAAAATCATTAGGAAAGGATTTTGATATATCAGAAAACGAATTGAATATAGCAGAACGTAATTTAAATACGTATTTATATAAACTTCAAGAGGAAATAGAGAGTATGGAGGAATGAATGGAAGATTTTATGCAACAAGGGATGTCTGCTTATAAAGAAGATGTAGAATATGACGAAAGTGAATTATCAAAAGGTATAGAAGTAGAGTTAGAACATACAGATGATATAAAGATTGCAGAAAAAATAGCTAAGGATCATTTATGTGAAATTCCTGATTATTATACTAGATTAGAGAAAATGGAAGAAGAGGCAAAAGAAGAAGGTATGGTTGATGAAGAATTTGCTAAAAGATATAAAGAAGAGCAAAAGAAAAGAATGAAAATAGTTAAAAATAAAACATATAGATATAGGGAAGAATCACCTGTAAGTATAGAAAAAAGAGTTTCACCTTCTGAGTTTAGACAAGTTTATAAAGATTATGATTCAACAATTAGTTTAGCGCCAGATAGGTTTTATCAATCGTATGGTAGGTTATGTATAAAATGTAATATGGAAATGGTTAAAGATAAAAATAAATATTGGTGTATATGGTGTAATTATAGTGAACCATGTATTAGTAATTTAATATGTCCTGAATGTAAAAGTAAGAATATAGATCAAGTTAGTGGAATTTATAAATGTTTAGATTGTGGTTGTTCATTTAGGTACGATAATGATAAAGCTATTGTAATAGATTCAACTTCGTATTATAATCCAGATAAGGATGTAGAGATTGGAGATAGAAGTTCTTTTCCTGGAAATTTATTTTTGAATACTCCAAATCCTGATATACAATGGGATAGACAACCTTATACAAGGGTAGTTGAAGATTATTAAAAGGAGGAATTTAAGATGTTTAAGAGAAAAGGTAGTCCAGAAGAAATAATAGAAGTTGATTTACAATATGATAAATCAAAGGAAACTGAAGTTAAATGTCCTTATTGTAATGCTGGTTTATCTATACAGTCATCAAATGGAATTTTGAGACAGGGTTCAAAAATGATAATAGGACGTGTTATAATGAAATGTCCTAAATGTAAAAAGGAGATAAAGTTATGAAATGAATAAGATTAAATAATAGAAAGTTAGAAAAGATAGATAAAATAAAAGATCAAATTAAAGAATATGAAGATAAAATTAGTGATTTAGAAGACGAAATAAAAGAAAGACAAAATAAAATCGATAATTTAGAAGATTTAAAATACGAAAGAAAGGAGGAATAATATGAAATGGATAAATGCAAAAGAAGATATAGAAGATATAAAAGAAAATATTATTAATATGTTACAAGAAGCAATAGATTCTATTTATGAAGCAGTCGAAAGTTTAGAATCTGCTAAATCTGAAATGAAAGATTTACCTTATGATTATGATATTACTGGGAATATGGATGCTTATGTACTTAGTTATTTAACTGAAGGTACGGATTCGATTGTTGATAGAATAGAAGGATATATTGAAGATACTGAAGAATTAGAAAACGAAGACGAAGACGAGGATAAGAAAGAAAAATAAGGAGGCATTTATGTTTAAAAGGATTGGAAGCCTTGTCGATATAGAATTATTAGATGAGAGTGAATTAAAGGTTTTAGGTTTTGAGAAGATTGCTAATTTAGCTCAAAATTGGAAACAGATTGTTCGAGAGTCTTATGCTAAATCATATATTACTTTACAAAATGAATTTGATACAGATAATTTTTTATATTTTAAATGTAGAGCAATTTCTGGTAGTGAAAGATATGGACCTAATGGAAATGGGGATTTTTTTCCTTGGAAAGAGATAAAAGCTGCAGTTAATACATTTATAAGCAAAGGGTTTTATATAGAGCATGATAGTGATGATCCTGAGAAGGCAAAAGGTATAATTGTAAAAGCAGATGCTCTTGACGATAAAGAATATGTTGAATGTATTGTTGCAGTGTCAAAGAAAGATTGTCCAGATATTTGTGAAGAAATAAAAAATGGAAAAATTAAAAGTGTTTCAATGGGATGCTTATGTGCTGAGGCAATTTGTCCAATTTGTAATAATGTTGCACATAATGAAGATGAATTATGTAAACACATGAAGCCGTATTTAGATGAAGCTCATACGATGCCTAATCCAGAATTTGTAAAAGGTAAGATTTATGATCATCCAAACATAAAGGAATTTAATGGAAAAAAGATTGCTTATGAAATTAATAAAAAAATAGTATTTAATGAATTGAGTGGTGTTAAACAACCAGCTGATCCTTCGGCTAATATTTATGCAAATACTATAATTGCTAATAAAAAAGAGGAGGCGAAAAGAACTGTTATGAATAAAATATCGTTTAAAGATTATAAATTTTTGAAAAAAGCACTTATTGATAATAGAGAAGAGGATTTTGAAGATAAGATTGAAGAAATAGTTGATAGTTTATTAGAATCTAAGATGGATAGTATTGTTAAAAATTTGGTTAAAGAAGAAGTTAGTAAAGAACTTGCAGATAAGTTAAAAAATTTAGAAGAAACTGAAGATGTTAAAAAAGAAAAAGAAAAACCTAAAACTGAAAAAGAAGAGGAAAAACCTAAAACCGAAAAGGAAGAGGAAAAATTTAGAACAAAAAAAGAGGATGAGAAATTAGAAGAAAAACCAAAGAAAAAATCTGAAGAAGTTGAGATTGAGCAAATAAAGGAATCAAAATCTGTACGATCTCAATTAGAGCAAGAGATAATAGTTTTGGGTGATGGTTATGAATTAAAACCTGAGATTGTAAAAGAAAAGGAAATGTTGAGGTTATTTGATAGAGGTAATCCAACACAATTGTTGGTTGAAAAGATTTCTGAGGAATTATCAGAAATAGAGAAAGTAAATAGATATAGACAAATATTAAAATTAGAGAAACCTCAGGTTACTGAGGAAACTCAAATAAAGGAGGGGAGTAAGATTATGAAAGATTTAACAATACAATATATTCCGGGTGAAACTTTTGATAAGTCTTATTTTGTAGCAAAAAGTTCCGACGGAAAAACAAAAGTAGTAAGAGCATCTTTGATAATACCTTTTGGTATTCAGAAGAGAATAGCTAGTGGAGATAAAAAAGTAATTTCGGTTGATGAAGCTATAGATCAAATTATAAGAGAATGTGGTAGAACATACGAAGGATTTTTAAAGTGGTTGCCAAGAAATGCTTCACTTAGAAGGAAAGCCTATGACTTTTTTGCAATAAAGCAGGAGGAAGTTGCAACTGAGCCTGCAAAACCTGATAAAATAACAAGATCTATAAGAGAAGATGAAATTAAAAAGCTCAAAATTCCTACAAGGACAGATGGAACAAAGATAAAAGATTATTATAGTAGATTTCCTTCTAGAACAGTTGCTGAACCCGAAATTGCATTGAATTTAAAAAGTAAATTGGATGATGCTTTTGAAAAGATTTCTAGATTAGAAGATATGATTAAAATGAAAAATGCTAGAATAAAGTTTTTAGAAGATAGGAATGAATCGATTGAAAGGAAAGCAAAGAGTGAAGATATTGTTAAATTAATTGCTAATATCGAAACAGTTAAACCATTAGATGAAGAATTTAAAAAGAAATTGATTGAAAAGTTATCGAATTTGAATGAAGAAGGATTAGCAGTAGTTGCCGAAATATTGAATATAAGAACTGAAAAGAAACCCGAAGGTACAGAGATAATTTCTAGTAAAGATAATATACCTGAAATTCAAGTAGATGAGAAAGGAACCGAATCAAGTCCGTTGCAGAATTTAATGGATGTATGGAATATGCATACACAAGCTCAAAATATAAGAAATGAGCAATAAATTTTAAATAAAAAAGGAGGGGAAAAATTATGATACCAGTAAGTTCAAAACAAGATTTATTTATTCATGGGATAAACGTCGATAAATCAATACTTGAATTTAGCGATTTACCTGTTGATCCTAATGCAACGATCAATGCAGGTAGTCCTGTGACAATTGATCCGACTTCAAATAAAATAGTTGCTGTCACTTCTGATGTAAAGTGTTTTGGATTGTCTAAGTCTAATAAGAATGCGTATGTTGATGAAACATACGGTTCTTTTGGAGCTTATGGATCTGGCAGATTAACAGTAGTTGTAAAAGGTATTGTTACTGTCAGATTTAATTATTTTATTGATTCATCAGGAGCATTAGTGACAGTAAAAACATTTGATGATTCTAAAACTTATGTACCGATGCAAGAATTATATGTTGATAGTTCGGGGTTGATTACAAACGTTAATACACTTTCTAATACTAAATTAGGATATGTATTGGTGCCACCGACATCAACATCTAAAGTAATGCAATTTGTATTAGATTGCTAATAAAATTTGAATATAAAGGAGGTGTAAAATTATGATAGGGAAATTAAGTAATTTATCTTCTAGACAGAAAGACGAGTTTATTAAAAATTTATTAAAAATTTCTGAATCAGTTCTTGGAGAAGATGGATTTTCAAGGACAGCTTCATCGCCAGTAGTTCCTACATCTGCGATGATTGAAAAAGCTGAGAAAGCTTTTAATGCTATATTTACTGGACCTAATGGTTTAAAGAGGGTTGCATTTGCTATGCAGGTTCCTCTAAAGAGTAGATTAGATTATGTAGCAGTTGGAAGAAATAGGGTATTACTGGTAGATGAAATACCTCAAGGGGAATTTCCAATTTATGATTTGGATATTCCAGAATTTGGAGCAGTAGTAGTTGCAGCAAGAGGAGAGGCTCCTAGATTTCAAGCAAATATAAAGAGGGTGCAATTCCCTACATTTCCAATTTCAATTGATCATGAATTAAAATGGGAAGAAATTCAAATCAGGAGATATCCTGCATTTGATAGAGGTAAAGAGAGGGTTGCTATTGCTATGGCAATTGCGGAAGATGATGAGATAGTTAAAGTTATGGAGGCAGCAGTCGTAAATGGACCTAATACTCCATTTACTGCTTCTTCAGTAACTAGATATGCTCTTGCAGATGCATATAAGCAGATCTTAGCAAATCAGTTAATTGTTGGTGGAGTGATGATGAATCCAGAGCAATATGCAGATATTTTAAAGTGGAATTCTACAGATTTAGATCAGGTTTCGTTGAATACAATAGTTGAAACTGGGTTGTTTGGTTCTATATATGGAGCAAGGATGCTTGTAACTACAAGATGTCCTGCAAAAACAGTATATGTATTTACGACACCTGATAAATTAGGAAGAATTCCAGAAAGGAAAGCAGTTGAAGTTAAGATATTTGATAATATTCCAAAAAATCAGTATGATATAGTAGGTTGGGAACAGATTGGTATTGGTATTCACAATACCGCTGGTATTACCAAGTTTACAATTGTGTAATTGATTTTAAAATTAAAGGAGAGGAGATTAGTTTCTCCTCTCCTAAATTTAAAAAAAGGAGGATTTTAAAATGAGAATTTTAGGTTGGATTTTATCGAAGTTATTTAGTGAAGAAACATTGACTTATGCTTTAGATATAAAGTTTTGTAATAAAATTAAAGATGTAAGTTATATGTTTAATTTTTTTACAAGGTATAAAGATATTGATTTAGGAGGTTCTGAGAATATATTAAATGCAGAAAAACAATTAAATTTAGTAAAATCAGTCGAGAAAAAGAAATTAATTTCTGATAGTGAGCAAAAAATTGAAGAATCAGATGAAAATCGAGTAGATTGGTTAAAAAAGTAAAGTAAGAATTTAAAAGGAGGAGTGTATGAAATTTATAAATTTAACAAATACAATTATTCTTTTATATGATAATGAAAAAATGTATGGGAGTATATCTCCTAATGGAATATCAGTAGATATTCCTGATGATGTTGCTAAGAGTTCACCTACGATTTTAAAATTTTTAGAAAAAGGGTTGATTAAGGTATATACTGGAAAAATTCCAAAAGCAGAAGATAATACACAAAAAGTGGTGAAAGAGTCTGTTGATTCTAATAATCCAAGTATAGAAAGGTTTGTAGATGAAGTAGGAGTTTCTTCAAAAAATATATCTAATGAGCCTTATGTAGAAAATCAAAGTAAAACTATTAAGCCAAATATTGAAAGTGTCGATTATACTCCAGGTATAGATGAAGAAGATCAGGGTAGTATAATTGTAGAAAGTAATGATTTTTTTGGTGCTAAGGAAGAAAAAGTTACTAAAATTATAAAAGAAACAATGGAAAAAACTCAAGAAACTATAGATAATATTGGTAAAGAACTTAATAAGAATGAAGAAATTAAAAAAGCTAAAAAGATAGAAGCAGAAAAAATTGCAAAAGCACCAGAAGACATTAAGAAATTTTTAAATCAAAGATTTTTAGCAAAAAAATGGGCAATATTGAAATCAAATGATAAAGAGTGGTTAAAGAAGATTGCTTCATACGATAAAAGTGTAGAAAAATTAATTAAACAAAGACTAGAAGAATTAAAGTAAAGGAGGGCGTAGATGGAAACGAATTTAAATCTTCGAGTATTCAGACGTACCGATCAGAATATTATTATTTTATGGAATACTGATGGTATTTCTGAAGAACAAAAGAATAATGTTAAAATAATTCTTTTAGAAAAAGAAAAAGAAGACGATACGGGTAATTTAGTTAATAAGGAAATAAAGGAGATTAAATTCGAATTATCCGATGATAGTAAAGAATTTAAGACTAAGAAGGGAGTTGCTATTGCGGTAATTAATCATGAAGAAAATCAAATAAGTAAAGATGAAAGTATTCTTATAAAGCTTGTATTAGGTGTAAAAGATAAAATTGAACAATTTTTAAGGATTTCTCCGTATGGTGTTTTGCCTAATTTTGAAAGAGATAATAAAAAGCAACATGTTCAATTGATGGGATATGTAAAAAGTAAGAAAAGATGGGCAAAAGTTCCTTTGATAAAAACCGAAGAAGGTTTATATGCTTTACCTGTAAAAATTGTAAAATAAGGAGAGAGTGAACTTGTCTGTAGATATTTATTGGACAATTCCTGCAGAAATAGTAAATACTACGAATTATGATAAGATAAGGATTTATAGAAGTGTAACTGAGCAGAAAGATTATTCATTAATTGCAACTATAAATTCTAAAACTTCGAATGGTATATGGGTTACAACATATACTGATACCGATCCAAGTGCATCAACAAATTTATGGTATTTAATTAAATTTTTTGATAGTGTAAATAACGTTGAGACTCAATATTATTTGACATTTTTTCCATTAACTCCTAGAGAAATGAGATTAACTAATTGGCTTAGAGGATGGCTTCCTGAGATATTAAGAAAAGATACGACAGATGATATTTATCGAATGGCATTGCAGTTAGCTTTATATAATTTTAATATTTATCCTCCTGAGACTGATTATACAATTGATAATTTTCCTCAAGGATATGAAAATGTATTGATAATGAGTGCACAAATAACATTTTGTATGTATAAATATTTAGGGATAGGGATAACAGATTTTAGTTATAGTGACATGGGATTGTCTTTGACTATTGATAGAGGGGAAAAAATAAGAAATGCAATGAAAGATATAATGGATGTTTATAATGAATTGTTATCTGTTTCTAAAATGAATTTTATGCATCAAGGAGTAGGTTTAGGTACGTTACAATTGCCAATATCAATAGGAGCTAATCTTAATAGAGGTCTTTTAAATATTCTTGATATTTTCCAATCAATGGGTCGTTGATTAATTTTATAATATAATGAATTTAAAATTGATGGAGGATTGTAATATGAAAATTTATGAAAAGAAAATAGATTTTAAGCAATATGCGCAAGATATGGAAAAAGTAAGTAATATAAATAGATTAGAAAAAAGAATAGATGATTTAGAGAAAAATGTAAATATGATTGCTAAGATAGTTACAGATTTAATAAACGAAATAGATGGTAAAAGAAATATTAACAATAATAAGAAAAACATTGTTGACGATGTATTTGTTTTTAATCAAAATCAATTAAAAGAGCAAAATAAAGGTTTAGAACCAGATGTAGTATTTGATCGTAATAATGATAAAAATAAATCTAAAGTAATAACAAGTGCAGATGAACTTATAAAAAAGTCTTTAGGTAATATTTCTCATAAAGGAGGTAATGCTGATACCATTGCAAGTTATTTTACGCCTGAGGAAAAGGAAGAATTTTTAAATGATAATAAAGTTTCAGATTTAGCAAATGTATTTATTTTATCAGATAAGGAAAAAGAAAGAATTGCAGAAGCTCAGGCTGTAATGGTCAGTAAAATGCAAAAATGAAATGTGATTGTGGTAATAAAGATATAAAAATAAGAAAAGAAATAAATAATGGTAAAGTTAAAGAATGTCATTATTGTAAAAAATGTAATAAAAATATTATTTTTAAAAGTTATTTATTAAGTGAAGAAAATAAAAAATAAGGGGGTAAGTAAAATGAAAAATTTATATAGAATAGCAGATACGAAACAAACAGAAAAAGGAGTTCCTGAAATAAAGCCAGGAATTAGTAAAAGTGATATTGGTAGAAGATTTAGATATGAAGGTCCTGTTCAAAAGAAATATGTGACTAATCCAAATGAAATATGGGAGAGTTTAGCAAGAGAAACTGAAAGGGAGTTAAGAGAGGTAGAAACTACAGGACAAGAGATTGAAAAACCTACTATACATAAATCAGCTTTAGTAAATAGAGCAGTAAAAGAGGTTTATGCTAAAGAATATTTTAAAGGATGGTCTGAAGAAAGAATTAAGAATACTTGGAAAAGTTATGGTGCAGATTTTGATAAATGTGTAGAAAAAGCAAAATCTTGGGCAGAATCTCCAGAAGGATTCTGTGCTGCTTTAGAAGAGGCGGCTACAGGAAAGTGGCCTCGAGAAGAGTAATATAAATAAAAAATATTTATATTTTTAAGAATACGTAGGGATTCGTTGCTATAACGATAAGTAACGTTATTAATTAATAAGTGAAAATGTTAAATAATTGGATTAAAATAGATGCTAAAGCTCCAGTAGAAGAAACTTTATTAGAGTTAGAAAGACTTTTAGATGAAGGATATGATACTGTTATTTTTCATGCAGAACCAGATTCTTGTCGTATTTGTAAGGAATATAATAAAGAAGAAATTCCATTAGAAGATTTTATTTCAGATGCTGAATATGAAGCACCTATTTATACATTGACTCATCCTGGTTGTACTTGTAAGATAGAAGTAACAGGGTTTAATCTCGATTCAGTTTGGATGGATTATAGTGGTATAATTTAAAGGGAGGATTTTTAAAAATGCCTGGTGTTACTGCACAAATGATAAAGTTTAGTATAAAAAATTCATTATTATCTAAAGGATATTATAAGAAAAGTTATGATAGTAATGGTAATCTAATAGAAGATAAATCTAAATTACCTGATGAGTTAGATGGTTTAATAGATGCTATTTCTTCAGGATTAGCTGATTATATAAATTCTCATTTAAGGGTTAATAATGCGTCTGTGACGACATATCCTCAGCCAATACCGGGTAATTTGACGGAGGTATAAATGAATTTGAGACGTAAAGCTCAAGGTGGATTTGATGAGATTAAATATCCACATGATTCAGGAAAATTTCACGAGTTGGATTATTTTAAAACTAATCCTGATATATCATCTAATCCTGAATTAGATACAGGAAGCGAATTTACTTTAGAAAAAATTGCCGATGATATAGATTCAGAAATAGTAAAGTATTTTATGAATATTTATGATGTTACAGAAGATAAAGCAAAAGAAATATTTGATGGAATGGTAGAAGAAAATAAGGAAGAATGGAGAGATTTTGTAAAAAGATTATTAGAAAGGAAATCTCAAAATGATACTATTTTAAAAGATGATCTTTTTGTATTTCCTGAAGAGCAAAAAGTTCCTCGAGATAAAATGGTTATAGAAAATCCTCAAGATGTATTAGAGAAATCTTTTGCAAATTTAGGAGGAAATATGCAATTAAGAAAATCGGATGTTATTAAACTTGAAACTCCAATACAAGAATATGCAATTGATCTTATGGATAGTTTAATTATAGATCCTGCTTATAAAGGTGATAAAAAAGCTCAAAAAGAAGCAGAATATTATTTTGAAGAAGGTTGGGAAAGTATAAAAAAGAAATTAGAAACAGAAGGTTCTGGGTGGCATGTATGGTTTATGGATGGTGTAAATAAGTTTATTAGTGAAAATCCAGATTTATTTGAAAAATTTAAAAGAACGAAAAAGTCTTCATTAAGAATAAAATCACAAAAAAGTAGATTGATTAATGATGAAAATGTAACAGGGGATAAATCTAAAATATATGGAGATGCTTCAAATATATATGGAGATGCTTCAAATATATATGGAGATGCTTCAAATATTGTAGGAGATGTATCTAATATAAGGGGAAATGTTTCTTATTTAAAAGGAGATGTATCTAACATAAAAGGAGATGTTTCTTATATTGAAGGAAATGTTACAAATATAGAAGGGGATGTAACTGGTTTAAGAGGCAATATTAAAGATTTATTAGAGAAATATCCTAATAGATTGAGGAAAATAGCAAGTTTAAGATCTTCATTAAATAGAAAATCAGATACAACTATTAATATAGATACTTTAAATGTTTCTGATAATTCTACTGTTAAATTTAGAGAATTACCAGAATTATCCGAGGGTGTTAATATGAATATGGAAAGGAAAATAGATAAATCTAAATCTGAAAAAAAATTACAAAAATCTTATGATAAAGAAATAAAAAAAGATAAAAAGATGAAGAAAAAAGAATCTATTCAAGATTACGATAAAATATATCAAAAACAAGGATATGTTAAGTTTAGTGAATTAAAATTAGGTGATAAATTTCAATTTGAAAATAGTCCTGATATTTATACTTATAGACGATTTGATCCAAGATTAGGAATAGTGACTGCATCTTTAGATGATAATACTGAGTTTAAATTTAAAATGAACGAGTATAAAGATGAAAATGTAATGAAATATAGATTATTATTAACATCAGCTATAGAAGAAGACGAATTTGAAGTATATGATAGAGTTCAATTACAGACGAATGGGCTTATGGGATATGTAATTTATAAAAATGATGAAAAACCTGGAGATATAGATTATATTATAAAATGGGATACTCCAGTAGCAGGAGAAACAATTACTGAAGTTCATCCAACTGAAATAATTAAGGTAGATGAAGAAGTAACTGAAGAAAAGAAAAAAGAGTTAGATAAAGAAATAGAAAAATTTTTAAAAGCAAAGGATAAGTATAAAAAAGAATTTGATGATAAAACTCAAAAGAAAATAAAAAAAGAGATTAAAGATACTATTGAAAAAGAATCGTCTATTAAAGAATTTATTAAAGCAAATATTCAATTAGACGATATTGTTAATGCTGTTATTGAAGATGCTAATTTATTAAAGAAAATAGCGACTGAAGATAATAAAAAAATAGATATAAATTATGATAGTATTATTGAAGGATATATGGATGAGATATTTTCTAGAATAAGTAAAAAAGTTAAAGTTGATGATTTTAATTTATTTGTTAATGCAGCTAAAGAATTGATTAAAGAGGAGATATAAATGTATTGGTTACGACAAGAAAAATTAAGGATAAAGAAAGAAGAAGGCGAAGAAGGAAGACGTTGGTGTGTAATTACAGACGAGGGTATGAAGAAGTGTTTTCCTACTATTTCTCAAGCAAGAAGATATAAGAGGAAATTGGAATTTAGACGAAAAGAAAATTTAAATTTCGAATAATATAAATATATTGACTAATTTAAATTATGATGTAGGAGGAGCGAAATGGCTGATGTAAAAATAGTAGAATCAGATAGGCAAGGTAATACTAAAGATACAGTTGATGGATCAGTTAGTGATTTAAAAACGCTTGTGGATGCAGGTTGGGTAATAACTGCAGTTGTACCAAGTGATACTACTCCAATGTTAATAATATTGACAAAATGATATTAGCATTTAAAAAAGAAATAGATAAAGAAAATCCAATTTCATCTATAGTAAGTGATTATAAAGAAAGAATGTCGATGAAGTTTTATACTATAGATGAATTGAGAGAAAAATTAAAAGGTAAGAAATTTACAATATCGGTAAAATTAGATGGAGAAATAGTTGGAATAGAATATAAAGATGGTAGAACAATAACAGTTACTAGAGCAGGTACAATTCGTTATGATTTACCTGTTACGGATGAAATTACAGAATTATTAAAAAATAAACCGTTAAAAGAATTTATAGGAGTTGGAGAAATTTATGGAGTTAGTGAAGATGGTATTCCATTAAGTTATTTAAAATCTCAGAGTTTATTAAAGGCTCCGAAAACTAAAGAAGATGAAGAAAGAATAAGGATAATAGTATTTGATATTATAAGTATAGATGGAATTGATTGGCAAGATAAAGATTTATCATATAGAATTAGTGGATTAAGAAATTTGTTTAGCAAAGGAAAGTATGTAAAGCCAGCAGAATATTTTGAAAATGCTGATTTAAATGATGTAGACGAATTATGGGATAAGGTTGTACAACCTCAAAAATATGGTTATGAAGGACTTATAATTTATTATGATAATAAAATAGTTAAGGTAAAACCGATTTTATCTATTGATTTAGTTGTAGTTGCAGTAGAAAGAAGTAAAAAGCATCCTGAACAGATGGGCGCAATATTAACTTCATTTAGAGATAAAGAAGGGATATTTAGGCTTAATGGTAAGGTTGGGACAGGGTTTACTGATAAGGAACGATTAGAATTTATAGAATGGGCAGAAAGAAATAAAGTATTTGAAGATGAAGATGGTAGAATTTGGGTTGATCCTTTTAAAGAACCTTGTATTGTAGAAGTACAAGGTGAAGAAGTAAATATAAAAAAAGGACCTGCATATAAGTTTGAAGATAATAAATGGATACAAATAGAAGATAAAATGACAGGGATAATTAGAAAACCAAGAATAGAAAGATATAGAGAGGATAAGAAAGTAATTCCAGAAGATTTAAGGCTTGAGCAAATACCTGGATTTGAGGAAAAGGGTTGGTTAATGTCTAGAATTGCAAATATTTTTCAATATGGAAATAATAATAAGTTAGAACAATTAAGAGCTTTTTTAAACAAAGAAGCAATATTTCTTACTGATTTAAGAAAAGTTTATATTGATGCATCTAAGGGTATTTATGATGATGATAAATTAGATAAAATTTTAGAAGAATTAATTTATCATTTAAATAAATTAAAAACTGGAGGCACAACAAGAGTTGAAGTAGAACCTATAAAAAGAAACATAAAGAAAATAGAAGAATTGATTAAACAAGGTGAAGAAGCTTATTCAAAAGAAGGTTTTGAAAAATTTTATGTTATAGATAAAATAGTTGATTGGATTCATTTTGATGGATTAAGAATGCAATGGAGTCCAAGTTTAGCTCAAGAATCAGAATTATTTAAAATATGGGAATTAAGAGAACAAATGAAGTTAGGAGAATATTTTCATAAAGAAGCTCAAATTGGTAAACCTATAAGTGAATTAGAAGAAGATTTTAAAGATATTTTAAATATGAAAGCAACAGGTGAAACTATTGATTTAATAATTTGGAATTTATGGGAACTCGTAAGAGAAATAAATTGGTCAATTAAATATTCTCCATCTGGTGATGAAATTAAGATGTTATATGAGTTAAAAAAAGAAGTTTTACAAAAAATAAAGGATATGAAACCTAGACTTATTCATAAAGGAGTAATGAAAAAGATTGAAGAATTAGAAAAGAAAGCTATTAAATATTTATATCATAGTACAAATGTTCCTCCAGAAATAATTTTGAAAGAGGGTTTAGTGGGTAGAAAAACAAAAGGATTAACAGAAGCTGGGGAACAATTTTTTGATTATGGTTGGTTACCAGAAGAATCTGTTTTTGTTTCTAAAGAACCAGGAAAGTTTCCTGGTAAATATATTTATAAAGTAGATGTTTCAGGTTTAGATTTATTACCAGATTATGCAATGTTAGTCGATTTAGGTGCTTATGTTGATGATGTAGAAGGAAAATTTTTATATTGGAAACATGATGAGCAAATTCCTAGAGGACTAAAAAGTAGACACGATCCGGAATGGGGTGTTTATTATAAAGATATAACCGGTGAAGATACTTTAAGAATAGCAGGAACTGCTGTGGTTGTTGGACCTATTTCACCAGATAGAATAGTATTGTATTCAGAAGGAAAAGAGTGTTTTCATAAAGAAGCTCAAATTGGTAAACAGAGATCAGAAAAAGGTAATCTTGTTTATATAGCCATTGATGGTGATGATATTGGAGATAGAGTAGAAGAAGCCATTTATGATAAAGATACAGAAGTAGCAAAAAATATATCTAATCAAATAAAAAATGCTAATAAAGAAATAATAGAAATAATTACTAAGTATAATGGAGAGGTAATATTTGAAGGTGGAGATAATATATTTATAAGTATTCCTATTACGATAGAAGAAGCCAAAAAATTAGGACAGCAATTTATAGATATTTATTTAAAAAATACAGGACATACAGCAACTGTAGGGATTGGAAAAATTCCTACAGATGCTCACAAATCTCTTGTATTAGGTAAGAATACAGGAAAAAATAAGATAGTTATATGGGACGATTCTTATGAACCTTATTGGAATAAAATGATAGAATATTTAGATGTTTTAGAAAAGAAAATTAAAGATGTTAAAGAGCAATATCCTGAATTAGATGAATTTTTAAAGAAAGAAAGCGAATATGTAAATTTAGTTAGAAAACAATGTTATTCAAGTTTATTTAAAAGACATGGAATAGAAGAAGGGGAAATAACTACTTTTGATCAATTAAAAATAAGAGATGAATTTGTATTTTTAAGAAATCCAGAGAAAATATATAAGATTATAGATAAATATTATAATGTAGTAGAAACATTAGATGAAAATTTAAGAAAGAAAAAATTTGATGAGAATATATATAAAAATGAAAAAGTGATTCGTTTGAAAGCTTTTCAATCGCGAAAAGGAGTTTATGAAAAGGGAACTAAAATAGAGGCAATTAATTTTGATAATACAGGAACAATAATAGATATAGCTCCTGAAGAGCGAGGAGGAACAATTTATGATGTTGATTATGTAGTCAAGTGGGATAAACCTTTAGAAGATGGATCTATAATATCTGAAGTTCATCCGACTGAAATAAGAAAGATAGAATCAGAAATAGATGAAAATAAAGATTTACAAAAAGAAGTCGAGGAATTGAAAAAAAGATTATATACAGATGCTTTAACTGGGTTGTATTCAAGGCATTGGTTAGAGGATAATGAAGAAAGATTATTAGAAGAAAATAATTATATAATTTTAACTGATATAGATCATTTTAAGCAAATTAATGATGAATATGGTCACGATAAAGGCGACGAGGTATTAAAGACAGTTGCCGATTTAATTAAAAGTCTTGATATAGAAAATATAGTTAGATGGGGCGGAGAAGAATTTGTAATATTTATTGAATTAGATGATGAAGAGGATTTAAAAGAATTATTGGAATTGATAAGAAATACAGTTGAAGAAGAAACTAAACAAACTGAAATACCAGTGACTATAAGTTTAGGAGCTGCTCCGTTAGAATCTAATATAGATGATTCATTTACTAAAGCAGATAAAGCACTTTATGAATCCAAAAATAAAGGTAGAAATAGATGGACAATTTATACTAATGAATTTGAACAAAATGCTTGTTATCACGAAGGTAAATCAATGAAAATAGAAAGTAGTTTAATTTATGCTTATAAACCAAAGCATCCAGAAACTATAATAGTAGAACCAAATGAATTTTATAAAGAAGGACTTAATGAAGGTGAGATTTTTTTGTATTATGATACTGTTAAAGATGATATTATAGAAACTTATTTAAAGTATGATCTTGATGTGACTTTATTTAAGAAAGTTGATGATACTATAGTTCAAAGAAAGATAGAGGGAAAACCGATAAATATTAAAGATTTTGATAAATTAAATAATGGTAGAAATGTTGAATGGCATTTTTCTCTTAAGGATACTACTCCATTTTTATATGTTGATTTAGATCCAAAAGAAGGATTTTCTTGGGATGATTTAAAGGATATAGTTTTTGAGGTTAAAGATTTAATAGAAACAATGGATAATGTAGTTGATACTAAGATAGTATTTTCTGGTTCAAAAGGATTTCACGTTTATGGTATATTAAAAAAAGAAATAGATGTAGATGAAGCTAGAACAGCAATTAAATTAGCTTTAGAAGAATATATAGAAAATAAAAATGATAAAAGATTGACTACTGGAGTTACGAAAAAGGAAAATACTTGTAGGCTAGATACTAGTACGTTACATAGAGCAGGTGGATTAAGAGTTCCGTATAGTTTATCAGGAAAAACAGGATTAGTATGTTTACCAATAGATGAAGATAAATTATTTGATTTTGAGAAGGAAGATGCTAAAATAGATAAAGTACTTAAAAAGTTGTATAAAAAATCATCAATAGAAGATTTAGATGAAAAAGTGATTAGATATAAAGAAACGAAAGATGAAAAAATATTTAACGAAATTTATCCTGAATTAAAAAGGTTAGCGTATCCATTTGAAAATAAATTAGGAAAAGCAGGGTTTTATGATGCTTCTTCTATTATTGATGAAATTATTTTACATTCAATAGATACTTATGATAGAGAAAAAGGAAAATTTTCAACGTGGTTATATAACCAATTAGATGGTAGAGTAAAAGATGAAATAAGAGATTTATATCTTCAAAAAGAAATAGTAAATACAATAGCATATAGTTTAGAAGATGTTATATATGAAGATAAAGATGTTCCTATTAAAATAAAGAATATTATTGAATCTAAGTATGATTCACCTGAGGAAAAAGTAATAGTAAATGATTTATTTGATAAAATATTAAATCTTCTTACAGATGTAGGTAAGAAGGTATTTAATTTGTTAGTATCAGGATATAGTCAAGTTGAGATTGCAGAGATTTTAGGTATTTCACCTCCTCGTGTTACTGCAATAATAAAAGATATTCAAAATAAGACTACTAAATTTTTGAAAACTGCTTCTTGGAAATTGGAATCAAGTGTTAAGATATTTAATAAGTTTACATATTTACAAGAAGTTGAAGACGAATATTTTTTAAAAAAAGCTCAAGAAGATGATAGATTGGAAGAATATAAGAAAAAAAGAGATTTTGATATTACTCCTGAACCAAAACCTAAAATTAGAGAAGAAGGCAAGTCAGGGATTCAATTGCATTATGCAAAAAAGGCAGGTAAACATTTTGATTGGAGAATATTTAAAGATGGTGTTTTAAAATCAGGGGTTACGAGGAAAATACCAGAACCTGGACAAAAGGTTTTATTTATAGAAACAGAGGATCATCCAGTAGATTATATTTATTTTGAAGGTGAAATACCTAAAGGTGAATATGGAGCAGGAATAGTTGAAACTTATGCAATTGGAGATGCAGAGATATTAGAATGGTCAGATAAGAAAAGAAAATTTAGATTAAATACTGATAAAGTAAAGGGAGAATTTACTTTAATACCGATGGAAGATAGAAAATGGTTAATGATTAGAAGTAAAGAAGAAGATAAATTTCAATTGAAGACTAGATTAGATTATGGAATTGAGAAAGAAGCAGGAATTAAAGAGACATTAAAGATGATTATAGATTTTATTGCTCCATTTTCTTGGTTATTTATTAAAAATCCTAAATTAAAGGCGGCTTTTAATTTATTAAAAGAATATTTTAATGAAGTTAAAGCAAGTAAAATAAATGATAATTCAAAGAAGATAATAGAAATGGAATTAAATGCATATTTAGAGGAAAAGGATAAAACTATAGAAGAATTAGATTTAAAAGAGATATTTGAAGCTGCTTCTTATTTAAGAAAAATATTAAATTATTAAAGGAGGATTTAATTATGCCAGGATTAGAATCTAATATAATAAAATGGTATAATCGAGGGATAGGGGTTAATGCTATAAAAAGAAAACTTGTAGATGAATATGGATATGGTGAAGAAGATGCTATTGAATTGGTTAATAAAGTTATACGAGATAAAGGTATAGAGATAGAATCGCAAGTGCCTGCAAAACCGACGACTCCTCCTCCTGAAGGAAGCGAATGGGTATATGATCCGAAATCAAAACAATGGGTTCCTATGCTTAAAAGTGCTAGATTAAAGGTTGGAGATAAAGTTGTATTTTCTTCAATGCCTGATATGGAACCAGGAATAGTTCGTAAAATAGTTGGAAATAAAGTTTGGGTAGATATAGGACAATCTGAAAATTATATTACTCATATAAGTACTTTGGTAAAAGTTAGAGATACTGCTAATAATTTATTTATACAAGAAGAGGAAGATGATAATAGTTTTAGAGATGAAAGGGAATTAATTAAGGCAGCAGTAAATGCTATAGATGAGAGAAATAAAATTGAAGATATTCTTAAAGAAGTGCAAGCTAAAATTAGATTTGAAGATGAGTTTCAACCGAATGAATGGATTGGACAATATACATATCAAGATAATAAAGTTAGTAATTTTGAATTAGGGGAAAAAGTGAGGAGAATAGGAACAAATAGAATAGGTACTATAATAAGAATAGATCATAATAATAATTTTTATAGAGTTAAATGGGATGATAATACGATAACAACAAACTGGAGACAAGAATTATCTGCTATATAAAATAGAAGGAGTGACAATGATAAAGAAAATTATTCAATCAGATGGATTTAAAAACGAGATTAGAGATTTGAAATCTTTGAGAGTTAAATTAGTTATATTTATTGCAATTATATGGACGTATGTTATAGTAAATATTCCTAAAAATGAATTAAAGGATATTTTATGGCATATAACATTTTTATTTACTATAATGATTTTAATATATGTTTTAGGTAAACAAAATTTTAGATTTAAGTTAGGACCTATGGAATTTGAATTAGATAGTAAGAATAAAACAGAATCTACGATTAATAATGAGGTGAATAAGCAATGAGTTCTAATATAGTTGTATCGGAAGTTAAAGTAATACAAGTAGATGAAAATGCTGGGCAATATAAAATAAGTTGGGATTTTATTCCTGGCGTAACAAGTTATAAAGTTTATGGTTCACCTACTCCGATGACTAAAAATTATTTAGATACTGTTAATAATCAGAATTATTATATATTTAATGAACCAATATGGACTCCTGAAGATGTAGTATATTATTTTTGGGTTTCTTATATAGGTTATGGAAATATAGAAAAATTTATAAATGATTTTCCAGCTTCATATTATTTTAATGTTGATAGATTTGCAGAAGATCCATTTTCTCAAGAATCTAATAGTTATAATTTAATAACGAATACTGGAATGAAATATTATTTTGAAGAGATAAGAAGAAGGCATCAATCTATATTGGAAAATGATGGTGAAGATTTTTATTTATATATACGAAAATGGTCAGGAAAACCTTGTAAATGTACTAAGATGGGTAATGCAATTGTAGACGATACAGATGCAGGTTTGGTTAATAGAAAAACAGCTATAGATAATTCTATGGCTCAAGATCCTGATTATCAGGGTTCATTTAGATGTCCTGATTGTTTTGGTGTAGGTATTTATGGAGGATATTATCCAAAGATAAAAATAAGGATTAGATATGGAAATATTCCAACAAGAGGGGTAAATTTTACTAATCAAGGAATTCAATTTACTCATGATTTTGACAGTTGGACTTTGTGGCATCCTAAATTACATAAATATGATGTACTTCATAGGATATTAGATGGTGATAGATTTTTAGTAGATGAAATTGGACAATCTGAAATGAGGGGAACTCCATTTAGGCAACAATTTAGAACGATATGTAAACCAAAGACTGATCCGATTTATCAAATAAATGATGATAAAATATGGGAAGCAATAACTAATGGAGAATCTGATCCTAATCCTTATTTTAAAGTATGGATGTAAAATATGTCAAAATTTGAATTAAAAATAGAATTCGAAACTATATCAGAAATGTTAGAATTTATTAGTTGGATAAATGAATTAGAAAAAATAAATTTGAAAGAGCAGATAAAAAGAGATAAAATAGCTTTAGGCGAAGAAAAAGAGGAAGAAGGATGATTATAAAATATATAGATTGGATTAAAAATGCTTATGTTGCATTAATAAGAACAGCTTATGGAGATAATGCTACACCAGAGATTTATAGATATAATCCAGATGTTAAACAAAATAAGATAGCAATTTATAGAGGATTTCCAAGAAGAATTGAATTATATCCTTGTATAATAATAGAAGCAAGTGCTTCAGATGCTTCAATATCTCAATTAGGTGAAGAAGAACTGAAGGAAATAAGGGATGATCAAGGTAATTTATTAAAAGTACAGTATTTTGGTGGATTAACTATTCCTGTAGATTTAACGATAAAAGCGAGGACTGTAACGGATAGAGATAGAATTTCGGATTTAACATTAATTTATATAAGGTATTTGTTTAGAAATAAATTTGCTGAATATGGATTTGCTCATACAAAAATAACATTAGGTGCAGATGAACAAGAAGAAGTTGAAGGAGAACCTGTATTTACTAGGACTATTACAGTAAATCATTATACTGAATTTCAGGCAGAGATTGATTCGAGTTTATTTACTACAATTCAGAATATAAATTTAGAATTACTTATACAAGATTTAGAAACTAATCCATAAAAGGGAGGAATGTAAAATGTATAAGATAAAAAATGTAACTAATGGGAATTTAAAATTAAAAAGTTTAAATAAAATTTTAAGTCCAGGAGAAGTTGTTAATATAACTACTGAGATTTTGCCTGAAGAGATAAATAAACTTAAAAGTTATAAAATTTTAACAGTTGAAATAGTAGAAAAAGATATCGAAAAAGAAGTTATTAATAAAGATCCAAAAAAATTAAAAAAGGATAGAAATAATATAGATTTATAAGAATAAAATTTAAAAAATTATATTAAAGGAGGGTAAAATTATGCCAACTTTTACACCACAATATACTGAACCAGGTGTATATGTACAATTTGCAGATGTAACAGTGCCTGCTGCGCCGCCTGGGGCTTTTATACCAGCGATTATTGGATTAGGTAAAAAGACTTTAACAATAGTCGAGCAAGTTAAAAAAGGTGCAGCAAATAGTCAAGATGATTTAAAAAAGACTCCAGTATTTGAAATAATATCTATTACAGATAAAGCTGGAAAGACTTATGTAAAAGATACAGATTATGTATTAACAAATGATAAAGTCGATTGGAGTCCTGCAGGAGATGAACCGATAACAGGAAGTGTATATTATGTAACTTATACTTATATTAAAGGGGATGCAGATTATGCACCTTATTTAACTACTAGGCAAGATACTATATTTTCTTTATTTGGTTCACCTGAATTTCCGAATTTGATTTTAACAGGTACTGCAACAGGAGGAACTAGTAATACATTGACAACAGGATTAACAATGACGCTTAATGAATATAAAGGAAAATATGTAAAAATTACTTCAGGAGTAGGTGTTGGTCAAGAAAGGTTGATCGTTAGTAATACTACTACTGGAGTGTTAACTGTTGCACCAAATTGGACGACAGTTCCAGATAATACATCAGTGTATGAGATAAATGATATATCAACAAATACTTTATCAATAGGAGCGAAGATATGTCAACAACAAGGTGCTTCTTATGTTTTATGTGTTCAAGCAAAAGATGATACAGTAACTGCTTTGCAAGAAGCAATAGATTCTTTAAAAAATGAGAGATGTTATGTTATAGTTTTGATGAAGGGATTAGAAGCAGGAAATAGTTTGATTTCGTATTTAAAGAATCATGTTGATCAAATGTCTTCTTTACTTGAAAGGAAATTTAGAATTTCAATTATAGGGGCTCCTATAAATTCAACTGATGTTAATGATTATATAACTGCAGCTACATCTATTAAACATTATAGAGTAGCTTATTTATCTCCTTCTGATCAGATTTATACAATTAATAATACAGACTATACTGTAGATGGTTCATATTTGGCGGCTGCTTTAGCAGGTATAATTTGTAATCCTAATTATACTTGGGCAGAGCCAATTTCAGGTAAATCTATTATATCGTTTAAAGATATAAGAGATATTTTTACAAGAGCAGAAAAGAATAATATGGCATCAAATGGAGTATGCATAATAGAAAAGAAAGAAGCAGGTGATTTTCGTGTTAGGCATGCTTTGTCAACTGATCCAACAAGTGTAGCGACTCAAGAATTGAAAGTTACAAGGATAAAAGATGGTTTAGCTGAATATTTAATAAGAAATTTAACAAATGCGTTTATAAATACTAGAAATTTAGGTAGTGAAACTATTGCTAATATAACAGCGTTTATAAAATTCTTATTGGGAGCAGTAGTTAGAAGAAACGATATTGTAGAATTTAGAGATTTAGAGGTTACACAAAATCCTTTAGAACCGAGACAAATAGATGTTAAATTTTATATTAAACCAACATTAGATATTAATTGGATATTTATAACATTTGGTGTAACATTTTAAGGAGGTGATTTGAATTATGTCATTAATAATACCAAGAACAAAAGCTAGATTACAACCATATATAAAGATATATGGTACGATTTACGATCAGACTCAAGGGTTGCCAAGTCTTGATATTTCGGGAATGAAGCTTATAGCTGCTGTTAAAAAAATAAGTATAAATAATTCTAGAGCTGATATACATTTTTGGAGAGAATTGAATACCGATAATTATAGAGGTGATAGTCCAGAAGCTATTAAGGAAACGTATCCTGCATTACCTACTTATGAATTGACTTTTGATAGAGTTGTTTTATATGAGAGTAATATGTTAGAAGCTTTTGGTTTTGAAGGTCACGATATTTTATATCAACATCAACCTTTATCGATTGCTTTTTCTTTGTATATGCCAACGAATTCTGAAGGGAAAGAAGGTTCAAAAACATTATTTTTTGATGGTGTTTGGTTTGTAAATAATCCATTAGAGTTTGATATAGATGCAGATGATTTAAAAATTGTACAGAGTATAACAGCAAAAGCTAGAGGAGTGAGGCAAGCAACAGTATGGGCTTAAATTTACCGAAAACACAAGTACGTTTAAGAAGTAGCATAACAATAAGAGCAATACCTGATCCTCGAGTATTAGATAATTTAGGAGCAGGTAAGACATCTTTATATGGATTATATGCAATTTCTTTAAAATATGATCCGCTTGGTGAAATAAAGAGTTTTAGTAGAGATCAAACAAGAGAAGTATATAGAAGATATTCTATAGGTAAGTATTCACACGAACCTTTTCAGGTAGTTCCTTTAAAGGTTACTACTAATTTAACTATAGTTAGAGCAATTTTATATAAAAATGATATGCTTAAAACAGTATTTGGATTTTGGGGTGAATCATTGTTAATGCAGCAGATGCCTTTTGTTATAGTTGAGAACAAAAATTCACCAACAGGGGATATTCTTGAAACTGCAGTGATATTTTATAATGATTGTTGGTTTACTTCAAATCCTATAGAATATGATATAGATGCAGAAGATCAATGGATTATACAAGATAGAGAAATATCTTGCGGGAGTATAACAGTATTTGATTCTACTATTCATGGTGCTGCTGCTCTTGCAAGTGAAACTTTATCTATTGCAGGTGAAATATATGGTACGAAAGGTGTAAATTTACTTAAAGATTTAAAAATTTATTGAATTTAAAAGGAGGAAAATATGAATGAAGAAGGAAAGAAAAACGAAAATATAGCAGAATTTAAAATAAAGAAAGATGATGATAATATATCCGAATTTAGAGTTAAAAGTGATAGTGGAGATGTGATAGTTAATATTGAAAAGTTTATAAAATTTGCTTCTATACAAAAAGAAATTAAAATTGGAAAAGATTTTACAATAACTATGAAAACTTTAACAAATAAAGAAAGAAATAAAGCAACTAGTTCTGTTAAGTTTGATCCTAGTATTTCTATGACGGAATATATTGAAGCAATAAAAATACCTATTTTAAGTGCATCTATAGTTAAGATTAATGATGTTGTTTTTAATAGTGATGAAGATAAAAAGAGATTAGCAGAATATTTAGATAAAGCTCAAGAAACTATTGTCGATAGATTATGGTTAGAATATAATAAATTAATATCAGAACAATATGAATTACTAGAAAATGAAGAATTAAAAAAAAAATAATAGATAATCCAATAAGTAAATTTTATTGGACTATAATTAAACATGCTAATATACTTCCATCTAATAAAGATTTTCAAGAATTAGAACCTATTCAAGCATTTTGGTATTACTATAATTTGTATGAAGATTTTAAGAATTTAGATAACGCAGGTAAAGAAAGTAAAACAATTTTTGAAGCACCAGGTGATGATGAAGATTTTATAAAAGCAGTAAAGGAAGATTTTAGGAGGAAGAAATAATGCCAACCCCAGAGCAAATCGCTGCATTGTTTGCATTAGCAGGTAAAGAATTCGATGAGTTAGAACCAAAAATAAAAATATTTTCTAAAAATGTAGAGAAAACAGGAACAGATATAATTGGTTTAGCAGATAGATTTCGTGAATTAACTTATCAGGTTGAGCCTAGTATTAAGAATTATAGAACATTAATTGATGTTTATAAGAGATTAGAAGAAAAACATCGTGATGATGCGAGATATGTTAGTATGTTAACTGCAGCGTATGATAGACTTATAGAGATGGGTGTAAGTACTAGTGTTCAATTAGATTTAATTAGAGAAAAATTGGGATTAAAGACATCTAGTGAATTAAAGGGAATAGAAAAGGAAATATATAGAAGTAAAGAGTTATTAAAAGGAAAAGAAGTTGATTTAAGAAAGGAAGATCTTCTTGTTAAAGCATATCAAAGAAGAAAAGAATATGATTTATTAAAAGCACAATTAAAAGAAAAAGCAGCAATTGTCGAAGGTCAAGGTGGAATAGTAAAATTAGCAAGGATTAGATGGGAACAAATGAGAGCAGATGCTGATGCATTTTTTACTAAAACTTTTGGAGTGCAAAGTGCTACTATGTTAAAATATGGTGGATGGGTAGCACTTGTTGCTATGTTAATGGAAGGTCTTATTAGAAGTTTTGCTGAAAGTGCAAGAGGGGCAAGATTATTAATAAGAACAGGAGGGTTATTAACTAATAATTATATATCTAATCTTGCAGTAATAAGTGATTTAAGTATAGCAGCAGCAAAAGCTGGAGTTTCTTTTGATGAAATGCAAAGATATGTAAATACAGCGGTTGATGAATATATTGCAGGTTTATATCAAATAGGAAAAACTTATGAAGATGTATCTAGAGGAGGGATCGAAGCAGAAACTGATAGAGCCCGTACTATAATAAGTACTGTAGAAAAATTGACGTATGTCGCATCAGGATTAGGAATGAGTGCTGAGGCAGCAATTAAATCAGCGACAAGATTAGGTGTAATGTATGCTATTCCTATAGAACAATTAGGGGATCAATTTCAAATTATGGCAAGATCAGCAGAAAGGATGGGAATACATGCTGAAGATTTAACTAAATTATTAGAAGGATTAGGTGAAGATTTAAGATATACAGATGTAAGATTTAAAGGAATAACAGCCGATACAATTTCTTGGGCTAAAACATTATATATTACACATAAAGAATTGTCATCTAGTGTATTTTGGACTAAAAAATTTCAATCCAATTTTACTCAAATGATGACTGTTGGTTTGCAAACATTTGCAAAAATTACTCCTGAAGCTTATTTAGCTTATGTAGATAAACCAATAAAAGATATTGGAGAAGCTTGGGCTGAAGCAGTGAGTGCAACACCTATACAAAAAATGATTGCCGCAAGAGATAGATTATTTAGAGAAGTTTCAGGAGCTACTTCACCAGAAGCAATGGCAGGAAGATTAGCATTATTAATACCAGAATTAAGAGAAATGGGAGCCGCAGGTTATAGGTTAGCAGAAGCTATGATGCGTATTAGTGAAGTAGATAGAGAGCAAATAGCAAATTTACCTTCAGATCAGCAATGGACAGCATTTCTTACAAAAATACCTGAAGCGCAAAGAAGAGAATTAGAAACAATTGGAGGGAATTTACAACGATTTGAAAATCCTATTCAATTTTTGACAAATTTAGTTCAAATATTTTTAAAATCTTGGTTTACTTTTGCTGCTAAAATTTTAGATATTACGGGTATTTTTAGAGGAGGAAGTGCGGAAATAAGAGAGCAACAGAAATCATTTCAACGAATGCTTTCAGGATCGGATCCTTCAGCAATGGCTAGTGTGCAGTTAAGAAGACTTTGGGTAAAATAGGGAGATAAAAATGTCATTATTAAGTTTAAAAGATAGGACAGTGCGGATAATTGTAAATAAAGCTTCTAAAGAAGATGAAGCTTTTAAAAAATCTGTAGAAAATTATCAATTAGAAACTAAAAAAAGAGAAATGTTTGAAAAATTTTTTCCTGTAGTTCCGAGTTCTACGTTAAGAACATTGCCTGGAGAGCTTACAAAAGATTTAATAGTTTTAGAACTTAAAGAAGTAAAAAGTATTAAATTATCATATTCGGCTGATATAACAGTTGAGTTTGGTATTTCAGTTGCTTTTATTCAACCTTGGTATATTAAACCAGTCGAAATATCAATAACTGGTAGTTCTTATATTGGAGCGTATCCTTATATCGCTAATGCTGATGCAGATATAGATGAATTATATAAAATATTTAAAAATAATTTAATGGAAATAACAGGTAATCGAAGATTATTATTATTAGAAATAGTTAATAATCCTAATGATACTGATAGGTTTTTTGGTTATTTTTCTAAATTAGATTTTGGTGAAGATGTATCAAAACCGTATATATTAGATTATGATTTAACTTTTATAGGTGCATCTGATATGAAACATTCTAATGAAGAAGGTAAAGAAGGTGCTAGTCAAGATAAGAAACGAGTAAAATAAAATGCCAGTAGATATTAAAGTAAATTATAAAATAATTTTATATTCTTTAGATTTTACTAATGCGAAGGAATTAGTAGAAGGAACTGATATTAGATATACTGATCCTGTTGATTATTTTAATGTTAATAGTAAACTTCATTGGAAATTTTTACAAGAAAGTGTAGAAAAATATAAAGATAATTGGACGAAAACTATAAGGGAATTTAAAGAAAGTTTAATTAAAGCGATATCAGAAGGAAGAATTAAGTTATTAGAAGGAATAGATATTACTAAGAATGTTAAAATTATTACAGGATTTGAAAATAGTTTAGAAGAATTTAGTAATTCTATTGGATTTAGAATTAGTCAATCAAGTGAGTTTGATAGAGAATATAGTAATGGTCTTATTACAACAAAGAAAATAAAAGATTTTTTATGTGAAAATCAAATAATAGAAGTTAGAGTTGATAGAGGGTTTACAGAAAATTGGATTACTGAATATATAGGTTTTATAGGAACTATAAGTTATTCTAAAAGTTATGGAACTGTTCCTGATATAGATATTACTGTATATGGGATTAATAAGTTTTTTGGGTTGTCAAATGTTGTGCAAAAGCAAGCAATATATAATAAAATGTTTGATGAAGGTATTGAAATAACAACACCAGGTGTTCCTGTATATCAAGATAATTGGAATAATTTGAATACAGGTCAGATATTTAGTACGATAATGGAAGATGTGTTATGTTTAAAGGCAGTAAATGTAGATAGTAAATTAGAAGAAATAAAAAAGAAATTAGATGAAAATAATGACGAGTTGAGAAAGATAAGAACAAAATTAGATGATATTAATAAAGAAATAGCACCTTTAAAATCAAAAATTTCGTTAACTCTCGATGAAGAAGAACAATTATCTAAAAAAGAAAGGGTTATTGAAGAATATAAAACAAAAATAAGAGAATTAGAAGAAACTATATCTGGGAGTAAAGAAAAGAAAATAGAAGGTTTGACTACTGAGTATAATAAAAGGTTAGAGGAAATAAGAACTAAATTAGAAAAAATACGTTTTGAGTTTAATGTTGATAGGCTAAAAAGTATTAAAGATTTTAGAAGCTCATTTTTATTACTTTATGCATTTTATCTAGTAAGACAATTAGATGATGTTAAATTTAGTGATGATTCTAAGGCTAATGAAGAAATAAAGAAAACTTTAGCTATTCTTGAGCATGGAGAACATAAAACTTACAACGAAATGGTAGCAAGAGGATTTGAGACTTTTTATACTCAAATGGCAAAACCGATTGATATATTGAGAACTGTAAGAGAAGTAGCTTTTTATGATATTTTTGAAAACAGGAAAGGTCAAATAATATGTAGACCTCAGAAATATAATGAATTAGAAATAGATTTACCAGAAAATGGTAATATTCCAGAAGGAGATTTTGTTATAAAGAAAGAAGATATACTTGATGAGGCTTATCATAGGAATGATATTGATTTAGCGACTAGATGTGATGCAAAATTTATGTATCCATTTTTTGGTGAAGTTGGAATGATTGGAGGTTGGTATACAGATGCTAATATATTATTTAAATATGGATTAAGAGTGAGAGAACCGACTTCTAATCCAAATGTTATTAATAGATGGTTAGCGTCTATATATTCAGCAATGATATTATATAGGCAAAATGCTTTTACAAGGCAAATAAATATATCAGTTCCTAATACTAGAACATACGAAATTGGAAGATTATATTATATTGAATTAAATGACGATTCTGAGAAAGATAAATTTGTTGGTTATTTAAATTCGATAGAAACAACGTTTGGTTATGGAAAAGTTTCTACAAATATTTTAAAATTTATATATGTAAGAAGAGTTGAGCGAAAAGCGGTTAAAGAATTTCTTCAGACAGCAAAAGATAACGATTATGATATGATATATTCAATTTATAAAGAGAAGATATTAAGTCAAAGTAATGTAAATCGTTTAGAATTATTAAATAAAGAAAAAAATAAAAAAGATAGAATTTCAGAAGCTAAAAAATTTTTAGAAAGAAATATTGATAAAGATGTAATATATTTTTCTATAATACCAACTATTTTAGATGTTATATATGAAGTTGAATCTGATTCTAGAAAAAAGCAAACTGAAATAGAAGAGTCTAAACCTGTTTTAAGCAGTGAAACATTGTCACAAATAGCTATTAATAAAGATAGATTAGAGATTGCAAAAGAATTAGATGATTATTATGCTTTTAGTCTTCCTAGACCAACAACTGAGAAGTCAGGATATACAAATCATAAAATAAAAATATTTGATATTATGTTTGATTATAGACCAATAGTTATAGACGATAATCAGATTAAAGAATTAGGATTTTCTGATTTTAAAGAATTTTCTGATAGTAGTTATCTTAAAACTAAATTTAGGGTTGGTATTTTTGATTCACCTGCAGCAGGAAATGCGTCTTTTGTTACTCAAAGTTTAATTAATGGGTTAACTTTAATAGATTTAAGTTTTAAATTTTATAATTGGCGTATTAGAAAATGGATGGAAAGTTTTGGTGAAGAGGTTACAGGGCGTCTTGATAAAAGTTATACTTATTTTAATTTTGATAATACTAATTTGATATTTAGTAATTCGTGGTTCGAGATTGATTCACAAGAATGGTTAATAGAAGAAAGAAGAGTTAGAAGATTTTGGGCTCCTAAAGGGTGGATTTATCTTAGAGGTCCGTATGCAGAAAAGAAGATATTTGAATTAGAAGGTGGGGAATATTTTGCTGAAATTAAAGAAAATTCAATATATTTTTTAACTAAAGATGAACAAGGTAAACCAAAATATTTGCAAGATAAAAATGGAGTAGAAGTAGCATTTAATAGAATTAAAGATACGATAAGATTTTATACAGATAGTTTAATATTTGATTTAGAAAAATTGTTTGATATTGGTAGTATAGTTTGGGGATTTAGAACACCAGAAGAAAATCGTCAAATAATATATACAAATAAAAAAGAGACATCAAAAGATTCTGCCGATGCTCATTTTAAAGGTAATGCTGTAGATATTCAATTTTTAAATTTTAGAATGATTGATAATGGACATATTAATTTAAAGCCTAAATTTTTTACAGATTTTACTAAATTATTATCAATGTTAAATGGTGAGAGATTATTAGGTAAATATATATTTGATAGATTTCCTAAAAATAATGTTTTTACTAGAGACGATATTGCTTGGGCAAGATACGATTATTATTATCATATAGAAGGAGTGGAGAAAAAATAAAATGTTAGATTTTCAATTAGGTAGAATAATTAATGTAGATGATAAAAATAATGTTGTTTATGTAAATTCATTTGAAAGTGGGAGTAATATACCCGTTGAATTAGATAATCCATTATCGTTGCAAGTAATGCCTAAGATAGGATCTTTAGTGTTATTTGTTAGATATGGGATGAATGTTACTAAGATAATTAAAATATGGGAAAATAATCCAGATTTATTAAGAAAGAATTCTGGAAGATTACTTCCTGGAGAAATACAAATTCAATCAGAAGGTGGCGGTTATATTTATTTAAATAATAATGGGGACGTTTCTATTGTTGATGGTGGTATGAGAAATATTTTTAAGATAATAAGGAAAAAGTTTCAAATTCTTATTCAAGCAACTGAGATATTATTTCAGACTTTTAATGGATTAGAGATAAGACATACAAAATCAGGGGAATATGAAATTACCAAAAAAGATCCAAGAACAAAAGAAATAAAAGCAAAAATTGTAATTGATAAAGATGGCAATACGTATATTGATAGTCAAACAATATATTTAGGGAAAAATGCTAATGATGAAAATAAGCGAAAATTATTTGGAGATATAGTGACTTCAGGACCTTATGGTACTTTTCCTATTTGTCCAGTTACAGGTAAGCCTATAACTGGTAGTAGTACTATAAAAGGAGCATCATAAAATGGCATTATTAAGAAGAGAAGAAATTTGGAATTTGATGAATAGTGCGTATTATGTAGATAATGAATTAGATTTTTCTGAAGAAATTAAAACAGAATTAAAAAAAAGTGATACATATAATATTTTAAAAGAAAAAATCAGTAAAGAAAATAGGGATAATTTAAAAAAAGCAATATTAAATTTAAAAGATGAAATTAGAACTCGAATGCAAGAAATTAACGAATTGATGATTGCGAATGATGATACTAAAAAGATATTATCAGAACAATTGCAAAGTTATACGACAATGTCTGATGTTCAAACAATTAATTCTATATTAACTTCTGATATTTTAGTTCAAGATAGTGAATTAAATTATACGATACCTTATTTGACAAATGAAGCTTTGCAAACTGTTTCAGAAATGACAGAGTTAAATTATAGATATGAGCAAGTAGTTAATATGCAAAAGAAGTTAGAATTAAAGTCTTCGTTTTTAACCGATTTATTTAGAAGAATAGATAATATTTTATTTATATTAGAGAGTATAGTATGAAAGATTTGAAGATATTAGGTACAGCAGAAAATAAATATTATGGTACTTTTAATGATATAACTTATGAAAATGGTGATTTTGTAATGCTTAGTGGAGCGAGCAAATTAAAGCAAAATATGGCTAAAATATTACTTACTAGGGAAGGTGAAAATAAGGTATTTCCTGGTTATGGTAGTAATTTACAAAGTTTGATTAATCAAAAGATAGATAATACTAGTGTAAGAAAAAATATTGTTAATGGTATAATATATGCATTTACTTATTTAAATGAAATTGATGATACTACAGATTTAGATGAAAAAATAGATCAAATTAAAAGTATAGATGTAAATATAGATCCTGTAGATCCGAGAAAAGTATTTATAAGAATAGAAGTTATAAATAAAGTTGGTGAAACATTGATTATAACACTTGGAGGATAAAATATGTTAAAGAGTTTTTCTCAAATATATAATGATATTAAAAATAAGATATTAGAAAGAAATAAAAATATTAGTTTACATCCTAATAGTACTGTAAATGATATTTTTATAACTCCTCAAAGTGTCGAATTAGTAAGAGAAATAGTAATTGCTGATTATATATTACGATGTCAATCATTAGATTTAATATCAGAGATGTTATTAGATAGCGAATATTTATCTTTAGTAGCTTTTGCTTATGGAATTTCTGTAGATGATGTAAGAAATGATATTAAAGTTATATTAGAAAAACATGCTTCAAATTTTAATTTAACAAGAAAAGGGGCTACTTCAGCTACAGGAATAATTTATTATGTTAGAAATAATGTGTTGACAATTTCTGATGGTGATAAGACTATTTTAAGAGGGTCAATAGTATCATCAACGAATGGGCAAAGATATGAGGTTCAATCAGATGTTACAATGTTTGCAGCTCAAGGACCGAATTATTTTGATCCTGATTTGAATGCATATAGTATTCCTGTTCCTATTAAATCTGTAAATGTAGGGATTCAAGCAAATGCACCTGCAAGGACAATTACTAAAATGGAAACTGCAGTAGAAGGTTTCGATTATGTAATTAATAAAGATGAAATAAGTAATGCTACCGATGAAGAAACAGACGAAACTTTGATTGAAAGGATTAAATTAGTTTATTTAGGGAATAATATAGGAACAAAAGATGGTTATAAAAAAATAGTTTTAGCAAATTCAAATATAAGTGATGTATATGTATCGTATGCAGGCGATAAATTTATGAAACGAGATGAGGGATATGGTGGAAAAATTGATTTATATATTCTTGAAACGAATATAGTTCAACAAACTGAGATAGTAGATACAGCTACTGAATATTATGTATTGAAAAAGCAACCTGTAGATTCTTTGATTTCTATAACAGGGCATGGTGGAGCTCCATATTTATTTGAAGCTAATTCAATAGAATTTTACGAAGGAAGTATTAAGGCTAATGCTAGAATACATTGGACTGATTTTGCATCAAATCCGCCGACAGTTCCTTATACTATAAAATATAATTATAATTCTAATGTAGAGATTATTCAAAATTTGTTAGATAAAGATGAATATAAAATATTAGCAGGTTCAGATCCGATGGTATTGGTAAAACAATCTATAAAAGTACCTATTGATATTTCATTTTCATTGCGTATTTTATCTGGTTATTCTAAATCTTCAATAATTCAAGATATAACTAATTTATTAACTGCTGAGATAAGTAAATTAAAATTAGGGGAATCTTTACAACAAAGTGATATTATAGATTTAGTTTATACTATAGAAGGCGTAGATAGTATTATTTTACCTATGAATAAATTTAATAGAAGTAATCTTAGTAATGTTGTAGATACAATAGAGGTAGAAGGTAGAGAATATATTAGATTAAATAATTTAGTGATTACATAAAAATATATTGACGATTTAATGAAAAACGTAGCAGTAATAAACTGCTTCGTTCTGCAAACGATAAAAAAGAGGTTTTATGCAATTATATACAAGAGGGAAAAATACTTTATATTGGCAATTAATAGATAAACTTAATAGATATATTTATAATAAAGATTGGAATGTTATTCCTTATATGCCAGAAAAGGAATTTTTGTTTGTAGATTTTTGGCCAGAATTGTATGTAGAAGGGACAGATACATTTATAAAAGTTTATATTAATGGAGATTATTTTACTACTTGTAAGATTGTAGATGAAATTGGAACTATTTATTTTACAAAAAAAGTTGATTATGGTATTACTAAAATTAGATTAACTGATATTGCAGATAATAGATTAGCAGATTATGAATTTATAGCATTAAATACTTATTTATATTATGAATTATTGGGAGATATAAGATTAGATAGGTTAATTGAACTTTTAAGGATTAAAAATGATATATTTTTAGATGAAGTAAGAGATGCTCAATTATATAGTAATTTTGGATATTTATTTGATTTAAGAAAGCCTTCAGATTTTACATTTGAAGAATATAGAAATATAATTTTAGATTTAAGGACAGCATTTTTAAATGGTTCAACTTATAAAGGAATTAAACTTGCAGTTAAAAGTATTACAGGTACAGAACCAGATATTATTCCATACGAAGCTATAGAAGGTTGGAAAGTATATAATAATCCAAAATGGGTGTGGAATGGAACTAATTGGGAAGATACTGATTCTAATAGAAATCATTATTATGTAGAAGGAAATTTATTAAATACAAGAGCAAAACCAGGTATTAAGATATATTCTAAAGAACAGCATATTAATTGGATTAAATTAAAAGTTTATGATTCTACTAGAAATGTTGTTAATGAAGAAGTTGTTAAGACAGAAGAAAATGGAGGATCAGATAGTTTGAATAATCAATATTTAACTTCAACATTAGTGGCAATAAATCAAGGTGCAAATATATATACAGAAGGAGTTGAGTTTACTGTAGATAGAATTAATGGAAAAATAAATTGGATCGTTGGACAACCTCAACCAAATAAAAACTCTACATATTTAGTAAGTTATCAATATATAGTTAAGAAAATAGTAGAACAAGTTTGTGAAAATTTAAAACCAGCATATACTAAAATTATATATTTATATGTTTAGGAGAAATAAATATGGCTAAACCTAAAAAACCAGAGAATTTTTATGTAATTAAAAGAAATAATTATGCTATTTTAAAATGGGATAGAGTTACTAAAGATATTAATGATGAAGATGTAACTGTAAAAAAATATATTGTATATAGAACTCAAAAAACTAATAGTAATGATTTTATTGTTTTAGGTGAAGTTACTACTACTGATTTCGAGAATAAAGTCGATACGATATTTATTGATATTGATATAGAAGAAAATGAAATTTATTTTTATAAAGTTAGTTGTGTAAATATATTTGATGAAGAAAGCGAAGCAACGCAAGAAGAGGCTGGTATATATTTTGGAGATTTACAAGATAATAAACCTGAAAAAGCAGAAACTATAGCTGGTAGATGGGATATATCTGTTTGGGATGGGTGTATATATTCGTAAAAAGGAGAATAAAATATGGTATATAAGAAAAATTTTCAATCAAAAAAACTTATAAAATCTGTAGAACAGAACGAAAATTTTACTATTATACAATCTGGTTTATTTAAAATAGGTGAAGATTTGACATCTCAAATAGATGGTGTAAGAAGTATATTTACAGTTTCTAATTTATATATGCCTAATACTTTAAAGGTATATTTAGATGGTATAAGATTAAGAAGAACTATTGATTATTCGGAATTATCAGATAATCAATTTCAATTAACTGTTATACCAATAATAGGACAAGATTTAGTTTGTGATTATATTAGAAAAGATATTTAAAAGGAGTTAAGATATGGAAAAAATAAATATTTTTGGAAATCAAGAAATATTATCTAATGATTTAAATTTGATGCAATCAAAGAAAGAGAAAGAAATTAAAAATAGAACTATAGATATTTATCAGCCAGGGATATTATATTTAAAATCTATTGATAAAACTGGTGAGTTTAAAATAACGGTTAATTCTAGCGATGCAACTAAAATCGATATAGGATATGGTATCGCATATAATTTAGATGGAGATAGATTAGAAATATTTAGTAACGAATCGGTAAATTATGATACTAGTTTAAATTGGTCTAATTCAGTTAATAAGCAAGATACTCAAATTCCTCCTGAGTCTATGCCATATTCTAGTGGCAATATTGCGATTCCTTTAAAAGATTATGGATTAGATGTTCCGAATTTTATATTTATAGACTATGTAGAAACTGTAGAAATTGATCCGAGCGATCCTTATTATCCTTATGGTAATTGGAATGCTCCAAATTCTAAATATGTAATAGATCAAGAAACAAATAGAATAAAATATCCTTATAAAAAAAATGGTTATAAAATAATAGTTGCATTACTTGCAGATATAACAGTTATAGATGGAACTCCAAGACATAATTTATATACTAAAGCAATATATTTAGGAAAAGTTACAGCTAATGGAATTGGTAATCCTATATTATCAAATGATATTATTTATGAGGATGTAAATCATATAAGAAAATATTATCAACATTCTCCATTAGCAGTAAAAGTAAAAAATCCTACTGATTTAACTGATGTTACAGTTGAGTATTCTAAAAATAAAAGTTATAGTTTAGAAGATCATATAAAAGCAGTCGGGAATCCTGATTTAATAACGAATAAAAATCCACATGGACTTTCAATTTATGATTTAGGATATACTGGACAAGATTTGATTGGTCATAGGAATGAACAACATTCAAATCATATTATAGCAGGAACAGCTGGAAAAAATTCAACTTTAAGTTTATTATATATTACGCTTTCTGGAGCTCAAACAGTAAGAATATATAATTTAGCTACTGATGAATATGCATACGTTAAAGGTAATAGAATAACAAGAAGTAATATAATATCGGCAAATGTAATGCCAAATGATGATTATCAAGAATTTATATTTACATCTGGAAGTACTCCGGGTATTTATTATTTTTATTTAGATTCTAGTGGAGTTTTAAATTATACAACATCTCTAAGTACTATTATAGCTAATAATTTTCTTTTAATAGGATCATCTGAATGGGTAGGTTCACCGTCATATTTATTTAAGATACCTAATTCAGATCCTATAGTTCAAGGAGTATTAGATTTTAGAAAGTTTGGTAGTATTGGGATAAATAATTTACAACTTGGTAGATATTATGAAGGAGATAGTTTTGGTGGAGTAGTAGGACAAATAGGATTATTTTTATCTATTAAATCAGGATGGTTAGAATGTGATGGGAGTTTAATTGATTATACTACAAATCCAGAATATTACGATTTAATAGTTTATTTAAGAAGTTTAGGAACTCCTTTTATTGGACCAGGAAATACAAATGCATATTTACCTAATGCAAAAGGAAGATTTATAATAGGGCAAGATGGAGTTACGTATACTCCAGGATTAACAGGAGGAAGCGCAACGCATTCGCATACAACAGGTAATGCATTAGGATCTCATTCGCATGGTGGTGCTACTAATTTCTTCGATGTAAATCATACACATTATTATAGTGGAGAAACTAGTGATGTTAATAATCGTTCAGGATGGTATTCTACAGGAACAGATATTCATCTTGCGATAGAACATCATACTCATTCATTTTCTGGAACAACGAGTGGAGCGATATCAGGTACAGTAAATCACCAGCATGGAATTAATAGTGAGAATTTAACACATAATCATACAGTAAGTACAGAATCTAATATTCCGCCATTTTTAACGTTATATGTTTGTATTAAATATTAAAAAGGAGGATAAATTATGGCAGATATAGAAGCAACAATTACAAGTGAAAGTTTAATATTAGAAAATATATCATCTGGATCAAAAATTTTGATAATAGTAAATCCAGATACTATTCCTTCGGGAACAATATTATATGATAAAAATGTTCCTATTGGTAAGAAATTTAATGGAAGTATTATTATATCTGGACAGTTATTAAATCAGTAAGGGGAGGAAATATGGAAAAGAAATTGAATTTGAAATGTGATAAAACTTTTTTAGGATTTAGAAAAAAATGTATTCAAGAAAAATGTGCATTATGGGTAGTATTGTATTCTAAAAATGAAAAAGGTGAAACTATATCAGAAGGAATGTGTGTTCAAAAAGCACACAATATTTTTTTAGGTGATATTGCAAGATTGTTAAGTATTATAGCACAAAATAAAGAATAAGGAGTAATATATATGGCAAGAAAAATACAGTCAGAGGATATAAAAGAGAATTCTTTAAAATTTCATACAATTGATTCAACGCATGTTACTGATTCTATTACTGGTGAAAATTTAAGGTTAAAGCACGATAGTACTCAGACAATTTTAGATGCTATAATGTCTAATATTGGATTATTTTGGGGTTATGATGATTTAACTTCTTTAGTAAATGGAACGACTAATATTTTTAATTTAAGTTATACTCCTATTGGACCTATATGGGTAATTCATAATGGTATAGTTAGAAGAATAGGAAGCGATAATGATTATACTCTTTCAGGAAAAGTATTAACGATGAATTATATACCGAATACGAATACGACGTCTTTTTTTGTAATATATAGACATAATGGAGCATAAAAAAAATTAATTGGAGGAATAATTTATGTTAACTCAAATACAAAGTTCTGATATTGGGTTAGATGTAATATTAGATGTTGATCTTGCATCTAATTCTGTAGGGACTTCTGAAATACAAGATAATGCAGTTGTAAGTTCTAAATTAGCGAGAAATTTAGTTTTAGGAAGTAATGTTTCAAATACATTATCTATTAAAAGCACTATTTTATCTGAAATTATTGGTGATAATACGCTTAATTTAAAGAGAATTACTAATCAAACTGGAAATATTATCAATATAATTGACGAAAATAGTAATTTATTTTTAGTATTTGATAAAGATGGTAAACTTGGTATAAAAGTAAATCCGATTGCTAGTTTGCATATTGGATCGTATGGAGATATTTTATTTGATTATGGTAGTAATCACGATAATTATATAACATTTGGTTCGACAGGATATACTTATTTTAGAACTTGGAATGGAACAGAAAATTCTATAAAATTGAGAATAACAAATGATGGTAAGATAGAGTGGTATGATGGTTCGAATTTATATGATGTTAATCTGTATAGAAATAATGTTAATGTTTTAAAAACAGACGATTCTTTTGTTATAGGAAATAATTTATATTTAGCATCAAATAATAGTATTATTTATTTTGGTACTGACAGCGATGTTAATTTATATCGTTTTGCAGAAAATATATTAAAAACCGATGATGATTTTATAGTAAATAATTCAGAAACTTCTGGAAAATCAGCTTCTATTAGTATAATTGCAGGAAATTCAGGATTTTCTAATTTATATTTTGGAGATACGGATAATGCTACAATTGGTAGAATAGGGATAAATCATACTAATAATTATATGTATTTTGATGTAGCGGGTTCAACTAAGTTATATTTAACAAATAATGGAGAAATTCAATTATTTTATTCAGGAAATCCTGGTGTTAAAATTTGGTTAGATGGTTTAAATATATTATCTATAGGGGGAAATGTAGTTATAAATGATACAATATTTAGTGCTACAGGTACTATAATTTTAGGGAATGCAATTTCAAATACTACAACTATAAAAGGATCACTTGTTTTAATAGATAGTGATGGAACACATACTTTAAAACTTGGAGCAGATGTAGATTTATATCGTGAAAGTGCAAATGTATTAAAAATAGATGATACTTTAAATGTTAATGGAAATTTATATTCTTCAGGAGAAGTTATAGTTAACCCTACTGGGATAATTCGTTTAAAAAATGATAATGCTGCGATATATTTTGGCTCAACAGATGATATTATTCTTTATCGTAATGGAAGCGATACATTAAAGACAGATGATAATTTAATAGTTGGATTAACATTAACTGTTAATGGTAATAGTATATTAGGAAGTGGTAATACAAATACAACTACAATAAGAGGATTAGTTACGTTACAAGATAGTAGTGTAACATATCCTTTAAGATTTGGTAGTGATGTTAATTTATATAGAGATATAATAGATGGTGTTCCTGGTTTATCGACAGGAAGAATGTATTTAAATTCTCTTTATATGGGAGGAATAATTAATGCTGATAGTGGAATTGCAACGCATGGAGCTAATATTTATCTTGAAGAAGGAGCTATTTATTATGGTTCTTCTGCTGATGTTAAATTATATCGTTCTGCTGCAGATACATTAAAAACAGATGATAATTTTGAAGTTCAATATGACATAATCGCAAATGGTCAAATTATAGCTCAAAATGGATTAGTAGTAAATGATGGTAATGCAAATATTTATGGTTATTCTTATTTTAGAAAAAAGAATGGAGTTGGAGAAGTAGATTTTGTAGATTTAGATCTTTTGTTTGTAGGAAATAATAAAATTATTTGGCAAAATGATACTAATTTATATAGAGATAGTGCAAATACATTAAAAACAGACGATAATTTGATAGTTGGAGGAAATTTAAATATTAATGGTTTAATAAGTAGTGCAGATTCGTCTAATTTAAAAAGACTTAATATACGAAATACTGATGAATTAAAAGTAGTTCCAAGAACTACTCCTGATAATAAAGTTACAGTTAGACCGGGAACATTTGTTAAATCAGATGGTACTGGTTCTGTTACATTTACAGGTGGAGATTCGCCTATATTTCCTCCTGTTACAACAAATCCAAGAATTGATTTATTATGTATTGACGATGCAGGAGTATTAAGTAGGATAGCAGGAACAGAAAATTCTTCACCATTACCAGAAAATTATCCTACAAATAAACAAGTATTAGCAGAAATTACAATTACAGAGACGGGAACAGTAGTAATAGACGAAAATGACATTAAAGATGTTCGTATGTTTTTAAATCTTGGTGGTGGAGGAGCAGGAGGGACAGTAGGAGTTTTACCAAGATATGCAGCATTTATAGCAACAGAAGGACAAACTGTATTCGATTTACCATTTAGTTATCAACAAGGTGATAATAGTTTACAAGTATTTTGTGATGGTATTTTGAAAAGAGTAAATGATGATTATGTAGAAACTAGTTCAACAAGAGTAACATTTAATACTGGTAGAATTGCTGGAGAAAAAGTTACATTTAGAGTAATGGTAGGAACTTCGACTAATAGAGTAGAAACATCATTTACAAATCAAACGACTGTAGTAGTTAATCATAATTTAAATGCTTATCCACAAGTTCAAGTTATAGATAATAATAATGCTGTTATAATACCTAATTCAATAGTACATAATTCAACTAATCAGTTAACTATAACATTTGCAAGTCCAGAATCAGGAACTGTAATTTGTATTACAGGTAGTTCTGGTAGAAGTGATGTTACGATTAAGGTTAAAGCTGCTACAGGTGGATTAAGTACTTATGATGTAATTTATAAAACTACTAATTCTGACGAATATGGTAAAGCCGATTCAAATTCAGAATCTACAATGCCTGCTTGTGGAATAATGTTAACAAATTTAGCAGTAGGTAATACTGGTGATGCTTTAATTATTGGAGAAGTAAGTAATCCAAGTTGGAATTGGACAGTAGGTGGAAAAATTTATGTGTCAGCATCAGGAAGTTTAACGCAGACTCCCCCAAGCGGTTCTGGTAAAGTAGTTCAAATTGTAGGATATGCTAAAAATACAACTACTGTAGTTTTTAACTTTAATAATATATATACAGTTTTAGCATAATAAAAGGAGTTTAATATGGTAGAAAGAAAAACAGTTTATAGTAGTGATGGAATAATAAGAGAAATAGGAAGTAGTGATTATATTGCATCTTCTCAAATACCTCTTGCTCAACCTTCTAATATACTAATTAATGGTGGATTTGAGATATGGCAGAGAGGAACTATTTTTAATAATGTAGCAGATGGAAATTATACAGTTGATATGTGGAAAACTCATAATGAACCAGGAGCAACAGCACCTAATATTTCACAAGAAAGTAGTTCTGGTAATTTTGTTTCAGGTAAATATAGTGCTAAGATTGTAATTCCAACTACAGGAACGGCAGTTGGTAATTTTTATCAACCATTAGAAAAATTCGAAGAATATAAAGGTAAAACTTTATCTTTTTCTATTAAAGTAAAATGTAGTGTTTCTAATAAAGTTAGAGCTTATATATATGATGGAAGCGGAGTATCTTATTCTAATTATCATACTGGAGATAACACATTTCAAAATCTTATTGTGATAAGAACTATTCCTAATAGTGGTATTACAACAGTTATGGCAGGTATAGAATACAATACAAATGTAACAATGACTTTTTATGTAGACGAAGCAATGTTAGTAATAGGTTCTCAACCTGCAAATTATATTCCTAAATTACAGAGTCAAGATTTAACAGATTGCCAAAGGTATTATGAATATGGAGGTGGAGGTTTAGGTTATGTTTATGGTCCAAGTATTGGATCTTATGCTTATATAGAACAAAGATATAATTTTAAAGTTACGAAAGCAGGAACGCCGACGATGACAGTATATAATTTTAATAGTGCGGGAACTGGTAGTTATTTTGATTCTTTTGGTAATGTTAATAAAGAATATTTTAATGGAAGATTTCTTATAAATGGATCAGGAACTTTAGGGTTAATTGGAATGTATGAATGGTCTGCAGAATATAAATTATAGGAGGTAATATGTTAGTTTCTATTACGAATTTTGATAAACAAAATTTAACTGTAGATTTAGCCGAAATAGATATATCAAATCCATTATCGGAAAGCAATGTTTCTGTTTTAAATTTAGAACATGCTAAAGATTTACAAAATAATGATATTAAAAATACACTAAAAGTTAAAGTTACAAATGGACAATTGATAAGCTTTTATCCTATGTCAGGAGATGAAAATGCTCAAAAATTACATTATTTACATTTATTAGCTCACACATTAGAAGAAGTTCAAACAGATGCTATAGCAAGAAATATTAGTATTGAGGGTAAAACTAAAGATCAATTAGCTAAAGAAATAATACAAGATGAATGTAATAAAAATCAATGTCTTTATTTGATAAATGATTTTTAATAAATAAAAGTTTTTTATTGTAGATAGAGAGATGTAGATAAGGGGGTACTTAAAATGGCAAATTACAAACACTATGTAAGAATAGATGAAAACAATAAAGTGATAAAATCTTTTTCAGATGCTTTTGAGCAACCAATAGAAGGAGATAAATTAGTAGAAGAAAGTGACAATAGGCATTATAATTTACAACTTTATGATGAAAATATGGTTTTAAAATATAAATGGGTTGAAGGAACAGGAATTGTTGAAAGAACTCAAGAGGAAAAACAACCTGAAATAAATGCTAAAAGAAAAGAAGGTTTAAAGCAAGAAATAATAGATTTACAAAGAAGAATAGATGCCTGTGCAAATCTTTTAGTTTACACAACAGTTAATACAACAAGTATAATAGCAGAAAGAGACGCTTTAATAGCCGAAAGAGATAGTAAGATAGCGGAATTTAATAATTTATAAAATTTAATAGGAGATAAGTTATGACAGAAACATTAGTTGGTAGAAATAATATAAATGCAGATATTGCATGGATACCCGCAAAAGAAACTTGGGTTTATTCTAGTGCTGATGATCCTACATACGTTATTTCAATTGCAAATGCTGATTTACGTAGTAAATATTCTAAAGGAATGAAGGTTAAGTTTAATCAAGATTTAAGTTCTTATTTAAAAGCTTGGTTTAAATGTAACGAAACTTCTGGAACTACTTTAGTTGATAATAGTGGTAATAATCATGATGGTACAGCAAGCAGATCAGCAATTTTAAATAATGTTGGTTATATAGATAGAGGTTTATTTTTTGTTTCAAGTTCTAGTGATAGAATAACATTTACTGATCATTCTGATTGGAAACCAACAGGTAAATTTACAATAGAATTTAGATTTAAAAGAAGTAATATTCCTACAGCAGATAGTATGATATTTTGGTCAGGTTCTCAAAATCCTAATGTATCTGGAATTAGAGTTACTGCTGCTACTTCTACAGGTGTAGTATGGTTTTTATCAGGAAGGAATACTGGAACAATTGAAAATGTAGATTATAAATCAATAAGTGGAATAAAAAATATTTGCGATGGTGTATGGCATACAATAAGATGTTGTTGGGATGGGAATTTACTTAGTATATATGTAGATGGTATTTTAGAAAATAGTGCTTACTGGCCTTATGCACCTGGTTATGCATCTACTAATTATGTTAGATTAGGTTGTGCAAATTTAACAGGAACAGATACTAATTTTTTAGATGGTTATATTGATGATTTTGCTTTGTATAATGGAGTAGTTTTAGATGGAAATACTGCATTACAAGTAGCAAAAGAGACTACAGATGAAAATTTACAATATACTTTATTAAGTAATTATATTCAATATGGGATTATAACAGATGTAAATTATTCTTCTCCAAATACGCTTTTAACTTTGTATATGGGAACAGATTATGATTTATTAAATTCAAGTATAGTTAATCCATATTTTAGTACTCAAAAAGCACCATACGGATTTCCATTAGATCCGTCAAAGTGGGAAGTGAAAATAACAGATACGATTTTTAGAGAACAATCTAATCCTGTTGCTGGAACTTGGTATAATTTAGCAAGTCTTGCAATAACTATACCTATTGGAGTTTGGGATGTATCTTATAAATGTGCATTGCAAATAAATAGTTATACAAATCCAAAATCGGCTGCAATAAGTTTATCAACTTCTAATAATTCTGAAAGTGATAAAGAATTTACAACAGAAATAGCGGGAGATGATCCATTAATTAGAGAAGCAATATATGTTAAGAAATTTTTAAATTTATCAAGTAAAACAACTTATTATTTAATAGAAAAAGCAATAGATAGCGGTATAGGTTATATGAGTATTTATAATCAAGAAGTAACTTTAGTTATAAGAGCGATTTGTGCTTATTTATAAGGGAGGAATAAAAATGGCTTTACATAAAAGATATATAAGAATAGATGCACAAAATAGGATAGTTTATTCTTTTAGTGATGCTACAGAACAGCCGATTGAAGGCGATATACAAGTTGGTGAAGCTGATGAAGATAATTATTCAATTCCAATTTATGTTACAGGGTATCCTGGAGTATTTAAATATAAATGGTCAAATGGTCAAATAACAGAAAGAACTCAAGAAGAATTACAACCAGAAATAAATGCTATAAATAAAATAAAATTAAGAGATTTTATTATAGAATTACAAAAACAAATTAATGCCTGTGCAGATTTATTAACTTATACAACTATAAATACAGCCGATATAATTGCTAAAAGAGATGAATTGATTGCTTTAAGAAATGCTAAAATAGAAGAATACAATAATTTGTAGGAGGTAGAATAATGAGAATTCCAGGAAATCTTTTATTTCAAGATAATGTTGGAAATCCAGTTGGTGGATCTAATTTACCGCAACAAAATTTTTTAATAAATAGTAATTTTGATATTTGGCAAAGAGGCACATCTGTAAATATAGTAAATGCAACTTTTCAATATTGTGCAGATAGATGGTTTGATTATCATAATGCAGGAACAGGAGGTTCTTTACCAATTTTAGTGCGTAGTAGACAATCATTGTCTCCAGGAGAAATACCAAATAGTTTTTATTACACTAATTTATATACAAGTGGTCCTGGAACAGTTGGATCTGATGGTAGAGGTAGTTTAGATCAAAGAATAGAATTTGGGACAAGAATGCTATGCGGGACAAATAAAAAAGTAACCGTAAGTTTTTATGCTAAATCAGATATACCTAACAAAAAACTTGGTATATGTCTTGAACAATATTATGGAACTGGAGGTTCTCCAAGTCCTTCAGAAATAATTAATGGAAGGTATTTTGTTTTAACTTCAAATTGGGTAAGATATTCTCATACTTTTACTACAAATACTCTTGTTGGTAAAACTTTTGGAACAGATAATAATGATTTTTTAGGTTTAAAATTTTATTATATGTGGGATACAACTTGGGCAACTTATGTAGGAGATACAGTAGTAGAAACATATAGACCAGGTTCTACTGGTAATAATATTATGATAGCTCAAGTTGTATTAAATGCAGGAGATACGGCAGCAACATTTATTCCAAGAAGTTTTGGAGAAGAATTGACTTTGTGTTATAGATATTATGAAAGAGGATATTGTGGAGTAACTTCTTCTAAAATAATAGCAGCAACTACTGCCCCTTTTACGCTTAGTTATAAAATTCCGAAGAGACTTTCAAATCCTACTGTATCTCTTTTATCTTATACAGGTGGTAATAAGATTGGTGTAGGACCAATAACTTGGGGAACATCTATAACGGCTATAGTTAGTTCAACAGAATATGGGATAACAGGTGAGATAACTTGTGATGGTACTAATACAGGAGCATATAATGGTTCTTGGAATTATGCAGTAGATGCAGAATTATAAAAAGGAATAATTTAATGAAATTTATAATTGAATTTATTAATACAATAATTAAAATATTATTTAAAACATCGGAAAAGCAATTAGATAATATACAAATTTTATCTGAAAATAATCAGATTAAAAATGATAAAGATATAGAAGGAGAAAAGTTAAAAATGTTTCAATTTTCTAAAACCAAAATATTGCCAGATTCTTGTTTAAGAGGTTATTTAGATAATTTTGATGTTAAAACTTATTTAAAACAGATAGGTTGTTTTCTTTACGATTATAAATTTAATTCTTATCGTATTACTGAATTTATAGAACAATATTGGAGTGATTCTTTTGTTGGTAAATCTTTAAATGATGTTTTAAAAGAATTATGGGATAAGCCAAGTCTTTATGGTAAAACAGTTGGTCAGAATGTAGAAGATTATTATAAAAGTCTCGAAACGTTCTTTTTTACTGTATCTGATATTATAAACGAAACTTGTAAATCTTTAAATATTAATCAAAAAATAATTTTAGTTAAACTTCAAAAGGAACAGAGTTTATTAACTAAAAAAAGTGTTGATGAAGTTAAATTTTATAAATCTATTAGAGTTAAATATCCTTTAGATGGCGCTTGTGGTGTTGGTTATTATGACGATGGTACTATTATTCCGAAATTTAATGGTCTTAGGAATCAAATAGTAGGTTGTTGTCAGACTTTAAATAATAGATTTAATGAATGGAAATCAGGTACTTCAATTACTACTTTAGAAGGAGAAGTAATAATTCCAGAGAATGCTATTACTTGGGCAGCGTATCGTTATACGCCTCATATTAAAGCTCAAGAAGCTCTTTATAATTGTTTTAAACAATTTTTTCCAGAGGAATTAATGATATGATAAAAGAAAAACAAGAAGTAAAAGATAATAATAAAAAACAAAAGGAAGTTCATTTAACAATTAGACCTTTTGAAGGTTTAAAAATGATTAATGGTAAAATTTTAAGAATTCAAAAAAAAGGAGGATGAATTTATGATTGAAAAATTAAAAGAATTTTGGATAAAATATGGAATAATTTATGCATTAATAGTTACTATTGTTATGATTTTTGCTTTATTTAAACAACCTGAAGTAAAAGAAATAAAAACATTAGATACTAAAATTGTTAAATCTTTTTATGATAAAATAAGTCAAATTAAAACGGAACTGACAAATACAAAAATAGAGTTAAAGAAAGAAATAGCTAAACAACAAGATGTTCTTAAAAATATATCAACAAAAGAAGATATTATTAAAACATACGACGCAATAACAGGTAAACTAATAAAAGAAGAAATAAAGAAAACTGCTGACGATAAGACAGTTATAAAAACTGATATTGCTACAAAAACCAATACGACATCAGTTTCTACTACTATTATTACTGATAAAAGAGATGAAACAAAAAAAGAAGATGATACAACAATTACTAAAGAAAAAGATATTAAAACAATTAAAGGGCATAAATTATTTGGAGGATATATTTATACAACTTTATTACCATTTGAAGGTTTTGTAGCACAAGATATAGAATTAGGATTGAAATTAAATTTAATAGAAAATATTTCAATAGATACAGGAGTTTCGTATAATTTATTATCCGATAAAACTTTTATAAATAGATTAGGTTTAAGTTTAGGAATTTCGATTTATGAATTATTTTAAAGGAGAATTTAAATGCCAGATGCTCAAATACAAAATTTTCCAGATCAGTATCCAGTTGTTTTGACGACATACGTACTTAAAGAAGATGGTACGAAAGAAATAATTCCGTTAAAATGTAAGAAAAATTCAGATGGATCTTGGTCTTTAGATATATCAGCAACTGTAGAAGCAGGTCAAATAAATATTGGTGCTGTAAAGTTAGAAGATAACGACGATTCGAATATTAAATTAGATATTGTATTAGATTCTGATTTAGTAGAACCTTATCCTGCAGGTATTTATATTTTAGGAGTAGATGAAACTGGTAAAAATAGATTATTAAATTTACAACAAATAAATAGTAAATATCATTTACTTTGTTTATGTGCATTAAAGAACAGAAATGGAATTCAGATAAATCCAGCAACTGAAGAAACTTTAGACGCGATTTTAAATAAATTAAATGATAGTATAAAAGTATCAATACAGAATTGGATTAGTAGTATAGCAGTAAGTAATTTTCCTGGAGATTATCCAGATACTGTTTCACAAAGTATTTTAGATAGTATATATGATTTACTAAATACTAAAACAATAAGTGTAAAAGATAGACCAAGTCAGAATGTAATAGTATATGATGAAGCATTATCTGTAGCACCTAATACATTGACGACTGTTGTAAGTTATATTAATACAGGGTCATTATTTTATTTAGATTCAATAGTAGGAACAGGAACTTTTGCTTGTGAATATTTTCTTTATATTAATAATAATATAGTTATTGGTAAAAGATCTACGGCCGCAAATATGAATATAGAACATAATTTTTATAAACCATTGATAATAAATACAGGTGATACAGTAGAAGTTAAAGTTAAACATTATGCTCCGGGAAATAGAAGTTTTTATGCTACTATTCTTGGTAGCAGATAAAGGAGGTAATTAAAAAATGGCAGATATAGGAGATAAGGAGACGAGTATGAAAATATTAGAGAAAAGAAAAGAAGTTGAAAAAAGTAGAATATTGTTAAGAATACAACAATTAGAGTTAAGAATATTAGAAATAGAAGATGAAAAAATAAAAATCAATAATGAAATTGAAAGTTTGAAGAAATCTTTAGAAGAGATAAATTCACTTAAGGCTTAAAAAGGGAGGGTTAAAATATGGCAGATCAAAATGCTTCGTTACCAATACATAGTATATCCGAAGGGAATTCTGTAAAGATTTCAAAAGATTTAAATGCAAATGCTTTAAATAATCCGATATATGTTGAAATAACAGATGAAACTAATGCATTAGATTTTGTAGTAATAAATAGTGCTTATGGAGCAACTCCAACTGCATTGGCTATTGCAGGTAAATATGAAGCAAATCCAACAACATATTCGGATGGAGATGCAACTCCATTATTGACAGACGAAAATGGTAGATTACAAATTTCTTTAAAATCTTATAAAGACGATAGTGCATTTACTATTGAAACAGATACATTAAATGCGATAGGATTTTTAGCCGATGAAACTACTCCTGATAGTGTTAATGAAGGCGATATTGGTATTCCTAGAATGACGCTTGATAGAAAAATACTTGTTAGAATGACGGGTTCAAATGATGCTAATAGATTAGAAATAACTAGTAGTGGATCTGCAAAAGTAGATATTGCAGAGCAAAGTTTATCGGCAATTAAAATTTCTAAAGATTCTAATCCTAATAGTGAAACAAATCCTATTTATGTATATGTAGTTAAACACGTATCTGGAACAGAAGTAAGTGATTATAATACTGCTGTTAATGTTCCAGGGGGATCTACAAGTAATCATATTCGTCTTGTAACATCAGGTAAAACATTTTTGTTAACTAGAATTATATGTTCAGCTTCTGGTGCTGGTAAATGGGAAGTTCAAGTTGGACCTGAGTCAAGTCTTGTAACTAAAGCAGTTCAATTTACAACTATGGCAAATCCAAATTGTATATTTGAATTCGATCCTCCTATAGAAATTACTGAAGCAGGTGGGTCAGAACAAATTAGAATTATAAGAAAAAATAGAGAAGGTCAATCGCAAGATGTTTATTCTACTATTATGGGTAGTGAAGTATAATAAAAATTATTAAATTTAAGAGAATTTAAAAATGGAGGATAAATATGACTGATTTGATAAAAAATAAGAAAGGAAAAATTGTTTCTGAAAATGAACAAACGCAATCTGTTAAGCAAACAGAAAATAAAGATGAAAATAGAGTAGAAGTAATAAGAGGTAATATAGAGTTAGTAATGATTAAACTTATGGAAAATCATCGTAACATATCGTTGCAGATATTAAATGAATTAAAAGCAATTAAAGAATTATTAAAAGCGAGGAAGTGAAATGGCAGATATAGAAGAAAAAGGTGACATAGATGTAAGACTTAAAGGAAAAACTATAGATCCACAAACTGGAGAATATTATAGTGCAGATGTATCTAGTGATAAAGAATTATTAACTCACGATATTAAAAATAAACTAATTTTAGAAGATATTTTAACTACGTTAGGTGGACAGATTACAATTGCTAATCCAGTGCAATTTAGTGATATTTCTGATGTAACTGAAAGTAAACCAAAAAAGAATACAATAGTAACAGCAGGAACAAGAGCGTTAGTTTATCAAATTAGAGTTCCTGCTGGTAAAAAATGGTATTTGACAGCTTGGGATGGTTCAGGTACAGGTAAAGGATTTTATGAATTAGAAACTTATAATGATTCTGAAGAAGTTCAGACATTATTAGAAGATTTTGAAAGTTTAACAGGATGGTCTAAATCTGCTAGAATTACGTCTTGGAATTTAGATACAGATCATACTCAAGGTTCTTATTCGTTTAAATTAACTTGTAAGTTTCAAGATAAAGGTATTCAGACAGATGCTGTAATAACAAAAATTTATTCTCCAACAGTAGATTGGTCTAGCTATGATTTACTTAAAATAGACGCAAAAGGTGATCCGTTAAATCCTAATGTATCTATTGCTATTAAACTTACTCAAGGCGCAAATTCTTATCAATTTACAGATGTTAATATTAATCCGTCATCTTGGACAACATTAATTTTTAATTTGAATGAAATAACAACTTTTGATAGAACAGCAATTTCTAAGATAGAAATTAAAATATTAGAAAATGTTGATTTAAAGAAAAATGTTGATATTAAAATTGATAATTTGCAAGGTATTGTTGCAGGTACGAGTTCGATAATAGATTTTTTTTATAGTGATGCTTATTTTCCTCATCAACATTTATTTCCTACGAGCGTACCTGTTAATGCTAATAGTCTCATTAATTTTTATGTAACTAATTTAGATACAGGAGATAAAAATTATGAAGTTGGTTTAAATGGTAGGGAGGTAACTATTTAAAATGTTTGAAATAGATTTGAATTATACATATTTTAAAGATGTAGTTAATAGTAAAAAATTGTTATGGCAATATACAGAAAATGCAAAACAATATAATATTTTTGCAATTGATAATACAGTAAAGTATAATACTTCTATTTATAAAGATGTTAATTTAGCATCAGATCCTGAAGTAGAACAAGCTAATAAAGATGATTTTGAAACAAATTACAAACCAATTGCTAATCAACCACTTATTTATACTAATACAGTAGGTCAATCAAAATTTATTGGTAGAACAATTGAAATGACTTCTGAAGAAACACAAAAAAGTTGTGAATGGGTTTTTGATGTTGATGTTTATATAAATAAAGTTTTACCTATATGTATTGATGCGCAATGGGGCGATTATGTTGAATTCGAAATTTGGCTTGCAGATGATAGTGCGATGTTAACAAAATATGGCGAAACAATTTCTCTTTATGGATCGCTTCCAATACAATGGTTTGAAGGAACAGGAGCAGGGAAAATACCCGTTGGTTGTAAAGTTAAATGTACGTATTATAAAGCAGCAGGAAGCGCTAGAAAATTTATTGTAATAGCTGAGTTTATATTGTAAAAATTTATTTGAAAGAGAGGCGTAAATAATATGTCAGATTTAACTACTTTAATACAGCAAGTAGGTTTTCCAATAGCAGTAGCTATTTTTTTATTATGGAGATATGAAAGACGTTTAAAAGAAATGACAAATGTTTTAAGTGAAGTTAATACTACTTTAACAACTATTAAAATTATATTAGAAAGAAATGGTAGGGGTAAAAAATGATATCTATTATAGGAATTTTGATTTTAACAATAATACTTTTATTAGTATTGTTTTTAGAAGATCGTTTTAGACATAAAAACAATAATGTTTTATATGAATTTAAAAGACAAGCAGATTCGTTACTTGTTATAGTTAAAAATAATGGTTTTAATGAAAATAATTATAAGAGAGAAAATAATCATAATTATAAAAAGAAGACTCGTAGGAGGTAAAATGATAATAGAAAAATTTTTTGATTTGTTAGATAAATTATGGAGTAAAATTAAATATATATTTTTATTAAAATGGTTATTTAAAAAAAGAACTAATTGGAATATTATTTTTAAAGATTTAGATATTGGTGACGTTGGTTTAATTGATGGTACAGGTTTGTTTTCAGATGGAATAGAATTTTTTGAAAGTATGGTAGGAGATAAAAGTAAAGTTGCTCATTGTTTTATAGTTACTAGTAAAGAAGGAGAAATAGTAGAAGCTTTAGCTGATGGTATTAAAAAACAAGATATAAGAAAATATTTTGATGAAGAGAATAGAATTGTAATTCGTAGATTTAAAGTTCCATTAAGTTCTTCTGAAAAAATGAAAATTCAAAAAGCAGCTTATAAATTAGTTGGACAAAAATATGATTATAAGCAATTTATTGGATTAGCAATAATGTATTTGTTATGTTTAATTTTTGGTAGAAATAAAGGATTGCAAATAGCAGATAGATTTAAAGTTTATAGAGGTAAAGAAAATGCTTTGAATTGTTCTTCTCTTGTAGATCAATGTGTATCTGTTGTTGGTAGAAAATTCGCAATTAATGTAGATAGTGATAGGGTTACGCCTAAAGTTATATATGAATCTAAATTTCTTTATACAATAGTCGATATTAAAGGTAGTACAAATGAATAAAAGTGAATTTTATCTTTTAAAAAGTAAAAATTACATTTTTTTAATTATGTGAATTATTTATACAGTTATTAACATTTAAACGTAGTGTTGATCAATAAAAATACAAGTCTCGTCTTCGAAAAATGAAAATCACATCTTTTAAATTATAAAAATTCTTTATACAGCAGTTAACTTTTAGAAGCAACGCGAGTAACAAAAAACGCAGATCTTAAATTTGAGAAATGAAGATCTCACTTTTCGTATTATTCAAGTTCTTTTATGCAGTTATTGAATATTTAAAAAAAATACGTTATATTAGAAACGCAGATCTTAAATTTGAGAAATGAAGATCTCACTTTTCGTATTATTCAAGTTCTTTTATGCAGTTATTGAATATTTAAAAAAAATACGTTGCGCTAAAAACGCAGATTTCGTCTCTTCCGTTATATATATTATATATATATTTATATTATACTAATAAGATAAGTACATGATCTAATAGATAATTTAGTAGAGAGAGAAGATAATTATTAAAAGAATAGAGAAAAAATAATTATTATTAAAAAGAGTAGAGAGAAGATAACTATTTAAAAGAGCAGAAAGAGAAAAAAGAGCCGAAAATTGATGCGACCATTAATTTTCTACTTTTTTTTGTTATTAAAAGGAGTAAATATGAGTATTTGGAAAATAGAAATAGATGGTAATCCTGAAAATACAAGTTTATTGTGATGAAGAGCTTGTTAATTTTATTCAAGATTTGAAATTATATGTTACGAAAAATAGAATAAATTTTAGAATTAAAAAATTAGTTGTTGATAAAGATGGTAATGTAATTAGATGTGGTGGAAAAATTGTAAAATCGGAGAATATAATTTTTTATCCTTCTTATGCTAAGAAGGCCTCTGCCTAAAGACAGAGGTAGTTCACTAAATTTTAGAGAATTTAAGTTAAATAATTTAAAAATTTTGAATATAATATAAAATATAGGGATACGATATTAAGTTATTATGCAGTTGATATAGTAGTCGATTTCAGATTCGAGCAGATGCGAAGACTAAAAGAAATTGATAAATTATATTAAAATATTATTACTAAACGTTTATTCGTAAAATTTATTTTACAGAAGAAATATGAACGAGATAAATAAGTTAGAAAATGCTATTAATAAAATAAAGGATAAAGAGATATTAGAAAAAACTAAAAAGATTTTTGATAAATTTAAGATTGGTTTTTCTATGTCTCCTGCTGCTAGAAATAATCATTGTAATTATATTGGTGGATTAGCAGTTCATACTTATAATGTGATGAAATATTGTTATGAATTATGTAAAGATGATGAATTAGATGAGATGTTGTATTTAGCATTTATTCACGATTTAGGTAAAATAAAAGTGTATAGAATATCTAAAGATATAAGAACAAGATGCGATAAAATAGAATATGCTAGCGATATTGATCATGTGTTTTTTACTTTGCAATTATTATCATCTATAGGAATAACTTTATCTGATGATGAATTAAATGCGATTGTTTATCATCATGGTGGTTGGTCGTTAAAAAGAGATTGGATTAAACCGAATAGATATGCAATATTGCTTCACGCTGCTGATATGTTAGCTATTCGTCAAGAAGAAAGTGAGAATTGGAGTAAATTATGAAAATTGCTATTTCATCTAAAAAAACATTATTGATGGATGGTCAGTATGAATGTTATAAATCATATTATACATTTACAAAATTTGTCGTTAATGGAAAAGTTGTTGGAACTGCATTTGGATTTTTTAGGGATTTATTATTTTTGTTAAGAAAATATCCTATAAATAAGATAGTGATAGCTTTTGATACTGGATGTAAGAAAAAAAGAGAAATTTCTAAAATATATAAAACTAATAGGGAAAAGAAGTCTAAGGAGGTATATGAATCGTTTGATATTGTTAAAGAAATGTTAAAATATTTACCTGTTACTATATTGTATGGAAATAAAATAGAAGCCGATGATCTTATAGCAAAATATATTAAATTACATAACGATGAAGATATAATGATTTATGCTTCTGATCATGACTATTATCAATTGATTAATGAAAAAATTTGTTTACTTAAGGATATGAAAAATAATATAATATTAACTATAAAGGATATTTTAAATAAATTTGGAGTTGAACCTATTAAGTTAGTTGATGTATATTCTATTTGTGGCGATAAAGGAGATAATGTAATAGGTATAGATAGAATTGGAATAAAAACTGCTTGTAAATTGATACAAAAATATGGAAGTTTAGAAAATGTTATAGAAAAAGATAGTTTATGTAGGCAGTATAAAGATAAATTATTACAAAATAAAAGATTAATTAGTCATATTATAGAAATAGATGATTATAAAGAATTAAAATATAATTTTGATTTAAATAATTTAGTAAAGTTTTTCGAAAAATTGAAATTTAAATCATTTTTAGAGAATATAAATTATATAATGAACGTTTTTGATAGTTTAGATAAATATGATAAAAATATATGTCGATAATGTTATAAGAATTAAGTTACAAGATATTAAACCCAAACTTTTAGCTATAATTGAGAATAAATTTACTTATGCAAATCCTCAATATTGGAAAGTTATAAGAATGGGATTTAATACTAACGAAAAGCGATATATTAAAACGTATAATATTATTTCTGATTATTTAATACTTTCAAGAGGATGTATAACTATATTAAAAGAAATATTAGATTCTTATAATATTAAATATCGTATAGTTGATAATAGAGTTGTATGTCCTTATGATAATATAATTTTTACTTCAAGTCTTTATGATTTACAAAAAAAGTCCGCTTTAGAATTAGCTTTATATTCTCAGCAATTGTTTATAGCTCCTCCTGCCGCTGGTAAAACAAGAACAATGATTTATTTGATGTCATTATTGAAACAAAAAACTATAATTATAGTTCATACTTCTGAGATTTTTAAAGCTTGGTATTCCGAATTGTCTAATAGTTTGAATAAACAGAAGATAGGTATTATTGGATTTGGGAAGAGAAATATACAACCGATAACAGTAGCAATGATTCAGACGTTAATGAGGTTTAAAAAATTGGAATGGGAAAAAATAAATAATAATTTTGGTTGTGTTATAGTTTCAGAATGTCAACATGTACCTTCTTCTATGTTTTTTAATGTTATAAATAGATTTAAAGCAAAATATAGATATGGAGAAACTGCTTCTAAGACTAGAAAGGATGGAAAACAATTTTTGATGTACGATTGTATTAGTCATAGAAAAGTTGAAATAACTGAAGAAGATATGAAAGAAATAAAACGTTCGTTATTTGTTATAATTTATTTTTTGAATTGTAATTATTTTAAAATTAAAAATAATGATTGGCATTTTATATTAGATAAATTGATAAAAAATAAAAAAAGAAACGAATTAATTGTTTCTGAAGTAATAAAAGATGTGAATAACGATCATTCTGTATTAGTTTTAAGTGATCGTAAAGCGCATTGTTATATATTAGATGAAATGTTAAAACAAAAAGGAATAAATAGTGTGGTTATGACGAGTGATGTTAAATATGATGATAGAAAGAAAATTGTTGATAAGATAAATTCTAAGATTATTAAAGTTTTAATTGCAACATCTAATTTAATAAGTGAAGGAGCTAATATACCTATTCTTTCTTCACTTCATTTAGTTACTCCATCTAATAATTTTGAATTAACTAAACAAAGAATAGGTAGAATTAGGAGAATTGTCGAGGGGAAGAAAGAACCTATAGTTAAAGATTATGTAGATGAAGGAAATGAAATGTTATTAAATATGAAAAAAAATAGAAGAAAATATTATAAAAAACTTGGATTTGATAATATAATAGATGTTAAATGTTTTTAATAAAATTGATATAATTATAAAATGAGTTAGAATTTAAGGAGGTTTATATGTCTGAAATAATAGAATTTAAAGTAGGAGATAGAATAGTAAAAGTAGAATTTAATGATGAAGAGGTAGAGGAGGTAAGAAAACAAACAGAAAAAAAGAATATATCAATTGCTAGAAGATTATTAAAAAAATATTATTATGTTGAAGATAAAACTAAGCAAATACCTTTAGAGATGTTAACTATAATTTTGGATAAGTCTACTAGACATTATCATTATGATTTAGAATCTAAAGCATATATTGATGCGATAAAAAACAATAAAGAATTATATTCTGAAGAATCAGACAATATAATAAAAAATGAAGGAATAGAATAATATGAAAGTTAAAGAATTTAAGTTTACTTTTGAATATCCATACGATAGAGGATATATTGTTATACCAAAATCGTTTATAAAAAAAGCAGAACGATATACTAAAAGATTTAATGTATCTCCAAATATTATTGATGTTAATAATAGAGAAAATAGAAGATTAAAAGCTCTTATTTTAGCGATTGATAAACTTAGTAAATTTAAGAAAAAAGACGAAAAAATTTCTATAGATTCTATTGCTGAATTATTAAATATACCTTCTGATTATGCTCAGGAAATTTTAGATGATGCAGAAAAACATAAATTTATTAAGAAAGTTAATGATGATTCTTATGTTATTGTATTAAATCAAAAAAAAGAAAAAGATAAAAAAATTGAAGATAAAAAACCAAAAAGAGAAAAAGCTAAAATGACAAAGTTTATAGAATTATATGCTAATGAATTTGAAATGATTTTTAAAAGAAAACCTAAAATACAAAAAGAAGATATATTTGCAAATGTAAGTACTGTAAAAGAATATGATATGGACGATTTAGAATTTTTTGTTAAAGGTTTTCTTAGATTGAAAGATGAGTTTTTAAAAGAATCTGGTTATTTATTGAGATTTTTGCCAAGCAAAATAAATAAAATAATAATACAAAATAAAATGTTTAAAGATATAAGACGTGATAAAAAAATATATAAAGAAGAAGATTATTCAGAAGAATTAAGTGATGAACAATTGAAGTATTATTTAATTGGTAAACTTAAAGGAAAATGGAGCAAAAATGAAGAATGGGCGAAAAATTATGAAATAGAATTAGAAAAAAGAAATATAACTAAAGATAGTTTAACTAATTCTGATTATAAAAATTTTGAAGAAAAATTTGATAAGAGGTATGAAAATATATGATAATTGAAAGATTTGAAAGATTAAAAAAAGATATGTTAAATAGATGTAAAATTTGTAAAGGTAAGGGTATTGTAAATAATAAAAAATGTAGATGTATGAAAAAATTTGAATATTATATTACTTTATTTTTTAGAGGTATTGAAGAAGAATATTGGGATTCTACTTTAGATGATTTTAAAGGCGATAAGATTGCTAAAGGAGTAATTGAAGATTATATTAAAAATATAGATAATGCTTTTAAATATGGTTTAAGTTTAGGATTGAGTGGTTCGCATGGTGTTGGTAAAACATTAGCGTCTATATTAATACTTAAAGCTGCTTTAGCTAAAAAATATACGATATATTTTATAACGTTAGCTGAATTATTAAAATTGATTAAAAAGCCTTTTTCTGAAGAAGATTCTGATGCTATAAAATTATATGATGAAATTAAAAATATTGATTTTTTAGCTTTAGATGATTTATCAGAAGAATATACTCCAAAAGATTTTGGAGCATTTTGTGTTTCTGAAATGAGTCTATTATTTCGCTATAGAAGAAGAAATTGTTTACCTTCTATAATAACTACAAATTTAACTAAGAAAGATTTAGAAAATAAATATGGTAGTTCTTTATCATCGCTTATGAAAAGTAATTTTAAATTTATTACAATAAGTGGTAAAGATTTTAGGGAAAAACAAGGTAAAAATTGGAATAAATTACTTAAAAGTAAAGAATAAAGGAGGTTCTTTGAAATTAAAATCTCGTGTAATTATTATAATATCAATATCGATATTGATTTCTATGATAATTATTAGATATTCTATTAAGATAAAAAATGATATAGAGAATTTAAAAAATAGATATAGTTATGAATTAGATAAAATTAATGTTTTAAATGAAACGTTAGATAATGCTCAAAAAGAATTAGAAAATTTAAAAGTTAAGATTGAACAAAATAAATTAGATAAAAAAAGAGTTTATTTTATGAATTTAAAAAATAGAATTTTAGGTAGATATGCTGCTTGGGGAATGAAAATGAACGATAAAGACGAGGCTAATGTTGAATTAGCTATAAGATTATCTTTTAGTTGTGCTGAAATTTTGAAGCAAAAGGGTGAGTTGAGATTTTATGGAAAAACTATTAGAGAGTGTGCATTAAGAAGTTTAGCTCAACAACCTGTAGAAAGTAATTTTAATCCTGATTTAGTTCATCAAAATTATGCAAAAGATAGGAATGGATATATATGTAATGATGGTACAAGATATAAAGAGATTAAGAATAACGAAAATAAGATAGTAAATTGGTATGGTGTTAATGGGATTGAATATGCAAAAGACGAAAGAGGTTATATTGGTAATAATGGAACGAGAGTTAAGAGTATAAAAGGAAATGAACATAGATTAATTAAAACAACTAAAGATTGGGGATGGCAACAAGTAAATGATTGTAATTTGAAATGGTGTTTTGATAAATTGTATAAATTGGGGTTGTGGAATCCAAAAATGAATCGTTGGGCATTAGATCCTGAAATTAATATTTATATGAGATATTTAATTGACGATAAGAGGATTCAAGATAAAATGGATATATCAGGTAAAGGTCATTGGGATCAAACATTTTTGAATATGCTCGAAAGAGTAGAAGGTTGGGAAGAAATTTATAATTAATAAAAGAGGTGAAATATTTTGGTTAAAAAAAATAAAAAAGTAATATATTATCAAATATGTCCATATTGTAATAAGATAGCATTTTATTATAAGGAAAAACCTTATCCAGGTATGAAGATTAGATATAGTAATACTTATAATAGAGGCGATGATAAAAATATTATTCGTTGTAGAGAATGTAGAAAAATTATATATTCAAAGTATTTAAATCATAAATATTTGGGGATTATCGATGGATCTAATATTAAGTGATTTATCATTAGAAAAGGATTTGTTATCTTTTATACTTAATGATGAGAAATATATAAAAATAGCGATTGATAGAATAATAGATGATAATGTATTTTCTGACGAAAAATGTAAAGAGGTATTTTCTCATATTAAAAAATATTATTGTAGATATTTAACATTTCCTACTTTAAATATTCTCGAAAATATCTTTTCTGATATTTATTCTGACGATCAATCTAAATTTCAAGATATAATGTTATTTATTAAACAATTGAAAAATAAGCAAATAAATCCTGAAGAATTTAATTTTATATTAGATAAATTATTATATTTATATTTAAGTCGTCGATTAATAATAACATTAAATACTAATGTTAAAAATATTTCTGATATACATAAAGCGTATGATAATATTGAAGATATTATTTTTTCAACTAAAAAAATGATTGAGATTCAGAATTTTAGAAAATTCGAAATTAATAGTATGTTAGCAGAAAGATTAAAGTATTATGATCAAAAAACGAATTCTGTTAAAGGTATATTGACAGGTATAAAAAAATTAGATGAATTAACAGGTGGTTGGCGTCCAGGGGAATTGATAATTATAAGTGCAGTTACTGGTGAAGGAAAATCTGCTCTTTTATTAAATTTTGGAGAAAATGCGAATAAAATTTCTAAAATAAATGTAGCATTGTTTGTATTAGAGATGTCTTATGAGCAAGAGATTGAACGATATCATTCATTAGTTACGGGTATTAATTATCATAAAATTAGAAATCAATTATTGACTTATGAAGAAAAGAGAGAATATTATAAAAAAATATGTTTAAGATTAATAGATAAAGAAGATAAAGAGAAATTTAAAAAATGGTTTAAGGATATAGATATAAATAAAATAGATATTTGTGAATTAGATAAAGAAATACAAAATAAATTTAAAATGAGAAAAGAAAAATTTTATATATATGATATTCCAAGAGGATGTACTGTAAAGTTAATTGAATTGGAGATTAAGAATATTTTGAAGAAGCACGATTGTCCTTTAATTATAATTGATCATTTAAATAGAATGGAGCCTGATTTTCGTACAAAGGATTATTGGCGAGATTTAGGTATGATTGCTAGACAACTCAAAGGTTTGGCTAGAAATTATAATATAACAATATTAACAGCGGCACAATTAGGTGTTGTAAAACCTGGAGAAAAGATTACAACAGAGCATATTAAATATGCTAGAATGTTAGCTGAAGAAGCTGATTATTTAATTGGTTTTAAAGTAAATGAAGAAGATAAAATTTTAGGAAGAATTAGATTAGAATTGACTAAGCATAGACATACTGAAGAGAGTATTATACCGATTAAACAAATGTTTTCACGAATGAAAGTAGAAGATTTTTAAGATGAGACAAGATGAGCTTATACATAATATTTTAGAAAGATTTAAAGTTAAAATAGCATACGAAAATAATAAAGAAATTGGTTGTTATTGTCCATTTCATGATGATGAAAAAGTATCATTTTCTATAAATAAATATAATGGTAAATGGCATTGTTTTACTGAAGAAATTGGTGGTAGAAGTATAGTTAGCTTTGTAGCTAAATTAAGAAATTGTAGTTTTGATGAAGCTAGAAAAATAATATATGGCGAACAGAAATTTTTTAGGATAAATTTAATAGAAAAGAAACATATAAAAGAAAAGAAAAGAAATGATGTTATTATTGAATTACCGAAAGAATTTAAAAAGATAGAAAGTATAAAAGATTGTCCAAAATATTTATTGAATAGATTAGAATGGAAAACTATTAAATTTTTTAAATTAGGTAAATGTGAAGAAGGATATTTTAAAAATAGAATAATAATACCTATCATATTAAAGAAAAAAATAAAAGGATTTGTTGCTAGAGATTATTCTAATAGTCTAGAAAAACCTTATATTTTTCCGTTAAATTTTAAGGTTAAAGAAACTTTATTTAATTATGATAATTTAGATTTTTCTAAAAGATTTATTAAAAATAAAGAAGTAATATTAGTTGAAGGTCCGTTTGATGCAATGTCTTTATGGGAAAAAGGATTTAAAAATGCTTTATGTATTTTTGGTATATCTATTAGTAATGAGCAAATTAAATTGCTTATAGATAAAAATGTAAGAAATATTGTTTTTTGTTTTGATAATGATTCTAATAAAAAAGAAAATTGGGGTTATAAAGCATCGTTAAAATTTGCTAGTAAATTAAAATATTATTTTGATAATATATATATAATGAAATTGCCAGAAGGTAAAGATCCTGATGAATGTAGTCGTTTAGAATTAAAAGTATCTTATAAGAATAAGGAGATAATAAAATAGGTATTAATTTTTACGCATTTTTTGTTATAATATATATAGGAAAAAATCTTACTGAGAGGAGGTATTATGACATTTGAAGAATTATTAAAACAAGAAGAACCATTGATAAAATCAATTGCTAAAAATTATAATATACCAGGATATTCGTTTGAAGATTTAGTTCAAGAAGGTAGGATAAAATGTTGGGAATTATATAAAAATAAGAAGTATAATTCTAAAATATCAAAATATTCAACATTTCTCACTTTTTGTTTACGCCGAAGATATAAACAACTTTATGATCAAAGTAAATGTTTTGAATCTTTAGATCAAAATGATGATAAAAATTTTGACGAGGATGTTAAAACGCACGCATATTGGAAAAATGTTCGTAAAGAAGTTTTTGATAAAATAGTTGTATCTGATTCTGATATTATAGATAAAATAGAATATGATGAACTTATAGAATTTATATCGAAACGTCTTAGTGATATAGAGGCATATATTTTTAAGTTAAGATTAGAGGGTTATAAATTAAAAGATATACAATATTGTTTAAAAACGCAATTTGGAATAAGAAGAAGCAAAGCGTCGATTAGTATGTTAAAAAAGAGAAAATTTCGTGATATATTATATAATATAATAATAAAAGGAGGAGATAATATGAATAAAGTGTTAGCAAAAGATGCTAAAATGGGCGTAATATATTTGACCAAGAAAGGAGCTAAAGTAACGTTAAAATCTAATATAGGAGGTGAGCTTATATTTAAACGTTTAGATAATAAATATATAGATGAATGTAAAATTCCGCCTGATTATGAATTAACTGAAACAAATGAAAAGGAGGTAAATATGACCGAAAATAAAACAAACGAGGTAAAGAGAAAACCTTTATCTAAAACTATAGTTTCTATTTTTAGTGAAGGTTTATATACAATAGATGAAGTAGCTGAAAAAATTATTAATACTAAAATGTACGATTATGATAAAAATTATATTAAAAAACGTATTCATTATATTTTAAATGTAGATAAATATAAACCAAAAAATGCTCAGATAATAAAAGATGGTGAAAAATATTCTATTAAGGTTGAAAAATGAAATATATTTTAGGTGGTGGTATTGCTGGGTTAATATTTAAGTTTTATAACCCAGAATATAAAATAATAACAAAAGATGTCGGGGGCCAGTTAAGATCGAATTTTCAATTAGGTCCCCGATATTTGCATTTAGATAAATATTCTAATAGATTTGTTAGAGATATTGGTAGATTTGTTAAATTTCATCGATCTGTATGTAATATAGGATATTATTATAATGGTGATTTTCATGATAAACTTAATGATTCTGTAATAAAAGATTATATTAAGAAAACAAGTAGAGATGTAAATATCGACGGGATAATGAATAGTGGTAAAAGTACTTTTAGATATTGGAAATTTGATTATGAAAAATTAATAGAATTTTTTTATAAGAAATTCGAAAAAGATATAATTATAGATGATATTATTTCAATAGATATTAATAATAAATTGATATATACAAAATCTACAACGTTTAAATACGATAAAATTGTTTCTACTATTCCCGCTATAGTATTTATTAAATTAACAAATACATTTATCGAAAATGAATTTTCTTATTATAAACCAATTTCATTTTTTGTAATAAATTTAATTTTTCCAAAAAAATATGATTTTGTTTATTTTATAGATAATATTATACCTTTTTATAGAGTAACAAGAATAAATGATAAAATTTCTGTTATAGAATTTTTAGGTGATGATTTTGATAAATATAATGATTATTTGCATAAATCTTATATTGCATTTTATATTGAAAAATATGGAAAAATAATAAATGAAAATTTAAAATTAATAGAAAACCCTGATATAATATATTTAGGACGATATGCAGAGTGGAAACATAATATTAGAATAAATCAAGTTATAAAAAAGTCTATAGATATTAGTAAAGGAATATAAAATATGGATAATGAGATTTGGGAAATACAAAAAAAGTTTAATGAAGAATTTTATAAGTATCGTGGAACTAGTATGGATGAATTTAGTATAGAGCAAAAACAATATTGGACTAAAGAAATTATTTTGAGTATTATATCTGAAACAATTGAAGTATTAAATAGTATTAATTGGAAGATGCATCGCAAAGAAGAAAAAGAGGTTATATTAGATAATTTATTAGAGGAATTGGTTGATTGTCAAAAGTTTCTTTTAGGATTATTTCAAATATGGGGTTTTTCATTTGAAGATTTTAAGCAAAAATTTAAAGATAAATCTGAAGTTGTATACCAAAGATGGAAACAAGAAATTAAATTAAATTTACTTAAAGATGAACAAAAAATTTGTATAGTAGATATAGATGGAGTTTTGGCAAATTATCATAAAGCGATTGTTGATTTTGTAAATAAAGAATTAAATGCAAATTATAAATTTGACGAATTGCATAAATTACGAAATTATAAAGATTTGAAACATAAATATAGAATTTCTGGAATTAAAAGAGAATTAGAATTAATGCCTTATGCAAAGGAGTTGTTAGATTATTTAAGTAGTAAAGGTTATAAGATAGTTTTATTAAGTGCTAGACCATATAAGAAATATGTTAGAATTTTTTATGATACGTTGTATTGGATTAATAAGAATAATTTAAAATGCGATGCATTGTTTTTCGATGAAGATAAATCAGATAAGATTGTTAAAATTTTACCTCAAGCAAATTTTATAATAGAAGATGATTTGAATTATGCTAATAGTTTAGCTAATTTAGGATATAGAGTATTTTTATTGAATAATGAATATAATCAGGGATATATAAATACGAACATTATAAGAATAAATTCATTAAAAGATATTATAGGATTTGAAAAATGATAATAGTATTTGAAGGCATAGATTGTTGTGGTAAAACAACTTTAGCTAATTATGTAAGTAGAAAATATAATATTCCTATATATAATAGATATAAATATACTAATAAAAAAGAATGGGAAAATATGATGAATTTACAACATATTATAGAAATTAATGAAATTAATTTATTAAAACATATAGATAGGGCTAATGTAAATATAATATTAGATAGATTTATACCTACATTTGTGATATACCATAAAATATTTAAGAGAAAATCTGATATTTCTTATATTAATAGTTATAGATTTAAGAATATAATATATTTGTACATATATGTTGATCGTCAAGTATTATTAAATAGATATTATAATAGAAAAGATCATAATATTAACGATATAAATATATATAATAAATTATATGATGCTTATAATATGTATTATCAAAAAAATAAAGATAAGATGTATTTTATTGATAATTCGTATGATTTATCTTATTCTAAGCGTCAATTAAGAACTATTTTAGATAAAATAATAGGATAATAGATTATGAAAAAAGATTATATATCTATTTATAATGATTTAGAACTTTATGGTAATAATATATATAGGAATAATTTATTAACTAAAGAAATTATAGGATATAGTACGAAATTAAAACTTATTAATAAAGTAGTTGGTGATAAAAGAGAATTTAAATCTATTAAATCGCAATATTTAAAAAATAAAAATTATTTAGTAAATTTTTTGAAGAATAATATAGATACTAGACAATGTGTTTTGAGATTTTTAGATTATGAGAAAAATATATATATGTGTATTTCATTTTTACAATTTATATTTGATTCAAAAAAACTTAGAGTTATAAGTTATTGGAGAAGTTGTGATATTAAGAAATTAAAACAAGATGTGTCTATAGTTAGTTGGATTTTAAAAGATTTGTCTAAATCTTTAAAAATAAAATATTGTAATGATATAATATGTATATTTGGATCATTACATAAATATGAATGATATAAATATGAACGAAATTTTAAATAAATATAAATATAAAGACTTATTGAATAATATTAATATATTTTTAAATAAGAATTTGAGTATTAAAGACGTAGAAGAGTTAGAAAATTCTATTGATGATTATTGGTGTAAAGGTAATGGTTATAAAGATTTTAGTATATATTTTAAAGATATTTATTTATATGCTGCTTTAAGATGTTTTGTTAGATTTTCTAAAGATACTGTATTAAAAACTTATAGTGTTTTAAAAAATGAAGATATAAAATCTATATTAGATTATGGCGTAGGAATTGGATTAACTACAAATTTAATAAGTGATCTTTTTAAAAATTCAAAAGTATATTATTATAATTTAGATAATTCTATACAAAAAATATATTTTAATAAAATTAAAAATAATGATATAGAGATATTAAATAATGAAAAAGATGTATTTGAAAGAAAATATGATGTAATTTTTTTGTTAGAATTGTTTGAACATATTGAATATCCTATAGATTTATTACATCAATTATTAAATGTTTGTAATAAATATTTAGTGATTAATAATACGTTTAAATTTTGTGCTTATGGTCATTTTAAAGAGTATTATTATTCGAATAATGTATATAGTCCTAGACAGATGTCTAAGTTATTTTTGAAAGAAATAAATATGTATTGTAATAAATTACCAGTTTGTTTTTGGAATGATAGACCTAAAATATTTTTAAAAAAATGAATGATATTAAAAATATATACGAAGAATGTAGAAATTGTAAAAAATGTAAAATTAAAATATCTATAAAAGTAAATGAAGAAATAGTAGAATATTCTGGAAATGAAAAAGCAGATATAATGTTTATAGCACAGAATCCTTCTTGTTATCGAGATAATAGAGGAATAAATAATAAAATTTTTTTAGATGATAAAATAAGACCAATATTTGAATCTATGTTAAAAAATGTAGGTTTAGATTTTGAAGATATTTATGTAACTAATCTTGTAAAATGTTCTACTAAGAATAATGTTATGCCTTCAGATGATATATTAGAAAATTGTAAAGATTTTTTATTAAGAGAAATAGAAATAGTTAGGCCTAAAATAATAATAACTGTAGGTAAATTTGCTTCTAATTATTTTGGATTAAAAGAAAATAATGAGTTAAAAGTAGAAAAAGGTATTTTATATTATTCTATTTATCATCCAAGTTTTTGTAATTATGGAAAAATGAAAATAGAAGAATATTCTAAACAACTTTTAAATATAAAAGATAAAATTGACGAAATAAAAAATAATAGGAATAAATTTGTACAATTACATTGTCATAGTATTTATTCTATTAGAGATGGTTTATGTTCTCCTGAAGAATATGTTAGATTTGCTTATAATAATAAGTTAGATGTATGTAGTATAACAGATCATGGTCAAATTGGTGGATGGATAAGACAATATTTTGAAGCAAAAAAATATGGAATAAAACCTATTTTTGGATGCGAATTATATATAAATAATTATCGTAATAAGTTAGAATATAAGGATAATGTTAAAAGTGAAGATTATAAATTATTTAAAAAAAATAATCATATTATACTTTTAGTTAAAAATAAAATAGGTTTTAATAATTTAATTAAGATTTCTTCAGATGCTTGGATTAATGGATTTTATTTTAAGCCAAGAACTGATATAGAATTTATAAAGAAACATTCCGAAGGATTAATTTGTTTAACTAGTTGTTTAGGTGGAGAGATATCTACTGAGTTATCAAAAAATAATTATGATAAGGCAAAAGAAATAGCATTAAATTATAAACAAATATTCGGAGATGATTTGTATATAGAGTTGTTATTAATAGATTTAAAAGAACAGATTATTATTAATAAATTATTGTGTAAATTAGCAAAAGAACTTGGAATAAAAACTGTTATTACTAATGATTGTCATTATATCGAAAAAGAAGATAGTAAAATTCACGATATATTGTTAATGATAAGAGATAATAAAACGATGAAAGATAAAGAAAAAAATCCTGATGAAATATGGCAATTTAAGTCTAAAGATTTATATTATAAAAATCAGTTTGAAATGTATAGATCATTTAAAGATTTTTATGAAAATGAATATTTTACAGAAGAAGTTTATAAAGATTCTGTTAAAAACGTAAGAGAAATAATTGATAAAGTAGAAAATATCGAATTAGATACTTCTATTAAATTACCTAAATTATATGATAATGATGAAGAGATTTTTCATAATAAATTAGTGAAAGGCTGGAAAGAAAAAGGTTTTGATAAATTAGATGAAAAAACTAAAAAAATATATAGAGATAGAGTTAAATATGAAGAAGGGATTATTAAAAAATTAGGGTTTGTTGGTTATTTTTTAATTTTAGAAGATATAATTAATTGGGCTAAAAGAAATAATATTTATGTAGGAAAAGCACGAGGATCAGGTGCAGGATCTCTTGTTTGTTATTTATTAAATATTACAGGATTAGATCCTATTAAATATGGGTTATTATTTGAAAGATTTATGAGCGAAGGTAGAGAGGATCCTCCAGATATTGATGTAGATTTTTCTTCTGATGATAGAGATAAAGTTGTTGAATATATTTTTAATAGATTTTCTAAAGAAAAAACTTGTGCAATAGGTACTTATGGATTTTTTAAAACAAGAAGTGCAATTTTAGATATAGGTAGAGTGTTAAATATACCTTTAATAGAATCTTTAAGATTAACTAGAGATGTATTGACGTCTGATAGTGACGATATGACAATAGAGGAAATAGAAAATAATTTTCCTGAAGTTAAGGATTATTTTGATAAATATCCTGAAGTTAAAAAAATATTGGAAAAGTTAAGAGGAAAAATTAGAAATATAAGTAGGCATGCAGCAGGAATAATTATATCAGATAGAAATTTAAGTGAAAATATTGCATTGATGACACAAAAAAATAATATATTAAGTGCTTGGCAAGAAGGGTCTGATTATCACGAATTATCTAAATTAGGATTTGTTAAATTTGATATTTTGGGATTAACTAATTTGTCTGTTATAAGAGATACTTTAAAATTAATAAAACAAAGATATAATAAAGATATTAATTTAGATTCTATAGATTTGAATGATATAAATGTTTATAAAAAGATATGGAATGGAGATACTGTAGGAATATTTCAATTTGAATCGAGGATTGCTAGAGATTTGATTGCTAAAATTAAACCAAGTAATTTTAATGAATTAATTGCGACGAATGCATTGTTAAGACCGGGTCCTTTAAGATTAGGAATGCACGAAGATTTTGCTAAAAGAAAGTTTACTGGGAAATATACTATACCAAAATGTTTAGAAGATATATTGAAAGAAACTTATGGAATAATAGTTTATCAAGAATCTATTATGTTAATTGCTCAAAAAATCGCGAATTTTGATTTAGTTGAAGCAAATAGATTTAGAAAAGCATTAGTTAAATATGGTAGATCTGCAGAGGTAGAATCTAAAAGATTTGCAGAGGTAGAATCATATAAAGATAAATTTATAAATAATGCTACTAAATTTATTACAAGAGAACAAGCAGAAAATTTATGGAAAGAAATGGCATCATTTTCTCAATATGGATTTAATAAATGTTTAGCAGGAAATTCTAAGGTATTGTATTATACTAATGTTAAAAAAGGAATTGTTGATGAAATAGAAATATGCGAATTGTATAAAAAATTTCATTCATCTAATAAAAGTATATATATATGTTCGTATATTGATGGAAAGCTTAAACCTGTAAAAATAAAAAATGTTTACGATACTGGAATTAAAAAATGTTATGTATTAAAAACTCGAGATAATAGACAGATAATAAGTTCTGCAGATCATAAATTTTTAGTGTTTAGAAATTGGTTAAAATTGTCCGAATTAGAAAAGGGTATGGAAATAACTATATTTTTAAGAGATTTTAATATATTTGATTTAGATGTAGTAAAAGAAATAAAATATTGTGGTAAAAGACATACATACGATATTGAAGTAGAAGATATTAATCATTGTTATATCGCTAATGAATTTGTAGTTCATAATTCTCATTCTTGTGGTTATGCAATGATAAGTTATCAAGAAATGTGGCTTAAAAAATATTATTTTATAGAATTTATGACTGCTTTGATAAATAATACTCCAAGAGGCAAAGAAGGAAAAAATACAACTAGTTTTCTTGCTGATTATATTAATTATGCTAGAATTAATGGTATAAATGTTTTGAACCCAGATATTAATAGATCACAGTTAGATTTTTCTATTTTAGATGATAATACAATAATATATGGGTTTAATCATATAAAAAATATTGGTAATTTAGGACAAGAAATAATAAAAAAGAGGCCATTTAAATCTTTTAAAGATTTTTTAGATAAAGTTAAATGTAATAAAACTAAAGTAGAATATTTGATTTATTCTGGAGCATTTGATTCTTTTGATGATAGAAATGAGTTATTAAAAGAATATTATAGTATTAAAAAAAGTGAAGAAAATTTTGTAGAATTAAGTAAAAAAGATCTTATGAAATTAGAAATTGACGCATTAAAAGTTTATTTGTCTGATAAGATATTTAAAGATGATTTTAAAAAATGTTTTAAGAAATTAAATATAATGTCTATTACTGAATTTTGTAAATTAGCCGAAGGAGAATCGTATGTATATGGTATGATAGAAAGTGTTTTGATGCGAAAAACTAAAAAGAATAAAAATATGTATGTAATAAGTTTGATGGATGATTATTCTAAAATAACATTTTTTGCTTGGGATAAAGAGTATAAAAATAATAAAGAATTATTACGAAAAGATAGATTTGTTGTTTTAAAATTAAAGAAGGATAATAAAGGTAGAGTTCCAATATTGCAATGTAATGGAGATCAAAGAGTTTTAGATTTAAAAAAATTGTATGAAAATTATATAATTAAATTAAGGAAATAAAAAATATAGATTTTAAAAGGAGGATTTAATGAATAAAAATGATATTAATAAATTAAGAAAAATAATGGGTACGCTTCCAGATGAAGATCCTGAATTTAAAACAGTTTTTTATAATGGAGTTACAGGAATGAAAGATTCTGTTAAATTGATTGATTATTCTAGAAATCCATATAAAGCAATGTATGTATTAGCTACATCTTGTTGGGGTAAAAAAATTGATAAATGGGAAGATACTTCGCTTGAGGGTAAATATGAAGTGATTAAAGCCGTTCTTACAAGAAATGCGTTACCGTTAGCATTAGAAGCTCCTCATTTTACATTTGCTGTAGAAAATATTCCTCGCTGGGCATTTGATCAAATAGCTAGAGCTAGAGTTGGTATTGTTTTTTCTAGTAGAGGTACTAGAGATAATTCTCATTTAGATGCTGGATTTTTTGTTCATGATGATATTTGGGAAAACGAAGAATTAAGAAAAGATTTTATTGAAGCTGCTAAAAAATGTAAGGATGTTTATAAAAAGATAGTTGAACAAGGAATATCTAATTGGCAATCTGCTAGAAGTATACTTCCAATTTCAAATACTCATGCATTTAGTTTTTCTTGTAATTTTGCTGCTTTGCAAAATATGTTGTCTAAAAGAATGAAATTTTGTTTGATGCCCGGGACAAAGATAATAACAGAAAATGGGTTAAAGAATATTGAAGATATATCTATAGGTGAAAGGGTTTTAACTCATTTAGGAGAATTTAAAAAAGTTATAGAGACTATAAGTAATGATTGTTATTCGGATATATATAATATAAGTTATACATCTAATTTTAAATTATATACATTTAATATTACAGGAAATCATAAAGTATATGGTATTAAAAAAGAAGTTATTAATAAAATTTCAAATAATGAGATATACAATAAATTAGATTTTATTAAAGTTGAAGAATTAAATAAAGGAGATTTCGTAGCATTTCCGATTATAGATCAAGATAAAAAATTTACAAAAAAATATGAAATTAGTAAGATTTGTGGTATAATAAAGTTTAATTCAAAATATACAGGTAAAGTATATAATTTAGAAGTCGAAGAACATAATTCGTATTGTACTATGAATTGTGCTTTACATAATTGCGAAGCAGATGCTACAGTTGCTTTTGCTTGGTTATGTAGAAAAGAAGTAGAAAAAGTATTTCCATTATTAGCGAAATATCTTTTTCCGTCATGTGATTTAAAGAATAAATGTGAATATGCAAAATCTTATTATTTAAGTAATTGTTTTGGACGTTTATTTAAACCTTGTGGTCGAAATAAAGTTGATGATGATGTTTCAGATTATGCATCTATAAATACAGTTTGTTCTGATAGAGAAAAAATTATGAAGCAATTGGGTATATATATTCCTACTTCTGAAGAAATTAGAAATGAATTAAAAAGTGACGAATTATCTTCGATAGATATAAAACTTTTGAAAGAAAAGTAAAATATGATTGAAAATACGGATAGACAATGTGAGTTTAATAAAATATTTATGGAAGTTGCAGAAAAAATGGCGAAAATGTCTACGTGTTTAAGAAGACAGACAGGAGCAGTTTTAGTTAAAGATAACAGAATAATATCTACAGGATATAATGGAGCACCAAGTAAATATCCTCATTGTAAGGAATGTTTAAGAATCAAGAAAAATATTGAATCAGGTAAAAGTTTAGAATTGTGTATTGCAGTTCACGCAGAGATAAACGCAATATTAATGTGTGCTAAAAATGGTATATCTACTAAAGATACTATTTTATATTGTATTGTTTCTCCGTGTAATTTATGTTTAGGTCAATTGATAAATGCAGGAGTTAAAGCTATTGTTTTTAAAGAAATATATGGGAATAATTATATACTTAATACAGTTAAAGCAGATATTATAGAACTTTATGTATATAATGATGGATTTGTTTCTTTATATAATAAGATTTAGATGTTAAAAAAAATAGAATTTTTGTATATAATTATAATATAAAAAGATTTTAAAAAAGGAGGTAAATATGAAAATATATGTAAATAAAGGTAAAGAAAAGAATAAGAAGTTTATGATTTTGCCAGAAAAGATTTATGTTGCTAGATTTAAGAAGTATAAAAAGTTTTTTTATGAGGGTAAAAATGGTATTGCTGGAGGTATAACATTATTTTTTGATATTTTAAATAAAAAATATAAAGGAGCAATGGCTTTTGGTACTTTATGGACTATATTAGATGACGAAGAAAGACCTATTATACGTTTTGATAGTGAGCACATGTTATATGGATTAGCAGGTAGGAAAGATTTAAGTGATTATGATTTAGATGATTCTATTAATGAAAAATATAAGATATATGTTAAACCTATTAAAAAAGGTGATATAACATTTAATACTGTTATGGAAATATTACCATATAATATAGATGATGAATCTTTAGAAAAAGAGATCGAGAGAATAAAATTAAATATAGAAAAGAACGAACAGGCTATGAAAAAAGCTAAAAAATTAAATGAAAAAGAAAATGATGATGAAGATATAGAAGAAGATGATGAAGATATTGATGATGATGAGGAAGATGAAGATGTAGAAGAAGATGATGGAAATAATAAAAGTGAAGATGTTGATGAAGATACAGATGATAATGAAAAAGATGAAGACGAAGACATAGATGATGATGACGATAACGAAGATAGTAAAGAGGAAGAAATAGAAGAGGACGACGACGATGAATTTGAACAAAATAGAAAGAATAAAAATAAAAAAGATGATGATTTTGTATAATAAATAGGGAGGTAAATATGTCAGATGAATTTAAAATATTAGATTATGAAAAGTTAAGTGAAGAATTAAAAACGTATGCAGTAAAATTAATAGAACCTTCATCTTATCCTACTGAAGTAATAAATAAAAAATTAGTTAAAATACAATCTTATAAGGATAGAGTTCAAAGTATATATGAAGATGCAATTTCTAATAGAAATATTTTAGAAAAGAAATTAAATGATTTAGAAGAAGAATTTGAGCGCGAAAAAGAAAGATTAATGATTAATGATAAAGAAATTCAAGAATTAAGTTCTCAGGATAAAAGAAATGCTGCATTAAATAATAAATTAAAAGATAAGTTAGAAAAAATAAGAATTGCTAGGAATCATTTATTGGATGCTAAAGATTTTGAATCAAAAGTTAAATCAAGGTATGCTAATCTTGAATCGACAAATAAAAATATTTCTAGATTAATTTCAACATTGGGTATAATGTTTATGAGAGGCGAATTGAAAATAAATCCTGATGCAAAAGGGACAAAATTGAATATAGGAACTGATGAATAATTAAGATATTTGAGGTAATTAAAATGTCAAACGAAAAAGAAAAAAAGATAGAGAAAACTGTAAAAGAATTAGAAGAATTAGGTATTAAAGTAGTAAAGTTAAAAGACGATAAATATGGTGAATATGATGTTATTTCTACAGGATCAATAACTTTAAATATTGCTACTGGAATTAATGGTTATCCTAGAGGTAGAATAATAGAAATATTTGGTCCAGAAAGTGGAGGGAAAACTACTCTTAGTTTAATAGCAATTGCTCAAGCTCAAAAAGCAGGTGGAATTGCTGCATTTATAGATGCAGAACATTCGCTTAATAAAAAATGGGCTCAAAAATTGGGAGTTAATACAGACGAATTATATTTTTATCAACCTGATTATGGCGAACAAGCTTTAAACGTATTAGAAAAATTATTATTAACTAAATCTTTTGATATTATTGTTATTGATTCTGTTACTGCTTTAGTGCCTAAAGCTGAATTAGAAGGTAATATGGAAGATGCTAATGTTGGTTTACACGCTAGATTAATGTCTAAAGCAATGCGAAAATTGACAGGTATAGCTAGTAAAAGTAAAACTGTAGTTATATTTGTAAATCAAATTAGAGAGAAAATAGGTCAGATGTGGGGAAATCCAGAAATAACTACAGGTGGAAGAGCATTAAAATTTTATTCATCTATGAGAATTAGAGTTCAAAAAGTGAGTAAATCGTCAATAACGGATAAAAATGGTAATATAATAGGTCATATAGTTCATGCAGAAGTTGTTAAGAACAAATGTGCTTGTCCATATAGAGAAGCAGAATTTTTATTAAATTTTAATACGGGAATAGATAATGATAGTGAAATATTTGATGCTGCTTTATCTAAGGAAATAATTAAATTAAATGGTAAAACTTATACATTTAAAAAATGGCAATTTATTGGAAAGGAAAAGATGAAGAATGCTATTAAAGATATAAATGAATTAAAGGAAGAATTAATTAAATCATTAGAATTTGAAGCAGAACTTAAACAGAAGGAAAATAGAAAGGAAGAGGATATATTATAAATGTATATAAAAAGTATTAAACTTATCGATTTTCAATCTCATAAAAATACGAAGATAGAATTTTCTAAGAATTTTAATTGTATAATAGGATCGACTGATGCAGGTAAATCATCAATAATTAGAGCTTTGAAATTTGTTTTATTTGGTGAACCTTGGGAAAAAAGTTTTGTAAATTATGATAGTGATTTTTGTCAAATAGAAATTGAATTTTCTAATAATGTTAAGATTATAAGAAAGAAAGGCGAAAATATAAATCAATATATTATTAATGATAAAGTATATAACAATTTTGGTACAAATATTCCTTCAGATATAAAAACGTTAGTTAACATTGATACTATTAAAATAGATGATAACAGGGAAATAAATCTTAATTTTTCAGATCAGTTAGATTCTATATTTCTTGTAAATGAGTCTGATTCAGTAAAAGCAAGAATATTAAATAAATTATCTGGTTTAGATATTATAGATAATATTCTTAAAGATTTAAACAATGATAAAAGAGATATTATTTTAGAAAGAAATAAATTAAAACAAGATTTATTTAATATAGAAGAAGAAGTTAAGCAATATGATAAATTGGAAAAAAAGAAAGGCGAACTTGATATTATTAAATTAGAGATCGATAAGTTAAAAGCAGATATTGATAAACTTAATATTTTAAGTGATATACAAAATAATATTAAGATTTGGAAGCAAAAGAAAAGTGAAATTCAGAAATTAGAAAAAGAATATGAAGATTTAGAAAAAATTGATGTTGATATTATGATTAAGCAATTAGACGATTTTAAATCATTTAATAATATTTATGAACTTTATAATAGGGTTATTAATCTTAGTAAAGAAATAGATAATATAAATAAATTAATAGAAGATTGTATTGAATCTGAAAAAAAATATATTAAAAAATATGAAAATTATCTTAGAGAAATTAAAAAATGTCCAATATGTGGAAGCAATATAGATGATAAAACTATTAGTAAATGTTTAAGCGAATTATGATTTTAAAAAATATAGAATTTAATGAGGTTATTAAATTATGAAAATACTTTACCTTACAGATTCTCATTTTAGAGATACAAATCCGATTAATAGATTAGATGATTTTTATCATATTCAATTTAGTAAAATGAAAGAATTGAAAGATATATGCGAAAATGAAAAAGTTAATGTTGTTATTTTTGGTGGTGATTTATTCGATAATCCAACACCTTCGTATGAATTATTTAATAATATTTTAGATTTTATAATAAATTTAAATTCTGAAATATATGGTATATGTGGAAGTCATGATTTATATGGATATAATTTAGAAACTTTAAATAAAACAGCAATAGGAACATTAATTAAAGTTGATGCTGTTAGATTATTAAACGATCAATTAGTTTGTAATAAAAATTATATTATAAAAGGAATAAATGCTCGAAAGAGATTTTCTATAGATGATTATAGAATAGATCAGAAAACAGATAAAATAAAGATAATTGTTAGTCATGATCCAATAGTTTTGGAGCCTGTAATTTATGATTATTTATTAGCAAAGGATATTGCTAAAGTAACTGATGCTGATATAATTTTTTGTGCTCATATTCATTCTCAATTTGATGTTGAAATTAAAGGAAAAAGATTTATAAATCCAGGTCCGTTTACAAGACAAAATATTAACGAATCAAAAATAGAACCAAAGATTTGTTTATTGGAGATTTAAATTATGAATATAAAATATATTAATTTGAAATCTGCATCTAAAGATATTTTTAGAAATGTTATGGATAAAGAGAAAAAAGAAGTAAATTTTGATAATTTTATAAATTCGTTAAAAAATATAAATATTCAAGATATAAATATAATAAAGGAAATTGAAAGAATAATAGATTCTATGAAGGTTAGAGTAGAAGTAAAAAATGAAATTTTAAAAAGATTAAAAGAAAAACAAAAAGGAGAATAAAATGAATGAATCTGAAATAAATGAATTAAAAAAGAGAATTAATAATATAAGAGAAAGAAAGATTGCATTAAAATCTGAATTAAAAATTAAACAAAAGTATTTAGAAGAAGAAAAACAAAAATTGCAAAAATTGTTAAATGAAAATAATATTTCATATAAAGATTTAGATGATACTATAGAAAAATTAAAAAAAGAAAATCAAGAAAAGTATAATAAATTAATTGAAAAATTAGATGAGTTAATGTTATGAATATAAAAATTTTAGAAGATAAATTCAGTAGTATTAATAATAGTATATTAAAAGAATTAGGGAAAAGGGATATATTGAATAAGCAAATTAAAGATGTTAATAATAAAATTAAAGAAATTGATTTTTTGGAAGGTATTTATTCTGAATCGATTAATGTTTTTCAACAAATAGGTAATATAATGAAAACAAATACTATAGAGAGAATAGAAACTTTAATAACTAAAGGATTGTCAGATATTTTAGAAGAAGATAATTTAAAATTTGTTATTCAATATGAAGCTAAGAGAAATGTAATAGGGGCAAAATATCAAATTTATGATAAGATAACAGAATCATATTACGATATAATTAATTCATTCGGGGGAGGTTTAGTAGATATCGTTAGTATTTTACAAAGAGTAATATTTTTATATCAATTTAATATAGCAAAGATATTGATATTAGATGAAGCAGGGAAATGGATAAGTAATGATAAGCAAGGAAAATTTGGTAATTTTCTTAATACAATATCTAATAAATTAGGTATACAAATTATTTTAATAAGTCATCGTGAACAAGTGATTGATGAAGCCGATCAAGTTATAAGAATTGTTAAAAAGAAAGGATATAGTGAAGCAGAGGTGGTAAGATATTCTTATGGTAATGCCAATTTATGAAAAATGTAAATATTCTGATTTTTGTAATAACGAGATATTTATGAATGGTTTAAAATGTGATAGTATAAATTTTTTTATTAGTGTTGATAAAAAAGAATGTGCATTATATCCATTATATAATGAATGGGAAAAAAATATGAAAAGTTTAGAATTTTATATATTAAACAATTTGAATAATATAAAGGATTTGAAATTAATAGTAGCATTTATTATTTGGTTAAAAAACAAAGATAGGAGCTAATATGTTATCTGTAGGAATAGATCTTTCTATGACAAATACTGGTTTAATATGTTTGAAGAATGGTAAGATTAATAAGCAATTGAATATAAAAACAACATTTGAAGGAAGAAATATTTATGATAGAATTAAAAGAATAGAAAAAATAAAAAATGATATAATGAAATTTTTAGATAAATCTGTTGATATAGTTGTTATAGAGGGATATAGTTTTTTATCTAGAAAAGGTCAGGCTTTTTCTTTAGGGGAATTGGGTGGAGTGATAAAATATTTTATAATACAAAATTCTTATAATTTAATTGAAGTTTCTCCTACTCAATTAAAAAAATTTGTTACAGGAAAAGGAAATTGTGAAAAAGATTTGATGTTAAAAGAAGTATATAAATATTGGAAAGCGGATTTTAATGATAATAATCTTGCAGATGCTTTTGGATTAGCAAAAATAGGAGAATATATTTTAAGTATGTTAAATGGTAAAGATGTTAAGATTAATAATATGCGAAAAGAAATAATAAAAAGTTTGATTAAAACTAACGAATTAGATAATAATAAGAATGGAGGAAAATATGAGAAAAATTAATATGAAGAATGAAAATATAAGGCATATATTTTGGGGTAAGTTAGATTCTCAAGAATTTAAAGATTGGTTAGAGCAAATGATCGAAATATATGGTAAAGATACTTCATTGAAGTTTATTATAGAAAAGAATGAGACAAGAATAAAAGATGAAATCGATATAAAAACTTCTGAACAATTAAAACTTAATTTTGAAAAAGATGAATGATTTAAAATTTAAAAATAAGAAATTTAGTAAAGTTAGAGAAGGATTTCCAATATCTATATTAATTAGTGCTAAAGTTTTTTGTCCTTGGTATAAGTGTTGTAAAGGTTTTGTGCAAAGTATATATGAACCTTCTATATGTATTAATTATGAACCTAAAAATATAGATTTTAAAAATGTTTCTTTAAAATGTATAAATTTTAAAAAAAGTAAAGGAGTAATGAATGTTCGAATTAAATGAAGAAGAAATTAAAAATTATGTACCAGAAAAATTATCTAAATTGATAGATAAAAGAGAATTAGCGATTATTGCGACGATAAGAGCGATGAAACAATATCCTGGTTATGGAGAAATAACAATTCAGATACAAAGAGGATTAATTCATAGTATTAAACCTCAGGTGAATCTTATTTTTGAAAAGGACTGGAGTGATAAAAAATATGAATAAAAAATGTTCTAAATGCGGTAAAGAAATGAAATATATTTCATCAAAACAAAAAATATTTGGTGCAACTATTGCTAAATATAAATGCGAATGTGGATATGAAAAAGAAGCTAAAATAGGTTTAATATACGATGAATTTAATAAATTAATGGATAAAGTAGAAAAAAGAATTGATAATTAATATGAAAGAAAATTATTATAAAATATTAAAAGTAAAAAAAAATGCTTCGATATCTGAGATTAGAAAAGCTTATTTAGAATTAGCTAAAAAATATCATCCTGATATCAATAAAAGCGATACCGCAGAAGAAAAGTTTAAAGAAATAGTAGAAGCTTATAAAATTTTGAGTAATAAATTAGAAAGAAGTAAATACGAAAAAAGGATTGAGTTTGATATTAAACTTTATATTAATAGACATATATTTTATGGAATTTATGATATAAATTTATTATATGAAAAACCTGCGATAATAAAACACGGAATAGATAAATGGATAGAAAATATATTTGATTCTGCAATAGTCGAAAATAATAAAAAATTTATTTGGGAATTTTAAGATGAATAAAATTATAAAATATTGGACTGATAAGATAAAAGAATATTTAGGTATAGATTTTAATAAAGTATTATCCGATGAAATTAATTTTCTTATCGAATATAAACGAGATAGAGAATATAATTTATTGAAATTAAAAGCAAGAAAATCGTTATACGAAGAAATAATTAAAAAATTACCTGATAGTGAAAAAGAAGTTTTTTTAGAAGATTTAGAAATGTTCGATGTGGCTATTGATACAATAGAAATAGAATTAGATAAATTAGAAAAAAAGATAAATTTAATGAGGAGTTTATGAATAAATTTAATGTTAAAAAAATATGCTGTAAATGTAATAAAGATGCTGAAATGGAAAAGATTGACGAAAAGACTTATAAATGTAATAAATGTGGAAGAATAATAAGAATAGTTAAAAAAGAAAATAAATGAAAAAATTTCATACATATCTATTTAGACCATTTTATATACATAAGTTAATTAGAGAAGAAGGAATGATGATGTCTAAGGATTGTTATGGTATAATAAATGATTTGTTTAAACAAATTATAAAAAATGCGTGTAATAAAGCTAGATTAAGAAAAAGGAAAACTGTTCGCTCTGAGGATTTTCATGATGAATAAAAATAAATTGACAGGAAAACTGTAATTTATTTTTATTGAAATTATAAATAATTTCTGGCCGAAAAAATCAGAAGAGATTATAAGATAGTTTAAGATTTACCTTATAATCTTTTTTTATTTAAAATTAGGTAGGTAATTATGAATAAATGGATAATATGTTATATATGTAATATTGATTATACAAAAATAAAATATATCGTTAATTCTACAGATGTATTAATACCTATCTATAAAGATTTTAAAATTTTAAGAAATAAAAAAGTAGAAAAAGAAATATTATTATATCCAAATTATATATTTTTAAGAAATATGGAAATATTTAATAGAATAAAAAATAGTTTTTCTAATATTTATTTATTAGTTCATAGTTGTAAAACAATTATTAACAATAAGGAAGTTGAAGTAGTTGTTCCTTATACAATATCTGAAGAAATGATTTTGAAACATATCGAAGAATCTATAAATATACTTAATAGGTTGAGAAATAATATTAAGAGTGATAAAGCTGTTGTTTTAGATGGTCCTTTTATTGGAAGAGAAGGAAAAGTTTTAGAAGTATGTGATAATAAAGTCAAATTAGCATTAAAATTATTTGGTCGTATGATACAAGCTAATTTTAGGATTGAAGATATTAATTTTTTATGAAAATAATATATGTTGATCATAATATATTAAATAGGTTAGCTAGTTATAAGTCTTTTATTGATTATATTAATGAGGAAGAGAATAGCGAGCGAAGCGAATTTATAGAAAAGAATATAGAATTAATAAATAAGATAATAAAAAAACATTTTACAAAAAGGCAAAAAATGATATTTTTAATGTATTATAAATATAATTTGAAACAATCTCACATAGCAAATATTTTAAAAATAACTCAAGCTGGAGTAAATATGTGTTTAAAAAGATGTTTAAATAAAATTCGTAAAATTTTAAAGGAGAATAAAAATGAGTAAACCTAAACGTCCATTAGCGTGCGGGTCTGTGTATGAAATGTTATTGGTAAAACTTTATATGAATGGGTTAAATCCAGATCAAGCGTATAGAGAATTGAAAAATTTAGGATATGATGAAGTAACTGAACAAAAATTAAATTATTATTATGAATATTTTAAAGGAAGATTTAAAGAAAGATATGAAGAAATTTGTAAAATTCATAGAGCTAAAATGGAAAATAAGATTATTGAATTAAAAAAGAAAATTACTAAAGATAGTTCTACTTTAGAACAGATTAATTTTTATATTATGTCTTTGAATACCGAAATAGATATTATTAGATATTATTCTGCAGATTTAGATATTCGTAATAGAGAAGATATTTTAGAAAAATTGATTGCTAGGGTACAATCATTATTAGAATTAAAAAATAAATATTTAGAAAAATTAGATGCTAAATATAATATTAGAAAAATAATAAAAGATGTTGTTAAGATTGCTATTGATAATTTACTTTATGAATCTTTAAGTCCAGAGATAAAAAAACAATTATTGGATAAATTTAGTGAGGAGATGAAAATATATGCAGGATTTTTACAGTGATTTAAATAAGATAATAAAAGATAAAAAAAATGAAATAGATGGTATAAAAAAAGTATCTATATTTAAAGAAGGATTTGAACCTATTGAATTTAAAAATTTTGTTGAAGATAAAGAATTTTGTAATTTTATAAAATTAACGAAAAGGCAATTAGATGCTTGTTATGCAATGTTATATGGATATACTTATGATGATTATGTAAAGAACAAAAATAATATTAATAAGAATATATTTGATAATCCAATTTTCAATTTGGCAGTCTTAGAATGGGGGAAAGGAGGTTTTCGGAAAGGTACTATTATAGAAGATAAAATTACTAAAGAAAGACATACAGTAGAAGAGTGGGAAAGTTTGAAAAAACCAATAAATGTAGAAGCTATTGATTTTCATAAAAGAAAAAAGGTTATTACTACGATTAAACCTATATTTAAAGAAGGTAAAGCAAAAATATACAGAATAAAAACAAAATTAGGTAAAATAATAGAAGTTGATGAGAATCATAAATTGTATACTAAAAATGGTTGGAAAAAAATAAAGGAATTGAAAATAGGAGATAGTATCGCGTATGCCAAAAGAAATGATATGTAAAAATTGTAATTCATTATTTATTAGTGTATATGGAAGAAAATATTGCGATAAATGTAGATTTAAAAAGAATAAAGAACATAATTCTGAAACTATATCTAATAAAATTATAAATAAAACTTTTAATAGGAGTAAGGCAAAATGTGGAAAATATAAATTTAAAAATAATGGTATACAACAATATAATTCTAATTATGAATTAGTAAGAATGATTGAATTAGATAATAATGGATATATATTTTTTCACGAACCTATGAAAATACCGTATTATATTGATGGAATTAAACATAATTATATTCCAGATTTATTAGTTATAGATAATGAAAATGCTTCAATTTGGATAGAAGAGATTAAAAGTAATTTTACTAAAAATAGTCCTATATTCGAGATAAAATGTAATGCTGCAAAAGAATTTGCAAAAAAGATGAATATAGAATTTCACGTATATAATTATGATATATATAAAATAAATGAAATATTAGAATTTGATGAAATAGAAAGTATAGAAGAGATTGGAGAAGAAGAATTTTATGGATTTTGTTCTCCAATACATAAGAATATGATTTTAAATGATATTTTACATCATAATTCAGGTAAGGATACAATTTGTGCACTTATGACTTTATATTGTTGTTATTTTTTATTATGTTGTAATAATCCTCAGAAGTTATTAGGATTACCCGATAATGAAGCTATAGATATTGTTAATGTTGCATATTCAGGAGAACAGGCAAAATTTGTATTTTTTGAAAAATTAAAACAAAGAGTAATAAATAATTTATGGTTTAAGCAGTATTTTAATATTAAGATAAGTAATTCATATATTAGTGAAAAGGATATTGTCGAATTAAGAAATGAAATAAGAATTGGAACAAACGCTATATTATTTCCAAATTTAATAAGATTATTTAGTAGGCATTCTGAACAAGAGAGTACAGAAGGTTTAAATTTATTAATGTTTACTATGGATGAAGCAGATGCATTTAAAGATAAAACTAAAACGAGAAATGCAGATAAAATATTTAATATGCTTCAAACGTCTGCAGAATCTAGATTTGGAAATAAATATAAAGGTTTTGTTATTAGTTATCCAAGAACAGAGTCAGGATTTATTAAACGATTAATTAAATTAGCAGAGTCGGATTTGCATATATATGCAGATACTGCGTTTACTTGGGAAGTAAAAGAAGAATTATATAAAGATAGACCTACATTTGATTTTGAAGTTATAGTGAAGGATAAGAATAATAATGATGTTAAAAAAATTTATAAGATACCTATAGATTTTAAATCAACCTTTGATCGTAATCCTACAATGGCAAAGTCAATGTATATGTGTATGCCTCCTGGATCTCAATCACCATTTATAGAATATCCAGATAAGTTATATGCTTGTGTTAATGAATTTAGAAAACCTATAGTTGAATTTGAAGATTATATGGAAAATGGTGAGATTAAGAAAAAAATTAAGAAATGGAATATTGGATTAGAAGATTTTACATATATTTTAACTATAGATTTGGGGGAAAAGCACGATAAATGTGGAATGTCTATTTTTCATAGAGAAGGTGCAAGAGCAATACACGATTGTTCTACTGTTTGGAGACCTATTGATAAAGTAACTAAAGTAAGATATATAGTATCGTTTCCTAATATTAGACAAATTATTAAAGAGATATCCAATAGAATAAATATTATAGTATTTTTTGATCATTGGCAGTCTAGTCTTTTTATTCAAGATTTGAGGAACGATGGTATAAAAGCCGATGCATATACGTTAACAGTTAAAGATTATAATAATTTTATGGAATTTATTTATTCTCAAAGAATTGAATTATTAGATATAGAAGAGTTGTTAACAGAAATTAAGCAATTAGAAAGAAAGGAAGATGGTAAGGTAGATCATACAGAAGAAGGAGAAAAAGATTTGACAGATACTGTTGTTGGAGCAATTAAGCAGTTATTTGTAGAGGAACTTAAAGAAAGTAAAGAGGGAGGAGAATTTATAGAAAGTAATATTGAATATCAAGCAGGCGAAATTATAACAGATATGATGTAAATTTATTATAAAAATATAGATATAATTAAAATAGAGGTTTTAAATTATGAAATATTGGTTTATTTCAGATTGTCATTTTGGTCATACTAATATAATTAAATATTGTAATAGACCATTTAAAAGTGTAGAAAAAATGGATGAAGTTTTGATACGTAATTGGAATAGTAAAGTGAAACCTGGCGATATTGTTTATTATTTAGGAGATTTTTGTATGGGAGATCCTGATTATTATTTAAATAAATTAAATGGAGATATTTATTTTATAAGAGGATCTCATGATAAAAAAATTAAGATTTGCGATAAAATTAAAGAGATAGCAGATATTAAAATAATAGATATTCCAAACGTTAATAATATTATAGTGTTATGTCATTATGCAATGAGAACTTGGCCGGGAAGTCATTATAATTCTTGGCAATTATATGGTCATAGTCATGGTAGATTAGAACCTCAAGGGAAGCAAATGGATGTAGGTGTGGATTGTAATAATTTTTCACCAATTTCTTTATCAGAAGTAATTAGAATAATGAATAGTAAACCTAATAATTTTGATTTTGTTGGTAATTTAAAAAAGGAGTAAGATGTTTAAATGGGTATGATAGAAAGATTAGAAAAATTATTTAGAATTTTGTGTCAATTTGATATTAGTGAATTTGATTTTGGTATTTATCGAATTATGAATTATAAAAGAAAGAAGATAGAAGATTTTGTTAAAGGTGAACTTGTTCAGGTAATAGAAGGTGAATTTGAGAAGTATAAATATCAGATTGATGAATTTATGCAAAATCAAATTTTTGATGATCTTTATAGATTTTTTTTAAGATATTATGAAAATGGTAATTTTATTTCAAGAAAGTGTATTATTCCTCATAGTGGTGAAGATGTAAAACTTTATTGGATAAATTCTGATCAGTATTATGTAAATACTAATGAGATTTTTAAAGATTATAGTTTTGATTTGGAAGGATGGAGGATTATATTTAAAACTGTTTTTATAGAAGTGAGAAATATCAATAATAAGAGAAAATATTTTTTCTTAAAGGAAAATGATTTTATCAAGGTTAATAAAGAACAAAAAAGTTGTATTATATATTTTGAGTATAGATATTTGTCTGATGAAGATATTAAGAATTATAAAATAACAGCAGATATAAAGCAAAAAATGCTTAATAATATTATAAAAGATAAAATTGTTGAACAAATTAGCGAAATTGAACTTAAAGAAATTTTTTCGAAAATAAAAGATAATAAAACAATTTTAGAAAAACATCTTTGTAAATATATGCATATTGAAATTAGTGATTTCTTTATTCATAAGGACTTGAAAGGATTTTTAGAAAGAGAACTCGATTATTATATAAAAACAGAGATTGTTGACCTTAATAATTTAGAATCAAAACATATTATTAGAGCAAAGGTTGTTGATGAAATTGCAAAGAGAATTATAAAATTTCTTGCTCAAATTGAAGAATTTCAGAAACTACTATGGGAGAAGAAGAAATTTGTTTTAAAAACCGAATATGTAATTACAATGGATAGGATACCTTTAGAGTTTTATGATGAGATTTTTAAGAATAATCAGCAATTAAAGGAATGGGAGGAGTTAGGGTTTGGCAAAATAAAAGATAAAAATGATATAAAAGGCAGAAAACTACCTATAGATACAAAATATTTCAGTCAGGATTTTAAAGAAAGATTATTAGAAAAATTATCAGAGAAAGGAAATATTGATGAATTATTAGATGGAGTTTTGATTAAAAGCGAAAACTATCAGGCATTAAATTTGATTTTGAATAAGTATAAAGATAAAGTGCAGACTATTTACATTGATCCACCTTATAATACAGGAAATGATGAATTTCTCTATAAGGATAAATACCAGCATTCTTCTTGGCTTACTATGATGGAAAATAGATTGAGTTTGGCAAAGAGATTGATGAGAGACGATGGAGTTATTTTTGTAAGTATTGATGATAATGAAGTCAGTAATCTTTATAATATAATGAGAAGTTTTTATTTTGAAGTTGAAAAATTAAAAATAAAAATGAGAAACCCAGCTAGACAACTAACACAGAAATCTATTTTTCAAAAATCAATAGAGTATTGTTTGGTATTTTCAAAATCAGAAAAAATGTCTATAAAAAAGAAAAAAGTTGATTACGATTTTTCAGAATATAAGTTAAAAATTATAGAAAAAGATAAACCCTTCAAAACTTTTACAATTGGTAAATATAAAATAGAATGTTTCAGACCCGACCAATATGAGATAATTGAATGTAGTGAGATAAATGATTTTTATATTGTTAAACCTATATCAATAAGAGGGAAAATAAAAACTGCTCAATTTACTGAAAAATTTTACGAAGAAAACTTAAGACCATTATTCGAAAAAGAAAAAAATTATAACTATTTATATAAAGTTTATGGCATAGGTGATGATGGTTTTGGTTTCAGATATATAAAAAATCCTGATGAGAGAACAATAAATACTGTCTATTATCAAGGAATTCCTTTAAAGATAAGAAAGGAATTAAATAGTGCCCAAACAGAAATTTCTTATTTTGATTTCTACGATTTTGAGAAGGATATGAATAATGAAAGCAAAATAATAAGGGATATGGAACTTATATCTCTACAATCAATTAAACCGATACACTTTATAAAATTTCTGATCAGTATGATTGAAGAAGATAAAATTTTTATCCTTGACTTCTTCGCGGGTTCAGGCACAACCGCACACGCAGTTATGAAACTCAATAAAGAAGATGGAGGTAAAAGAAAATTTATTCTTGTAGAGATGGCAGATTATTTTGATACTATTATTATTCCAAGAATGAAAAAAATTGCTTATTCTTTTAATTGGAAAGAGGGGAAACCACAGGATATAGATGGAATTGGAGTTTTTTTAAAATATCATTATCTTGAACAATATGAAGATACATTACACAATATTGAATTTGTAAACAAAGACAAAGGGCAGAGTGCATTTGAACTATTTGGAAATGAATATCTAATGAAATATTTTTTAAGGCATAAAATCGAATGTTGTCAATCATTATTAAACATTCAGGATTTTGAAAATCCTTTTGAATATAAAATGAAAATTATTTCAGGTAACAAAGGAGAAGAAATTGTTAATATAGATTTAATCGAAACATTTAATTATCTTTTGGGATTAACTATAAATAAGTATAAGTTTCTTATAGAGGATGGAAGAAAATATGTATTTGTTTTTGGTGAAAAAGAAGATAAAAAAGTTGTTGTTATTTGGCGATGTACGAAGGGTATTAACTTGAAAAAAGACAGAGAAATGATTGAAAAGATAATTTCTGGTTATAATCCTGATGAGATTTTTATTAATGGTAGTAGTTTATAATTAATTATAGGAATATAGAATCAGAGTTTAAAATATTTATGGGAGTATAAATAGGTGGTTTGAAAAAATGTCTGCAAATGTTCGCATTGAAAATAAAATATTAAAAGGTGGAAAATATAAATATGTAATTGGTGTAGATGAAGTTGGATTAGGAGCAATTGCAGGACTTATTTGTGCTTGTGCTGTGATTTTAGATTTAGAATGTGCTAAAAAAATTAAAATAAAATTAAAAAGAAAAGTATTAAAAATAAATGATTCAAAAGTATTTAATAGGCAAGAAAGGGATAAGTTATTAAATGAATTGGTGTTTTGTGTTATTGATTACGGTTTTTATAGCGTTGATGTAGATACTATTAATAAAATTAAGAATATAATGAAATGTGCAAAAATTGCAAGAATAGGAGCTATTAAAAATTTGAATTTAATACAGAAATATAATAAAAGTGATTTTTATGTTATTATCGATGGGAATTTCAAGCATAAAGAATTAGAGTTTGAAAATGAATCTATAGTTAAAGCAGATGCAAAATCTATAACTGTAGCAGCCGCTAGTATAATAGCAAAATGTCTTAGGGATAGATATATGTTGAAAATGGATCAGATATTTCCTGAATTTTCTTGGAAAACAAATGTTGGATATAGGAGTAAATTTCATTTTGAAGCAATAAAAAAGTATGGATATACAGATTTGCATAGAATTTATTTGATTAAAGATTTTATAGAAAAATATGATATAAAAAAATACGAAATTAAATAAATTAAATTTAAAAAATAGGAAAAATGAAAAGATATTTAAGATATTTTCAGTATATATGTAAACATAAATGGTATGTATTTTTAGAATGTATGAAAGTAGGGTTATTTTGGAGAGGATTATTTCATGATATGTCAAAATTTTTGTTAAGTGAATTTATACCTTATGCGAAATATTTTTATAATGAAGATGGAAGTCTAAAACAAATTAGAGATAATACTGGTTATTATAAACCAACTGATACAGGAGACAAAAATTTTGATTTTGCTTGGCATTTGCACTCTAAAAGAAATAGACATCATTGGCAATGGTGGATCCAACCTGATTTTAAAAATAATAAAGTATTAGAAATGAAATACGAAGATGTAATGGAAATGATCTGTGATTGGAAAGGAGCAGGAAAAGCTCAGAAAACTCCTAATGTATTATTATGGTATAAGAAAAATAAAAATAAAATGATTCTGCATCCAAATACAAGAAAATTAGTAGAAAAATATATAAATAAAGTATGAATATAAAATTTTTGTAATATAAATATATGAATAATTTAAAAAATAGCATTATATTAGGCTTTTTTTTGTTTTATATATGTTTAATAGTAGGGGTAATAATTATATTATATTTGTTGATTTATTGTATTAGTTATGTAGGAAATATATGTAAAGTACGTAAAGGGAAACGACTGCTAACGAACTGTTTATTTAGAAAATAGTAGTATAAAATTATCATTATAAGTTTGAGAAAAACGTTGAGAGACGAAAGATTTTTTGAAATAGAACAAATAAGATGTAATAAAAAATATAAAATTGTCTTAGCTATTAATTTCTATAAAAATTTTGTTATAATAATAATGGAAGGGAAAAATGGAAAAAGAAAATAAAGAAGTAGAAAATGGGTGATAAAATGAAAATCAAAAATTTTGGAAAAATAGAAGTAAAAAGAGAGGTAAGGATGAATAAAGATAAAGATATAAATAAATTAAATAAGAATATTTGCAATTTATTAAATAGTTTGATGGCAGAAAAAGTAAAAGTTGCGCTGAAAAATACAAAGAAAAATTGTAATAATTGCAAAAGATTAAATGATTTTTCTCCTTCTTTTTGTTGTGGTTATAGTGATGAAGAACGGAAAGAAATAGGGTATATTTGTAAAAGGTGGACAGATTAAAAAGGGAGGCAATATGGATTGGATAGATTATTATTATTTATTATTAAAGTACGATGGTAATTTAGAAAATGTATCAAAGGAAGAGTTAGAGTGGGCTAGGGAAGGAAATTCGAATAATCCAGTTGATGCATTGAATTTAGCTAAAGAAAAGTATGAATTATATAAGAAAAATAAAAAAGAAGGTAATAGGAATGAGTTATGAAATTGTAAAAAGTATTAAAATAAGAGATGGTAAAGTATGGCTTAAATCAAGTGAAAGTAATATTTATCCGAAAATTTTTACGGAAAAAGAAATATCTTATTTAACTTCAATATTTCAAGAAAAAGGACAAGAAGCATTAGATATAGAGATATTAAAAGAATATGAGTCTGGTAATTTTCAAAATGGTGGTGGGGTAAATAAATATATTAAGGCTCTTATAATTTTATTACATTTACCTGAATATCGAAAGTTTAATTGGAGGATTAATTTTAGTGAAGCTGAAAAGAATAAGCAAGAAAAACAAGATGAATTTATAGAATTGTTAAAAAAAGCTTTAAAAAGTGAATTTCCTAAGGATAAATTTGTTTTATGTAAATTATATGAAGGTACTAAAGTATATTGTAAAAAGATTACAAGTCGTGCAATATATTGGACTTATGATAAAATTGAAGCTAAGATTTGGAATTATAGAGAAGATGTAGAAGATATAAAAAATCGTTGTGTATTAGGTAAGAGTTTTCAAATAGAAAATTTAGCAGTAGTTAAAGATATAAAAGAAAATGCAAAATAGATAACTATTAATTTCTGAAGAGATTTTGTTATAATAATAATGGAAGGGAAAAATGGAAAAAGAAAATAAAAAAAATAAAAAAGAAGGCGATAATATGAAAATAAAACAAGTAATAAAATATAAAGATGGGAATGAAAGATGTAAATGCGGTGGAGAAATAATGTATGATGGTAAAGTAAAATATGAAATACCTGTTGGCTTTGGAGATTTATCTCAAGTTAGCAATAAAAATGGTTTTGGAATTAGTAAAATAAAATATATTGGTTGGTTAGGTAATTGTTTAGATTGTAGAGAAAGAATTCTTGCATATAAAACGAAGAAAGTAGTTCATTATAAAGTATAAGGAGGTGGTTAATTATGAAAAAATTAGTTTTAGAAGTAAATAATAATATAGACGATAAAACTTCAGTTACAAAATTAGGTAATAAGATTTGTTTGTCGACTCCTCCGATTGATCAAGATTATTGGAAGTATAGGGTTAAGCTTTTTAAAGATCAAGCAATAATTGGTTTCCCTAAATTTTTTACAATAGGGATTGGATTTGCAATAGAAGATAATTGGAATACTAATTTGCCATACGAATGCGATGCAGAACAAATTTATGAGCATATTAAATGTAATAAAAAATATAAGGAGATAACTAAAGAGCAATGTATTGAGGCAATAAAGATGATTCAAGAAGCAGTTAGAAAGGAAGAAAGTAAATTAAATATGAATTAAAAAAATGGAGATGATAATATGAAGTATTTTACATTTCAAATATGTAAAGAAACGATTGGGTTTTTGAAAGGGTTTCTTGTATTTGGTATTATATATATTCGTAGAGGTAAAGGGTTTAATTTAAAGATAATTGAATGGTCTACTGTATTTAGAATGTTTAATTTATATAGTATGTATAGGTTTAAAGAGAAGAACGAAAAGATATCTAGATTAGCTATAACATTATTTGGTTTTAGGATAATAGATTATATAAAAAGAGAGGAATAAATGATATTAGATGCTGATAAAATAGATAGATGTAGTTTTTGTAATAGAGAATTTCCTTTATATAAATTAGTAGTATTTTTTAATATCGATGTTAATTTTTGTGACGAATGTAAGGTTAAATATAGTTTAGATTTTAATGAATATCATATAAAAGAGAAATACGAGCAGATCGTGTTAAAAAAAGCTGATGGTTTAGAATATAATAATAATAGGGATAACGATTCAGAAACGAAGCAGATATAACTGCTTTGGTTGTAAAAAATGTATTTAAAGGAGAAATATGAATAAAGTTAAATGTCCTAATTGTAATAGTGATAGATTGTATTTAATTGAAAAGAAACAAATAGATTTATATGAGGAATATTTTATATATTGTTGTAAAGATTGTGATATAAAATATACTAAGGCAGTAAATATAAATAATAAAGTAAAAGGATATTTAGATGAATAAGATTGTAGTATTTACTTTAGATCAGTCTCAACAAGGATTAATTAATAAATATTGTTTTGATAAATGTGGTAAAATAATTGTTGATAATCCGATTTTTAAAGAATTTGGGATAACATTTTCTTGTAATGAATTTGATTGTAAATATTCTTTATGTGAAGCAGAGATTGGGGAGTTTTATATAGATGAAAATACTATTGCAGTAATTTGTATTAGAAAATTAAAGGAGGAATAGATGGAATTTAAAAAGGTAAAAAGAAAGAGAAAAAGGAAGCAAGATTTAGAAGCTGAAAGATTTATTCAAATTGTTAAGATATTGGTATTATTTATAATTATATTAATTTTATTAGTTTTTTTTATGTAAAATTAAAGGGAAAGAATTTGATATTTTATTAAAGTTATATGAAATAAAATAGATGAAGTAAAGATTAAGCATAAAAATGATATTATTGCTAAGAAATTATAGTAATAAAAAAGTAATGAAAAAATAAAAATAGGTAATGAAAGAATTTAAAAAAAGGAGGGTTAAAATGAATGTTAAAGTAAATACAAAATTGATAGAAAAATATTTAAAGGAATTGGAGTTAACAAAGAAAAAACAAAAAGATAAGGATATAATAAAAATGCTTTTAGAGAAAGGATTGTCAAGAAGAGAAATTTATTATTGTTTTCCGCCAAGTAAGAGTATTAATTCTATAAATAGTTCTATCGCTCAAGCTAAGGCGGAAATAGAGAGGGAGAATTTTTATAAAAAGAATAAACATTTATATATGGGAAGAAAAAATAAATAGAGTTATTAAAGGATATTTTAAAATGATATATAATGATTTAGATTTGAAAAATTGGAGAAAATACAAGAATGATATAACTACAGATGCTATATGGATATCTAATAGTTCTGATAAGTGGAAAATACCTAAAAGAGATATATTTAATGATATAAAAAGCAAAGAATTTCATGGAATTTTTATTCCTGAAATAGTATACCAGATGGTGTTAAGGTATACAAAAAAGGGCGAAACTGTTTGGGATTGTTTTGCAGGAAGTGGAACAACTATTGATGTTTGTAAAAAATTAAATAGAAAAGTGATTGCTAACGATATTTATTCAAAAAGAAATGATATTATTATAGCCGATTCAAGAAGTTTTGATCCAAAACAAAATGTTCAATTAGTTTTTATGCACCCGCCGTATTTTAATATAATAAAATTTACAGATAAAAAGGAAGATTTAAGTAATATTTCAGAATTGCAAGAATTTTTAATAGAGTTTGAGAAAGTTGTAGCAAATGTTACTAATTATTTAGATAATGAAAGATTTTTAATATTAGTTTGTGGTCATATTTATTATAAAAATGAACATATACCTTTAGGTTTTCATTGTATGGAAATTATAAGAAAATATGGTTATAAATGTAAAGGTATAATAACTAAGGATTATGGAGAAACAAAAGAAGGACATAAAAATGAAAGTAATTTGCAGTATTATAGAATGCTTAAAAATGGGTTGTGGAAATTTCCGGGAGATAATATATTTATAATGAAAAAAGGAAATTAGAATGAATGTTAAAATAAATAAAAATTTAATTAAGAAATATTTGGATGAAGTAGCAAATAAAAAACAAAATGATAAAGAAGTAATAAAAATGCTTTTAAAGAAAGGGTTAACTAGAAGAGAGATTTATTATTGTTTTCCACCAAATAAGAGTGTTAGTTCAATAAATTCTGCGATTGCATTTGCAAAGGCTGAGATAGAAAGAGAGCAATTTTATAGAAAGAACAAATGTTTGTATAAGGGAGGGAAATAAATGGATAAGATGGATAATCGTCAGAAAATACGATATTATCAAAGAATTATAAATAGGTTACGATCTGAGGAAGAAAAAATTGGATTTTTGGATATTGAATCTAGTAATATTCATGCTGATTTTGGCATTGTTTATACGTATTGTATATTACCTTTAGATAATGATAAGATTATTAAAAGGCATGTAACAGTAGAAGATTTGACTAAAGGTTATCAGGATAAGAGGTTATTGCAACAATTTGTTAAGGATATTAAAAAGTTTGATAGAATTATAGTTCAATATGGAAGTGATGGGAAGTTTGATATACCATTTTTAAGAACTAGATGTGTAAAATGGGGAATACATTTTCCTGAGTATGGATTTCACTATATTACAGATACTTATAATATTCTTAAAGCAAAGTTTAGACTTCATAGTAATAGGTTGGAGGCAGCTTGTAAACTATTTAATATACCCGCTAAAAAGCATAAGTTAGATCCTACGATTTGGAGTGAGATGATTAGTTGTAATAAAAGTAGAATTAAAAAAGCGATAAAATATATTTTGCAACATAATGTTGAAGATGTTTATTCATTAAGAGCGTTGTATAAGAAAATATGGAAATATGCAAGGAATCCAAAAAGAAGTATATGAGGAGGTATTTATGAAAGATTGTATTGGAATAAATAAAAGTGGAAAGGTGATAGATTGTAAATCATTTGTTAATTTAGGAGAATTATCTCCTGATGCTACTCCTTTTTATTGTATAAAATATGGTAAATTTCTAAGAAATGGAAGATTAAAAGAGTGCAAGAAAATAGAGAGAAAATGGAATAAAAAATTTGTTAAGTTTATAGAGGGAGGCAAGTATGAGCGAATATACCCATCATTATAAAGAATATACCCATCATTATAAAGCAGGTTGTGGACTTAAACTTATTATTATAGATAGTAAAGAAGGATTATTTATAAAAGTTGGGAAGTCGGGAGAGTGTAATAGTATAATGTGGGAAGTTATATCAAAGTTATTAAATGAGATAGATAGAGAAAAAGCGATAAAGATAATGGAGCATTATATTTGTGAAAAAGCGATACCGGGAAATAGAAGTTGTTTTGATAGTATTGCAAAGTTTTTAAAAAAGCGAGGCGAAAAATGAAAACATTAGAAATACTTGAATTTGAACGCTTAAAAAGATTAAATTGGTTAGATAACTACCGAAGCGAAGAAAAACAATCTTATGTTTGGAAATTTTATCAGATAGTTAAGGAAGAATTAAAAGACATACAATTGGCAATTGAAATTTTAAAAAGGGAGAGTGAAAAAATGAATATAAAAGAAAAAGAAATTATTATTAAAATACAAACTAACAAAATGCCTATATGGATGAGTGGAAAAGTAGATGATATCGAATTAGAAAATTTGATAAAAGTTTTAAAAACTATGCAGAGTAATAGAATAGAGCAAAAAAACCAAAGGATAAAAATAAAAGAAGACGAGGAAGGAAAAGGTAAGAAAATAAAGGTAAAGGAGGGATGGCAATGAGTGGAGGAAGTTTTAATTATGAATGTTTTAAAATCAGAAATTTATTGTGGTCGCATAGATGCAAAATATAAAGAACTTGATGAACTTATAAATGATTTGTCGAATGTGTTACACGATTTGGAATGGTGGAAAAGTGGTGATATAACAGAAGAGAGTTTTGAAAAATCCTGGAATGCATTCAAAGAAAAGTGGTTTGGTAAAGATTATGTCTTTGGTTACAATAAAGCAATAGACGACGTTAGGAAGAATATAGAAAAAGTATTACCATTTAAGATGAAGAAAGGGAAATAGAAATAAATTGTGGTGGTTATTATATTGTTATGCCATTACGGAAAATTATTTAAGTTGATGCAAATGTCTTTAGAAAGAGAAGAGAGGTGATAAAGATGAAAAAGAAAATACAAATAGAACCGATGGTTTTAATAGGAAAAATTGATAATGGTTGGATAGTTCAATATCAAACAGACTATGGTCTTTGTCAAGAAGCAGTTGTTTTAAATGATAATACTCAACCTGGGGATAAAGATTGGGCTGAGAAATTGAGAACTTTATTATATTTAGTTAGAGAAGGTTTATGTGAATATTATAGTAAGCATCACGAATATGAAGTATCTATAGACGTGTATAAAGATGGAAAAATTGTAGAATTAGATGTGATTAAAATGTATAAAAATGGAGGCATAAAATAAAAAACTTAACTAGTAAGAAATATTTAGATTTTATAAATAGTTGTGCGATGAATATTATGTATTGTAAAAAATGTGGAAGATTTATAAAAACTATTAGTACACCTAATTTTTATAGTTGTATAGAAAGTATTTGTAGAAATTGTTTGCAAAAAGCTTATTTAAGATTAAAAAGTTATGATAAAAAAGAAGCTAAGAAATTTTTTGATAAATTTTTAAAATAGTGAGGTGATGAAAAATGAAAATATATTGTGCTCATCCAATATGTGGATTACAAGCAGAAGAAATAATAAAATATTATGATGAAGTTGTTGAAAGATTAAGTGATTTTGGTTATGAAGTTTTTCATCCAATAGTAGAAAAAGGTTATATGAGAAATGAAGTGAAATTTAAAGCTGAAGGTTTTGGCGATCCAGTATCGACAAATCACGCTATTTCAGAACGCGATAAATGGATGGTTATGAATTGCGATATTCTTTTTTTAAATTTATTAGGAACTAAAACAATTTCTATAGGATGTGTAATGGAATTGGCTTGGGCGCAGATTTTAAATAAGCATACAATTGTTGTAATGGAGAAAGATAATATACATAGACACGCATTTGTGTTAGAAGCAGCAGATGTTGTATTTGAAGATTATGATGATGCAATAGAATATTTAGGAAAGTTAATAAAAAGGAAAATATAAGAATGGTAGTTTAATAATAAGGAAGGTGAAAAAATGAAAACAGATAAAATTGTAAGAGTGGTAGATGAAATAGATAGATGTAGAGAGGAACAAATAGAAGTGTTAAATAGAATATGTGATAACATTTATAAACTAATAGATGATTTATTAGCATTATCAAAATTGATAAGAGAAGAGATATTAGAAAAAAATAAAAAGGAGGATAAAAAATGTTAATTCGTAAATGTAGTAAATGTAATAAATTTTTAGGATTAAAATTATATGTAAAGGAAGGATTAGGGGGTTTAATTAGGAATATATTAGATTGGAAAATAACAGCAGGATTGTGTGAAAAATGTTTAAAAAAATATAAAAGAATAAAGATAAGATAAAGAGGTGATAGGAATGAATAAAATGTTTATAACTTTAATCATTATAATTATAGTTATATTTATTATATTTTTAGAAATGATAAATAGTAGATATAAACATTAGGGAGGAAATATATATGAAAAAAATGAAAAAGGTTGTTAAGCAGAATAAGTCGAAAAAGAAGGATAATAATTTTGATAAACCGATAAGTCAAAAAGAAGTGCAAGATGTAAAAAAAATAATTTATTATTTAACGATGTTTTGTTTGTTTAGTTCTAATACTAATATAAATTTTAGGATTTCTGAATTTATAGAATTTTTTGAATATATTATCGAGGAATTAAAATCTTTAATGGTAAAAAGTTCAAATCAGGCGAAATTTATTGAATATTTTAAAATTTGTTCAGATAAATTAAAAGATTTATATAAGGAGAATTGATAGATTTATGACCTATATTAATAAATTAATAAAATTATTTTTGGTATTGCAGATTATATTATTTTTACGATTTTTATTGATTAAAATGACGCAGATCGGTTATATTCTAGCTTATATATATGAGGGGTATTGTAATGACAAAACCTTTGTTTTTATATTCTGATTTTGATTTTATTTATAGTAATATTCCTGAAAAACGCTTAGAATTGATGAAACGTCATTTTGTAAAGTGTTTAGATGCAATGATAGATTGGGAAAGAAAAACAGCGATTTCTCAGGGAATTAAACCTTTATTTACAGATGAAAGAAGAAAAGAAGTTTTAGGATATGTTGAAAAGATTAAGGATTTTTATCAATTAGAAGCTTTGAAAAAGATAATATTCGATGAGAATTTGTTACCTGATTCATTTGAAGATATAGAAAAAGGAGCAGAATTTTTAAGACTTCGTAGAGATGAAATAATTTAATTAAAAAGAAGAAAAGATATAGATTGGATAAAAAATTGTAAATATTTGGGATATTAAACTAAAAGTAAAAATAACTAATAGTAATTAAAAAATTATAGAAAATAGACGAAGCAAGGAGGAATAGATGTGGTTAACTAAAGCATTTGAAGGTTTAAAGAAAATTGAACTTCAAAAACAATCTCAAGAAAAGGTTAAACCTAAATATCGAGAGTTATTAAAAAAACCTCCCAAAATAGAATATCCTTCTAATATACCTGTAATTACAGATACTGCTAAAATGTTATTAGATAAGATTAGAAAAGGAATGGATAATATAAAAAAGATAGAGATGGCAGCAGAAGAATTAAAAAGAGTTGAGTTGGAAAAAGCAGGGTATAAAGCTGAGCAAGAAGCAGTAGATAAAGCAGTAGAGGAATTATTTAATTATCTTAAGTCAGTAGAACCTCATGCGATGTTAGTAGAAGATAAGATATTAACTATTTTAGATTTAGTTGAGCAAGTACCTATTAAATATACTACTGGGGAAAAGTTAAAAAAATTGTTAGAGAGATATGGTAAGGAGGCGGAGGAATTTTTGCGTAGGAGCGAAGCTCAATTAGGAAAAAAAGAAGAAATGGTGAAAGAGCTTTTGTTAATAGAAGCACCAAAACATATAAAGGAATCAAAATATAAATTAATTACTGCTTCGTTAATAGATAAAATTAAATCTGTATTTAAAGGGATAGTTGATTGGCTTAAGGGATTACCAAGAATGTTTGTGCGTTTTGAAGAAGAATTGAATGAAATTATTCAAGAAATATCTGAGCAAAAAGTAGAAGCAAATTTAAGGAGGTATAAAAATATGTATTGGTTAAAATCTTCGTTAAATAGAAAAGCACGGGAAGAATTAATTAATGATGAAAATGTAACAGGAGATAAGTCTAATATATGGGGAGATGCTAAGGGTATATATGGAGATGCTTCAAATATAAAAGGAGATGTTTCATATCTAAGAGGAGATGTATCTAATATAAAAGGTGATGTTTCACAAATAGAAAATCGTATTCCGTCTATAAGAGGAGATGTTTCTGATATAGAAGGAGATGTATCTAATATAAAAGGATATGTATCTAATATAAAAGGAAATGTTTCTAATATAACTGGAGATGTTTCTGATATAGAAGGAGATGTATCTAATATAGAAGGATATGTATCTAATATAAAAGGTTTTGTTTCTAATATAGACGGAGATGTATCAAATATAGAAGGAGATGTATCAAATATAGAAGGTTATGTTTCTAATATAGAAGGAGATGTTTCTAATATAGACGGAGATGTATCTAATATAAGAGGTGATGTAACAAATATAGCAGGAGATGTAACAGATTTAGAAGGTAATATTGAAGATTTATTAAAAGAACATCCTGATAGGTTAAAAAGAATAGCAAGCTTAAAATCTTCATTAAGAATAAAATCACAAGAAAGAAGATTGATGCATGATGGAGGAGTAAGAGGAGATAAATCTAAAATATGGGGTGATGCTA